GGGCGGCCACGGCGGCGCGGTTCTCCCGCTCGGCCCGGAAGGACACCCCGAGGAAGCCCCCGTCGTCCCCGAGCTCGGGCCGGAGACGGTAGGCGATCGGAGCGTCGAGGTCCTCTCCGGCGGGCGCGGGCGGAGGGGCGGCGACGACCCTCGTCCTCGGCAGGAGCGCGAGCTTCTCCGGCGCCTCGCGGACGACCCGGAGGACCGTCGCGAGATTCTCGTCCCGACGCGCCTCGAGAACCTCGGCAGCCTTCCGAGCGGCCATGCCCATATCGTGAAGCCGTCCCGCGACCGCCCAACTAGCGCACGTCTCGGCCTTCCGGCAAAGGAGGGACGAGACCGCGCGGAAGTCGGCCGGCGTCACCCCGGCAATGCGGACGGCACGGGCGACGGCGGCGTTGTAGGCGGCCGGCGTTGCGTGGGCCCCGACGAGGGCGTCGGCGATCTGCCGATGAGCGTCCGAGGCGGTCTCGAGCGCCACTCCAAGAGCGTCGGCGGCCTCGAGCTCGCCTCCGTCCTCGGCCTTCTCCTCGCCCTCGGGCGCCGGCGATCCGGAGGGCCCGCCGTCCGGGTCGTCGTCCCCGTCCTCGTCGGCGGTCTCGAGCTCGGGCGCCGGAGCGGCGAGGATCGCCTCCCGCTCGGCCCGCTCGAGGGCATAGGAGACGTTGATGGTTTCGTAGAAGTCAACGTCGAAGTAATCGGTCGAGGAATCCGAAGCGTCCCGATTGTAGGCGCGGACGATCTTCTTCATGGTCTCGAGCGCGGCCTGGGCGGTCGCGGTGTACCGCGGCGGAAGGTCGAAGGCGTGCTTGTAGGGGTCCGCGGCGGACGCGCGGACGTGGGCGGGGTTCATCGCTCCGCCGGCGATCTCGACGATCTTCGCGCGGAGGGCGCAGCCCCCCGAGAACCGCTCGATCTGCACGGAGACCTTCATCGCGGGGAGCTCGCCGGACTTGATCGCGGCGGCGATGTCCTTCCGGACGTCCTTCGCGATGTCCTTCACGTCCCGCCCCGCCTCGTACTTGCTGCCCCGAAACTCGTCTCGTCCCGTCATCGTTGCCTCCCTTCTGATTCTGTTATCGCATACCACGGGAGACCGCGCAAGGGAAAAACGACATCGCCCCGAAAAAAGATCCCGGGAGCGATCTCCCCTACCCATCGCAACCCGCGAGGCGGACGAGAAGAAGAAAGACGGCGAAGGCAAGGAAGCCCCCAACGACGGACGGGACAAGCTCGAGGATCGCCCAGTCGAGGGCCCGCTCGGTCAACGTGCGACGGTCTACCGGCTCGCGAGTCATCGGGACCTCCCTCCATGGACACCGGCCGGATGGGCAGAGCTCGGGACGGCGAAGCGCCATTGACGCCGGACGCACCGACCTTGACCGCCGAAGAGCTCGCCCGGTCCGAAGGAGTCGGCGGCGTCCTCCCGGCTCGGTTGTCGGACCTGGAAGACCCGCTTCGAGGCGGAGACGGCGCCCTCGCGGGCGAGGGTGAGGGCGCGGCGGCGGACCGTTTCGAGGACGACCCGAACGCCCCGAGCTCGGACGAGGGCGGCGAGGGTCTCGGTCGTGAGCCCGAGGGCGACGTCCGGCCCGCCGAAGCCGGTCCGGTCCTCGAGGACTCCGAGGATCGCCCCGTCGACGCGGGTCCGCTTCCGGGCCTTCTGCGGCGGAGCCAGGACCTCGAGGACGAGCTCCTCGGCCGACCGGTCCCGGACCGCCGAGGGCGCGAGACGACGGAGCTCCGCCTCGACGAGCCCGAGGGCGGCGTCGAGACCTGGGAGCGGGTCGCGAAGCCGGCGGGCGGTGATCGCCCGGTGAACCCTCGCAAGGGCGAGGAGGGCCCCAGAAGGTCGCCGGCGCCCCGTCAACGTCTCCCCCTCTCGGCGAGCCCGTGAGTCCGAAGGACCTCGTCGAGGGCGCCCTGGACGGCGTCGACGGCGTCAAGGAGCTCCTCGTCCCGGACGTCGCCCTTCTCGACGGTGTCGAGAAGCTCCTCGAGGAAGTCGGCGGACGACTCGAGAACCCATCCCCCCGCGGCAACGTGGCGGTCGAGCGGCGGGCGGCCGGAGGCGAGGGCCTCGAGGATGCACCGCGACTCCCCCGGGAGGTTCGCGAAGTCGTCGGCAAGCTCGAGGAGGGCGGCGAGGTTCATCGCCTTCGTTACTGCTCGGGCAGCTAGGCGGCGAGCTCGGCGACGGCGGCCTCGACCTCGGCGTCGGCCTGGGCGGCGTCGGGACCGGCGGCGGAGTCGTCGCAAGCGGTCGCGGGAGCGTAGTCACCGGAGAGGACCGTCTCCCAGCGGGGAGGGAGGACGAAGCCCCCGAGCTCCTCGAGCTTCGCCTGGATCGCGCGGAGCGTCCGGCCCTTCTCGACGGCCTGATCCCAGGACTTCGCCGGCCGGAGGGAGTGCTGGATCTTCTCCTCGGTCGCGGCCCAGCGGTCGAACTGCTCGGGGTTCGCCGAGGCGGCGACGAGGAGGTCCTCCTCGCTCGAGAAGATGCAGCAAAGGCAGGAGAGCCGGCGGGAGCCGAGGTCGTAAGCGTAGTGATACTCGATCCCGGAGGCGAGGATGTCGCGCCAAACGTCGACCTCGGTCCAAGCGTGGATCGGGAGCCAGGTGTCGATGTGGACGTTCGCGTTGGAGCGCCGGACCTCGAAGGTCGGCCGGTCGCGGCGGGCGTCCGACTCCTCGGCGCGGATTCCCTGGACGTCGAGGATACGGCAAGGGCGGGACTCGCCGGTCGCCTTCTTCCACTCCCGGGCGAGGGCGGTGAAGACAACCTGGATCGGGGCGGTCTTGAACTCGCCGGTGCAGTAGCGGACCGAAGGAGACATCCATCCCCCGATCTTCCCCTCGGACGCCATCGCGAGGGCCCGCCGCTCGGCGAAGTCGAGGAGGTCGCCGAAGACCTCGCCGGCCTTGTACTGCTTCCCGTCCTTCGAGGCGACCTTGCCGATCCGGGAGGTCTGGATGAACCGGCCGATCCCGTTCGCGGTCATCTGTCGCTCGGCGACGAGGTGAGCGTCCGGCCACTCGACAACCTTCCCGAGGTCCGAGTGAATCGCGACGACGCGCCCGAGGACTCCCTCGGCCTTCGCTCGCTCGGCGGTGACGCGGGCGGCGGTCTGAGAGTCCTTCCCGCCGGAGGTCGACACGACGATCACGTCATAGTCGGCGAGGGAAGCGGGGCCAGCGGCGAGCTCGGGGGTCCGGGTCGTCGTCTCGGTCATCGTGTCCTCCGTCCTCATGCTTCTTTTATACGGTCTCTCCGGAGATAGCGCAAGAGAAAAACGACACGGCGGCGAAAAAAGATCGCCCGAAGAGATCGCCCCGGACGCGGACGTCACGATTCCCAGTGTTTTATCGGGTAAAGTCGACCTCGGGCGGGAGCGATCTCTTCGGTCGTTTTCAGTGACGCGGGCGCCGAAGTCCGGGGATCTCGAGCTGCTCCCCGAGCTCGGAGCGACGCCTCGAGGACTTCCCCGGCGTCCAAGCCTCGAAGAGGATCGCGACGGACGGGAAGCCGGCAACGTCCCCGGGCTCGCCGGTCGGCTTGATGTGCCGGACGCGCCCCCGGAGGAAGTCGACGGCGCGGGTCGGGTAACGGAGACGGAGGACCCCGTCTTCGGACGTCCTGGCCTGGACGTAGCGGGCCCACCACCGTTTCCCGACCTTCGCGGGGAGGAGGGCGACGACGAGCTCGGCCCGGCCGGAGAGGACCTCGCGGACCGCCTTCGCGACCCAGAGCTCCTCGACGACCCCATAGGGCGGATTGACCCAGACCCGCCCCCGCCACGGGAGGGCGAGTCCGTCGTCCTCGACAGTGTAGTAGGTCGGGCAGACGTGGAGCTCGGCGGAGGCGGCGGCGTCGAGGTCGAAGGCTCCCCCGGCCCATCGGTCGGCGTAGACGCGGACGAGCTCCGGCGGCGTCCCCCATTCGACCGTCGCGGACGGGAGGAGGAGCGGCCCTCCCCGGCGGGAGGCGCCCTCGAGGAGCTCGCCGGCGGCCGGCGGGGTAGGTCGGGGCGGGGAAGCCCTCGGCGCCGTCTCGAAGCCGGAGAAGAGGGCGAGCTGGGGCTCGAGGTCGTCGTCGAATCTCATGGGCCCTCGAGGGAGCCTACCAGGGCGGCGGCGAGGACGTCGAAGGGGACACGAGCTCGGACGCGGGCGGCGACGCGGGTCGCCTCGGCGCCGAGGACCGGGGAGCCCGTCGAAACCCAGCGGCGGTCGGCCCCCCCGTGGACGACCCCGGCTCCCCAGCGGGTCGCCTCGCGGACGGCCTCGAGCTTCTTCCCCGGCGAGGCGAGAACCCAGACCCGGGAGAGGGCGAGGAGGGCCCGCGCCTTCGGAGCGGGGTTCGGCCATGCCTTCGTCACGCGGTAGAGGGCGAGGCGAGGCTCGACGACGGCAGCCCGCGCCCCGGGCGGAGCTCCGACCGTCCGACCGAGGACGCGGACGAGGACCCCGGCCGTCGGATGAGGGACGGCCTTCGCCCAGACCTCGGCGACGTCGACGAGGGCGAGCTCGAGCTCGCGGTCGAGCCCGGCAAGGAAGGCAAGGGCGATCATCGGGACGGGGTTCCCGTCGGTCCAGGCAGCCTCGAGCGGGGTCCTCCGCCGGAGTCCGCGGTCGAGGCGGAGCCAGCCCTCGACCTCCCAGGCGAGCTCGGGCCCGCCGAGGACGCGGAGCGGCCCGTCGAGGGCGCCGAGGCGACGGAGGGCGTCGAGGGCCTCGGCGGTCATCGCGACCACACCGGAGAGCCGGCGGCAGCCTCGACGACTCCGCGGTCGAGGGTCTCGACGCGCGGGACGATCCCGACCTCCTTCGTCCAGCGGAAGGCGAGGCGAAGCCCTGGAGAGACGACGCGGGCGAGCCAAAGGGCGAGCGGCGGCCGGACGACGGCGAGGGTGACGGAGGCGGGGAGCTTCCGTCCGAGGGAGCGGCGGCCGACCGACCAAAGGACGGACGTCTCGGTCCGCCAGATCGCCCCCTCCCCTCCCCAAGCGGTCGCGCGGTCGACCACCCCTTCCTCGAGGGTCGCGACGAGAAGGGCGAAGCCGTCCTCCGGCCGGAGCCTCCGGCCGAGGAAGCCGTCCTCTCCGACGGCGACGAGGGAGAGCGCCGGCTCCTCGGTCGCCAGGATGAGGAGCTCCGCCCCGAGGCGGTAGGCGGCGACAACCTCGGGCGCAAGCTCGCCCTCGAGGGCAAGCTCCTCGAGGAGGAGCTCGAGCTCCGTCGGTCGCCGGTCCGTCATGCGTCGCCCCCTCCGCCGAGCCGCCAGACGGCGTCGATCGGGGCGAGGAGTCCGTGAAGCTCGGCGACGACCTCGTCGAAGCGGGAAGACCTCCTCCGCGTGAGTCCCTCGAGGGTCTCGACGAAGCCGAGGATCTGGCGAGCCTCGACGATCGTCTCGGGGCGACGTAGGCGGGCGACCTTCTTCTCGAGGCTCCCGACGAACCATCCGGACGCGCCCCCGGCGGCGGCCTCGCGACAGAGCTCGGCGAGGAGCTCGCCGGCGTCCTCGAAGACGGTCGGCACTAGACGACCTCCCCTCCGAGTCCGGCGATCGAGGCGGCGGCGTCGGCGGCCCGCTCGAGGCGGACGAGGAGGTCGCGGATCTCCTCGGGGAGCTCGACCCCGCGGTCGGGGAGGGACCGGAGGAGGACGGAAGTCCAGCGGGCGTGCCGGACGAGCTGGGAGCCGGTCGGCCGGAGGCAGACCCCGAAGCGGTGACCGGGGACGTGACGCGGGACGAAGAGGACCCGCTCCCCAGGAATCGCGAGACGGACGTCTCCCCCGCCCCCCCGCTCCGGCGGCCGGCGTCGGACCCCGTCGAGGTGATCGAGGAGCTCGAGGAGCCGGAGCCGTTCGTCCGGCCAGAGCTCCGGGTCGGCGGGCGGGAGGAGGAGCCAGGCGACGGCCCGACGGAGCCCCCCGTCGATGTCCTCCCGCAAGGTCACGAGTCGAGCTTCTTCTTCGGCCTCCCCCGACGGCGCGGCGCCCCCTCCTCGGCGGCGGCCTTCCGCTCGGCGGCCTTCGCAGCCCTGGCGGCGCGCATCATGGCGGCGTGCTCGTCCGGGTAGGCGGCGGCGGCCCGCTCGAGCTGGGAGTGTAGATCCCCGACTCCGGCGGCGTGGTCGAGGACGAGCCGAATCCAGGTGATCAAGGGCATCCCTTGGCGGGCGGCGGAGTCGCGCCAGGCGGCGAGCTCCTCCTCGTTCGCCTTGATCGAGGTGCTTTCGTTGTAGAGTCCCATCGTTCCCTCTCCTCTCGTTACTGCTCGAAGCCGTTGAAGCCCTCGGTCCCGACCCCCTCGGCGGCCGGACTCGCCCGAGCCCTCGTCCCGACGGCCTGGGCGCCTCGAAGAGCCTCGAGGTCCTCGCCGGCGACCGCGAGGTCGTCCTCGAGCTCCGCCCCTTCTCGGGCGTCCTGGGCGTCGGCGGCGACGTCCGCCTCGAGGTCCTCGCCGGCGGCCTCGGTCTCGGTCTCGGCGACGTCCGCCTCGAGGTCCTCGCCGGCGCCGGCGGGCGCCTCGGCGAAGAGGTTGCCCTGGCGAGGGTCGGCCGGCTCGACCGGCGCGGCCGGCTCGAAGACAACGACCCGGCGGAGCTCCTCGAGGGAGAGCCTCGCCGGCGGCGGGGTCGGCTCGGCGGCGGGGAGCTCGATCGCCCTCGAGGCGACGAGCTTCCGGGTCGACTTCGAGAGCCCCTTCTCCCAGCGGGTCTTCGGGGAGGTCGGGGCGACGTCGGTCCGCTCCCGGCCCTCGCGAGACCACGACCCGCCGGCGGAGCGGGCGGTCGGCGTCCAGCCCGCGGCAACGAGGGAGTGACCGCTCTCCTCGTCGAGGGTGTAGGTAACGAGGAGCTTGTAGCCGAGCTCGCGGGTCTTCTTCGCGGCGGCGGCGTAGAGCTTCGAGACCGCGTTTCGGCGGAGCTCCCGGTGACCCCAGACCGCGACGCGCGTCACTTCGAGGGCGTCCGGGTTCGCCTCGGCGAAGACCCTCGAGACCGGGCGGCCGACGACGGCGACCCCGACCTTGACGCTCCCGTTGTAGACCGCGACCGAGAACTTGTGCCCCTGGGGGGCGGGATGGTGCGAATGGTGCGCGGCGACGTCGGAGAAGACCTCGTCCCGCCAGCCCTTCGGGGAGGCGGCCCGCTTGTGCCCCTTGCCGTCGGAGCCGGCGGGGACCGCGGGGTCGCGGACGACGAGCCTCGCGACGACGGTCCCGTCGCCCTCGCCGATGACCTCGAGGACCTCGGAGCTCGGGTCGATGATCGCGGCGACAACCTCGACGGGGAGCCCGTAGGCGTCGGCGTAGCCGTACCACTCGACGGCCTCGGCCTGGGCGGCGCAGCAAGGGCGCCAGGTCAAGAACCGCTCGCCATTCGCGCGGTCGACGCGGAGGTCGCATCCGAAGATCGCGTCCCCGTCGTCGTAGAGCCACTCGGTCCCGCAGTGCGGGCAAGTCCGGGCGTCGTCGTCGGCGGCGAAGACATCGGCGACCATCGCGGCGATCTCGTCTCGGGTCATCTTGCGAGCGGTGTCCATGCCTTCTTTATACGGTCCCCGAGGGGACCTTTCAAGCGAAAAACGACATCGGTCGCCGAGGGAGATCTCCTCGCCGGTCATGCCGTCCTCCGGGAGGAGGAGCGGGCGCCCTCGAGGACGAGCTCCGCGGCGGCGACCCAGTCCGCGGGCGAGGGCCTCGAGCCGGCGGCCTCGCGGGCGGCGGCGTTGAAGTCGGTCCGGGTCCAGCCGAGGGCGGCGGCGGCGTCCTGGGCGGCCCGGTAGGCGGCCCGGAGCCCGGCGACGTCCTGGGCGTCCGCGTCGGCCTCGAAGTCCTGGGCGGCGTCCTGGGCAACCGGCGCGGCGGCCGGCGAGAAGACCGCCCGGACCGCGGTCCGCTTCCGCCAGGTGACCGTCCGCTTCTCGGCGGCGGCGGCGTAGAGCTCGTCGAGGATCGAGACGACCCAGTCGCAGTCGATCGGGGCGTCGCCGTCCTCGTCCTCGCCGGTGAGCCAGGCGGAGGGCGAAGCGTAGCAGGCGGCGCGGTCGGAGCGGGTCACCGTCCGGAAGGCGGCGACGCGGTCGAGGAGCTCCTTCCGGGCGGAGCGGGTCACGAGCCACTCGTCGACGTTCTCGAGGATCGAGTCGGAGTAATCGAGCTCGCCCTCGACCCCCTCGCCCCAGAGCTCACCGCGGACGGCCTCGAGGGCGGCGTCGTGGGCGGCGGTGAGGGCGCGGGGTCCGCCTCCCGGGCCGTTCGTCCGACCGACGAGGGAGGTGATCGCGACCGAGTCGCAGAAGACCGCGGTCAAGGGCGAGGCGGCCCGGACGGCGGCGACGGCGGCCTCGAAGCGGGGCGACTTCGGCCCGAGCCCGAGGAGGTGAACCGCGGCCGGACGGACGGTCGAGAGGAGCTCGGCGAGCTCCTCGGCCGACGTCTCGTCCTTCATCATCGGGACGGCGACGACGAAGTCCTCGAAGCCGAGGATCTCGGCGGCCTTCCGGTTGAAGTCGACGAGGGAGAGGGCGCCCTTCTGATGCGCGACGAGGATGTTCGCGCCGAGGGCCCGGATCGTCCGGACGCGGTCGGCGAAGCGGGCGAGGCGGTCGAGGGTCTCGGCTTGATGGGCGACGCAGTCCGGGGCGACGGCGAAGAGCTGGGAGCCGAGGGAGCGGGCGAGCTCCTCGACGGCGTCGAGGCGGGCGGCGAAGTCCTCGTCGGAGATCGGCGCGGTGATCGTCGGGACGCCGGCGGGGAAGGTGACCTCGGAGAAGGCTCCGGAGTCCATGAAGACCTTCGTCCCGGAGCCGGCGAGTCCGGCGAGAACCTCGGCGGCGTCGAGGCGGAGCTCGACGATCGTCGCGCCGACGTTCATCCCGGCGTCGGAGAAGCCGAGGATCTCGCCCGGGTGATTCGAGCCGCTCGGGAAGTAGGTCACCGCGTCCGCCGTCCCGTTCATCGTGTCGTCCGTCCTCATGCTTCTTTTATACGGTCCCCACGGGGACCTAGCAAGAGAAAAACGACATCGCCCCGAAAAAAGATCCCGGGAAGCGATCTCCCCTGGGTGGGCGGTCGGCGTTGTTTTCCAGTGTTTTATCGGGGCAAGTCGACTTCGGGGCGGAGAGATCTCTTCCGGGCGGTTTCCGGACTCGAGGAAGCCCAGGCCGACGGTCAGGACGACGATCCGGCGGTCGCCCCGTAGGGCGTGCGGTCGGCGTTCCACGCCTCCCAGTCGGCGTCGGTGACCGACCGCCGACCGTTCGCCTCACGGCGGAGATAGTCCTCGAAGGGCTCGGGGTTCGCGAAGGGCCCGCGGTAGACCCAGAATTGCCAGAAGAGGTCGACGAGGGTCCGCGTCCAGAACTTCCCGACGAAGCGGTCCGTCCTCGAGAGCACCCGGAGCGGGGTGTAGCGTTGCGGGTAGACCTTGACCCCGAAGCGGCAGACCTCGCGCATCCGATAGTCAGCCTCCCTCGGGGTGTCCCGGAAGTTGAAGAGGGCGAGGACAAGCATATCCTCGGCCTTGACCCCGGCAGCGAGGAGGGTCTCGACCGCCCCTTGAAAACGCCCATCCTCCTCGATTCGGTCGAAGCCAATGCGAAGCCCCCGGTCGACGAAGCGGACGCGGGCGAGGAGCTCCGCGACCTCCGGCGTAACGTATTTGCAGTCGATCCCGGAGTCGATACAGATCGCCTTCCCCTCCCGATCGAGAACCTCGACGACGTTCCGAAGGTGCTCGGTCCCCCAGCTTGCGAGGTTGTTGTCGCCGAGCATGACGAAGGGACGCGGGACCGCGAGTTGACGCTCCCATCCGGGGACGATCCTCGGCTCCTTCTCGATCCGCCAGACGGCGCAGTATGGACAACGGTTCGGGCATCCCCGAGTTGTGAAAGCCCAGGTGTAATCGGCCCATTTCCCCTCGACTTGCCAGTCGATCTCGAGGTCCGGAAGAAGCTCGTCGAGCTCGCCAGAGACCCCGACGAAGACGTCCGCCCCGGTAGTCTTCTCGATCGCCTCGGGAACGAGGGAGGCGGCCGGTCCCCCGACGATGACCCTCGAGCTCGGCGCCATCGCGCGGGCGGCCTGGACCTCGGCGGAGAGGATCGGGAGGTCGTAGGTGAAGAGGGAGGAGACGAGGACGAGGTCCGCCGGCCGGCCGTCGAAGCTCCGCCCGAAGCGGACCTCGGAGCCGTTCTCGCGAAGGCGGCGGGCGAGCTTCGCAAGTCCGAGCGGGACATACTTCCGCCCCCAGGGAGGCTCGAGGAGGAAGACGGAGTCGGCGGCGTCCACGAGCTCGAGGAGCTCCCCCTCGGCGAGACGGGTCATCGGAGGACCTCCTCGAGTGCCCGACCGACGTTGTAGGTCACGGCGGGCGGGACGGCGGCGTCGAGCCAGCGGCGTTGACGGGTGAAGTCGCCGGCGAGGACGAAGTCGTCGGGGAAGCCGGCGAGGCGCTTCGCCTCGGCGAGGGCGACCCGCCCGAACCGGTGACGAAGCCCGCCCGGCCCCGTCGTCCGCTGGACCTCCGCCCCGGTCCCCTCGGCGAGGGCGAAGGCGGAAAGTCGCGGCGACGGCCGACGGACGGAGAGCCCGCGGTCGCGAAAGCCAACGACCCAGGGACAAGCCTCGGCGACCGAGCCCCTCGGCGAGACCGGCGCGGGGAAGGGCGGGTCGGCCCCGAGGTCCTCGCGAAGCCCGACCCCGAGGAGGAGCTTCTTCGCGACCGGCGCCCCGAGCCAGGACGTCTCGAGCTCCCGGAAGGCGACGCGGTAGCCCGGAGCGGCGAGGGCGTCCCGAGCGTCCCGGAGGTAGCCCCGGGCCTTCCCTCGGGCGAGGGCAGCGTCGCCCTCGAGGACGAAGGCTCGGGGACGGACCCCGGCGACGAGCTCGGCGAAGCCGGCGACGAGCTCGTCGGTCCACTCCTCGGCGGCGTCCTCCACCGGACCGGCCTCGGGGTTCTCCTCGTCCTCCTCCCGCTCGAGGCGGGGAGCAGGCGGCGCCCCCTCGAGGACGTCGAGCTCCCCCTCCCGAACCCCGGCGGCCTCGAGGAGGGACGCGGTGTCGCACTCGGCGAGGAACCTCGCCCGGAAGACCTCGGCGAGCGGTCCCTCCTCGGCGGGGACCTCGAAGCGGAGCTCGGGGAAGTTGCGGGCGAGGACGGCGCGGAGGAGCTCGTCGCGGTCGTGAGCCCAAGCGAGGCGGTAGCCCGCCCAGAGCCAGCCGACGGCCGACCCCCCGGCGCCAGCGAAGACGGAGACGACCCGGAGTCCGTTCCGACCGGCGGCGGAGCGGAGCTCCTCGAGGCTCGGCGGTGTCACTTCGGCGACCCTCCCCACGAGTACCCACATCTAGGACATTGGAAGTCGTGCCCCTCGTCCGGGTCGACGGACGGGAACTCCGCCGGAGGAGCCCCGTCGACGTCCGCCTCGGCGGCGGCGAGGAGGGTCTCCGCCAGGCGGTCGATGTCGGCGGCGGTGAAGGCGGTCCCCCGGAGGGCGGCCTCGCTCTGGGCCTGGAGGTCGACGAGGATCGCGTGAAGTTGCTCGTCATCCCAGCCTCCCCGCTCCGTCAATCGGTTGTGCGCGAGGATGTAGGCTTCGGCCTCGAGGTCGTCACGGAAGGAGAGCCCTCGAAGGACGGGGACAAGCCACTCTCCCCCCTCGTCGACGCGGATCCGCTCGGGGGGCTCGACCCCGTCCTCCCGCATCGCCCGGAGGGCGTCGACCCGCCCGTGGCCCTCGACGAGCTTCCCGGTCCTCTCGTCGACGGCGACCGGGTCGGAGAAGCCGAACCGCTCGATCGAGTCGGCGATCCCGTCCTCGTCGTGACGCTTCGGGTTCCTCGGCCAGCCCTCGACATCGGAGAGCGGGACGTATTCGACGCGGAGCTCCGCCCGGAGCTCCGTCCGGTCCTCCGGCTCGGCAGTCTTCGCCGTCCGCTTCTTCCTGGGCATACCCATCGGGACCTCCCTCGCGGTCAGGATTCTAAGACACCGTCACGGACCGCGTAACGGGCGACGGCGTCAACCTCGTCGGCGAGCTCGTCCGAGTGAGTCACGAGGACGACGCACCGATCCCGAGCGACGTCGCGGAGGGCCTCGGAGACGGCGGCGATTCCGTCGCCGTCGAGGGTGTCGAAGACCTCGTCGAACCAGAGCGTCCCCGGGATCGAGCCCGCCGAGGCGGCCCGAACCTCGGCGAGGGCGAGGAGGAGGGCAACGTCGACCCGTCGACGTTCGCCTCCCGAACAAGCCTTGTAGGCGCCGGCGTGCCCGAGCCCGTGGACCTCGAGCTCGATCGTGTCGTGGCGGTTCGTCATGTTTCCGCCCCGGGAATCAGACCCGGCGCGGAGCTTCACCGTCGCCCCTGGGAGGAGCCGATCGAGCCATGCGTTCGCGACGGACGCGAGTCCGGCCACCGCTCGGGCGACGACGTGAGTCCGAACCCCTTTCAGCCCGAGGACCTTCTCGACAACGGCGAGCTCGGCAAGCTCGCCCTGGGCGACGGCGAGGTCGTGCCCAAGAGCGGCGAGGTCGGCCTCGAGCTCCTCGACGACCCGCCGAACCTCGTCGGTCTTCTCGGCAGCACGGGCGGCCCGCTCCTCCCAGGCGCGGCGGGTCGCGGCGGACTCGCGGAGGGAGGCGAGTCGCTCGGTCAGGACGGCGAGCTCCTCCTCGAGCTCCTCGAGCTCGGCGGAGCTTGCCTCGAGGGACTCCCTCGTCGCCGGAAGGCGGGTCTCCGCCCAGTCGATCTTCCCCCGGGCCTTCTCGCCGAAGGACGCTCGGGCGGCGTCCGGGAGGTTCTGTCCGCACGTCGGACACGTCACGAGCTCGGCAAGGCGGGAGAGCTCGCCCTCCGCCTCCCGCTTCGTCCGCTCGAGGGTCTCGAGAAAGGTCTCGGTCTTCCGGACCGTCGCGGCGAGCTCCTTCCGATCCTCGGCGGCGTTTCTGGCCTGGCGGGCGACGCGGTTGAGGTCGACGGTCGGAGGTTCCGGCCCGAGGGCCTCGCCGGCGTCGACGAGCCGCTTCCGCTCGACCTCGAGCTTCGCCTCGAGGCGGCCGACCTTCCGCTCGAGCTCGGCGGCCCGGAGCTTGACCCCGCTCGCCTCGGCCCGGCAGGCGACGAGCCCGCGGTCGAAGACGTCGAGCCCGAGCATTCCCTCGAGGAGCCGCTTCCGCTCGCCGTCGGTTGCGAGGGAGAAGGTCAAGAGGTCCTGGGAAGAGAAGACGGAAGCCCTCCGCCAGGCATCGAACGAGCCGACGATCGGGTCGAGCTCCTCTTGCGCCTTCGTCGCGGTCTCGAAGTCCCGGAGGTCGGAGGTCGAGAGCCCCCAGCGGACCGCGTTCGTCTTCGCTCCGTCCCGCTCCCGGAGGGCGACGACGCGGTCGGTCTCGACCCGAACCGTCGCGAGGGTGCCGTCGGTCCACCATGGAGTACCCCGGAGGGTCTTCCCCCAGAGGGCGACGGCGACGGCCTCGACGAGGGTCGACTTCCCGGCGCCGTTCGGACCGGTGATGACGACGACCCCGGAGTCTGGGAGCTCGAGCTTGATCTCCCGGTGCCCCATGAAGGAGCCGGTCCGGATCGTGCGAACGTGGATCATCGGCGCCCCCCGTGGTGGGCCCCGCAGAAGGGGCAGTCGAACCCTCGGCCGGAGTTGACCGGGCAATCGCTGGGCGGCCGGATCGGGCGGTCGTAGGGCGAGGCGGTGTTGACCTGCATCCTTCGACCCGGAAGGAGGGCGCAGCTTGCCGCCATGATCTCGGAGTCGACCCGATAGAACGGGCAGCGGAGACAATCGGCTCGGGTCATAGGACCCCCGCGAAACGTCGGCAGAGCTCGAGGACGCGGTCGCGGTCGACCCCGGCGGGGAGCTTCATCTTCCCGACGTAGACGGCGAGGGCCTCGGCGAGAGACTCGGCGGAGCGGGCGGCGGCGGCGGCCTCGCGAGCTTCCTCGCTCGCGTCCTCGACGTCGAGGGTAACAACCCCCCGATGGACCGTCCCCCGCTCGACGAGGACCCGGAGGTCGTCCCGGGCATCGCCGGAGACCTCCGGCGGCGCGAGCCACTCGGCGAAGAGCTTCGCGTCCCTGGGCACCCGACGGGCGAGCTCCTCGAGCTCCTCGGAGCCGTCCGGCCCCCGGACGCGGACGAACCGCGGACCGGGGACCTCGAGAACCTCGACCTTCGGCCAGTCGACGAGAAGCATTCGACCCCGGTCCTCGACCCCGGCGTCACCCCAGCCCGCGGGCGCGAGGGCCCCGACCTGGACCCCCTTCGCTCCGCCGAAGTCGTAGGTCGAGAGGTCGTGCCAGTGGCCGGCGACGACAAGGTCGAAGCGAAACTCGTCGACGAGCTCGCCGAGGGCGGAGAAGTCGATCGAGCTCGGGTCCGCGCGGAGGTAGGAGGGCGCGGAGCTCGTCGCGATCCCGAGGTGGACGGCGAGGACCCGGAGAGGGTCGAGGGAGGCTTGACGGGAATCCCTTCCCCCCTCCGGGGCCTCGCCCTCCGCCGCGAGAATCGCGGAGCGGAGCCAGCCCGCGGCGGCCCCCGTCCGGTGAGGGACGAGAAGGACCTCGACGTCGCCGAGGCGGTCGAGGGTCGGACGGTCGACGACCTGGGAAACGTAGCGGAGCGGACCGAGGGCATGGTCCCCAGGAGCGTCGGAGATCGAATCGTGGTTCCCCGGCATCACGACGACCCGGACCCCTCGCTTCGCGGACTCGGCGAGGACGTCTTGCACGGCGGCGATCACCCGAGGGCCTGGGGACGTCGTGTCGAAGAGGTCGCCGAGGATGTAGAGGCGGGCGGCGCCCCGCTCCTTCGCCTCCCAGCAAGCCCAGCGGAGGGACTCGATCGCGAGCTTGCACCGCTCGTTCAGTCCGACCTCCGTCACCCCACCGAGTCGCTTGTGGTTCGCGATGTGAACGTCAGCAACAAGGGCGATCGCGGTCATCTCGAGGACCTCCTCGATCCCGTTACTGCTCGGCGAGCTCGAAGGCGTCAAGCGTCGGGAGCGTCGGCGAGGTCGACGGCGTCCGGACCCTCGTCCTCGAGGTCCTCGGCGACGGTGTCGGAAGCCCCGAGGAGGTCGAGAGACTGGCCAGAGGCGAGGGCGGCGCGAACCTTCTCGAGGTTGGGCTGGGATAGACGAGCGGAGTCCCCGAGGAGCTTCTTCTCCTTCCCCCACTCGAGGAGACTCCACTCGTTATCCCAGCCCCGCTCGAAGTCCAGGCGGAGGCGGGCCTTCCGGAAGGGGAGCCCGATCTTCGACTTCTGGGCGCGGACGGTCGTGTGAATCCCGGCCGGCTCCGTCCCCTTCTTGAACGACTTCCCCCGCCAGAACTGAAGACGCCAGGACGCGAGGAACTTCAGGGCGTGACCCCCGGGGGTCGTCTCGGTCGGTCCGAAGATGACCCCGATCTTGTCCCGAAGTTGGTTGATGATCACGACGGCGGTCGACTTCTCTCGGGCGAGTCGACCGAGTAGCGGAAGCGCCTCGGACATCAGGCGGGCCCGCTTCCCGACAAGCCCCGCGTCCCCGACCTTCTTCCCGGCCTGGCCGGCGAGCTCGGTCGCGGCGAGAGAATCCCAGACGACGACGTTCGGCCCGACCCCTCGAGGGATCGCATCGAAGACGGCGCGGATCGCCTCGAGGACCTCCTCGATCGTCGCCGGCTCGGCGAGGATGAGCTCGTCGAGGTTGACCCCGAAGACCGGAGCTCGGGAGAGCTCGAGGGTCTTCTCGGTCTCGATGAGGGCGGCGACCCCGCCGGCCCGCTGGGCGCCGGCGAGGCAGGCGAAGCCGAAGGACGTCTTCCCGGCCCCCTCGTCGGAGTAGACCTCGCCGAGCCGGCCGGCAGGTATCCCGCCGACCCCGAGGACGTAGCGGTCGACAACCTCGACCCCGGTCGGGATGACCGACCGAACCGCCGAGGAGGACCCCTCCCTCGCGAGGCGGGCGGTCCCCTTCGGGAGCTTCGCCCGGATCGCACCGAGAACCTTCTCGACGGCCTTTTCACGTTTCGTTGGCATGAGCCTCTCGATGATGCTCGGAGCATAACCAGCGGACCGCGAGCGGACTCGAATAGTCGTCGTGGTGAGCCTCTGCCGGTTCAGCCCCGCAAACCTCACACGGGCACCGTTCGAGCCTCCCATCTCGGAGCGCGTTCCCGACCGCCGTTCTTGCTCTGTAGCGTTCCGGCTCCCGCGACCTGTAGCGGAGTTGCGCCTCCCGTTGCCGCGCTTTCCATCCGGGAGTCTTCGATCGGTCTCGGTCGTAGGCGCGAATTCGCTCGAGGTTCGCAAGCCTATTCCGACGCGCATCCACGCGACAGCAAGCCTTGCATTTTCCGAGGTGTCCGTCCGCCGTCTCGGGGTGTTGATAGAAGTCCGTCAAGGGTCGAAGCTCCCCACACCGAAAGCACCGCTTCTCGCTCTCCATGCAAAGAGCTTGGCGCGTTCGCTACGGTGACGCAATCCCTTTCAGAAAGGAATGTCGTCGTCGTCGACGACCCCCTCGAGGTCGTCCTGGGCAGTCGCGGCCGGAGGCTCGTTTCCTCCACCCGAGACCATCGCCTTGATCTCGTCCATCGAAGGAACCTTCGCGAGGTGCCGGAGGTCCGGTTGCATCTGCACCCATTCGAGATTGCCGAGCGGAGAGCTCTTCCTCGCCGGCCGGACGGTGTAACGGGTGTCGGTCTTCCCGGTCCCGGACCGCTCGATGATGATGTCGAAGCCGTTCTCGGGGTTCGTGAAGTCGCCCCCGGCGTCCTCGTCGCGGCGGATCGCGACGAGGGCTTCATGGATCATCTTCCCGAAGCCGAGGATCTTCGGACCGGAATCCTCCTCGGCCCTGTCGATGACGCACGAGAAAACCCGCCGACTCGCCCAGAAGTCGCGGGCGGCGTCGGCGTCCTTCGGGTTCCCGGTCGACTTGAGCTTCTCCCCCTTCGCACAGGCGGGACAAGGTCGCTTCGCCATGAGGCGCGGGCAGTTGAAGATCACCGGGTCGGGGAGACCCGGGAGGTTCAGGAAGTGCTGAAAGACGGTGACGAAGGGCGTCGCGCGACCCATCGGCGGCGGGAGGAACCGGACGACGTTCCGCCCGACCTCGAGCTTCATGTAGGTCCCTCCCCCTCGAGAGAGGTCCTCGTGTTCCTCGTCCGCGGCGTCGAGCTCGTAACTCCCGTAAGGTACGATGTTTCCAGCCATCTTTTCCTTGCCTTTCTACTCGTCCGGCTTTCCCGGCTTGTCCGCTTGTCCGACCAATAGGCCCCCGGCTTCGCCCGGCCGGAGGCAGAGGGCGCCCCTAGATCCTACGCTAGCCCGACGATGTCCCCGCGGCCTCGCCGGACCCTCGCCCTCGGCCCGATCTTCCCTATCCCCCGAACTCCATCCCGGTCGCCCCTGCCATCTGGGAACGGAGGACCGGGTCGCCCTGCATCTCGGCTCGGAGCTTCGCCCCGAGGCTCTGGAGCATATCGCGTTTGCAGAGGACCGCCTCGACGATCCCGCGGAGTCGGACCCGCTCGGCCTCGGCCTCGATCCAGACCGCGTGAGCGTCGGAGACGTCGTCGTCGAGGAGGACCTTCGCGTTGACCTCGTCGACGGTGAGCTTCGCCTTCGGGTCGAGGCGAGCTTCCTCCCGAGCCTCGAGGAGCTTCCGGGCGGCCTCCGCATCCCATTCCGTCTTCGCGATCATGGACTTCTTCGTCGCTTCGGCGAGCTGGGCATTCCAGAAGGCAAGCCTCGGCGCGAGCTCGCAGAACTCCCGGTTGAGGTCGACCGGGTCGATCGCGAAGGACTCCTCGGCGAAGATCTCGAGCTCCCCTTGCTTCATCTGTTCCTCCCTCGCCCTGTTACTGCTCGGTCTGCTAGGCGGCGTTGGCACCCCAGGACTCGAGATCGCCGAGGCTCGGGCCGACCTCGGCGTCGACCTGTAGGCGGACCCCCTTCGAGTCGTGGCTCTGCATGATGTCGATCGCCCCGAGAACGACCTCCTCGACGGCGTCCTCGCGAACCTCGAAGATGACCGAGTCGTGGACCGTCAAGACGAGCTTCGCAGGAACCGCGTCGGCGAGGAGCCAGTCGACGATCTCGACGATCGAGGCGAGCATGAAGTCCGACGCGGTTCCCTGTACCGGGGTGTTGATCGAGCTGTTCTCGGCCTTCGAGCGGGCGAGGTTGTCCTGGGAAGCGATCCCGATGAGCGGGCGGCAGCGGGCCCGCTCGCCGGCCCACCATGTCCAGGCGACCCCGGTTCGACGGGTCTCCTTCATCCGAGCGGCCATCCACTCGGCGAGGACCGACCACTTCCCCATGATCGCCTTGCGAAGGCGAGCGGCGTCGGCAACGGAGCATCCGAGCCGCTTCGCGAGCCCGCCGTCCGTCATCCCGTAGAGGAGCCCGAAGTTGAAAGCCTTCGCAGCCGACCGGTGCTTCGAGGTGACCGCCTCCGCCTTGATCCCCCAGTAGATCGGCGCGATGAGCTTCGCGGTCGCGGTGTGGAAGTCCTCGCCCGACGCAAACATCGCGAGCATGACAGGGTCCCCCGAGAGGAAGGCGGCGACACGTAGCTCGATCTGGGAGTAGTCCAGCGAGGCGATCCGGTAGCCCGGCGGCGCGATGAAAGCCCGCTTGATCATCTTCCCTTCCTCCGTCTGGCCCCGCGGTAGGGTCTGCAACGGAGGGTTGACGCAGGAGAGCCGGCCGGTCCGCGTCCCGTCGATCTTGAGCTCCGGATGAATCCGGCCGTCCTCTCGAATCCAAGCGGCGAGACTGAGCCCGTAGCCGGAGCGGAGCTTGTCGAGGCGGCGAAACTCCATGAGATCGGCAACGGCCGGATGAGCATCGCGGAGCTTTGCAAGGACCGCCTTGTTCGTCGACGGCTGGCCACCGTCGGTCATCGCGACCGGCGCGAGCCCGAGCTTCCCGAAGAGGAGCTCGGCGACGTCGTCCGGCGAGCTCGGGTTGAAGGTCGCATCGTAGGCGGTGAGCCGACGGCGGACCTCCTCGCGTTCGAGCGTGCAGTAGGCGTCGAAGTCTTCCATCGCCCGACGGTCCGCGGCGATCCCCCAGCGTTCCATCATGGCGACGGCGTCGGTCGCCTTCGAGACGATCTGGGTCCAGACCCGGGAGACCGGCCGGCTCGCCTCGACCTGGGGCTCGAGGAGGTCCTCGAGGCGGGCGGTCGCGACGGCGTCGCGGGCGCAGTAGCGGTCCGAGATCTCCGGCGGGACGAGGGCGTAGGCGAAGCGGAGCGGGTCCTCGTTCGGAAGGAGCTCGACGGCGGCCCGGAGAGCGGGGTCGGCGTCCTCGCCGAGGGCCCCGAAGAGGGACCGTTGCTCCGAGTGACGCGCGGCGCGGGCGTCGGCGATCCGCCTCTTCGCCTTCTCGAGCTCGAGCTCGTTCTCGGCCTTGTGGCCCCCCATCCCGACGAGGTGATCGCAGACGTCGAGGCGGGCGTTCACGTCGGCCTCGAGGAGCCGGCGGCGGAGACGGGTGTCGCCCCGACTCCCCTTGACTTCGACCCCCCAGGCGGCGAAGACGGCGAGGTTGTCGCCCTTCAAGTTGTGGCCGACCTTTCCGACCTTCGGGTCGGCGAGGAGCTCCTCGAGCGGACGGCGGACGACCGGGTCGCGGAGCGCGGTTCTCGGCCAGACCCAGGACTCGTCGAGTCCGGACGGGACGGCCGCGAGAACGGAGATCTCGAAGTAGGACGAGAAGGGGAGCCCAGCCCATTCGACATCATAGGCGAACCATGGCGCCTCGAGGCGGAGCTCCTCGACGGCCTCGAGGGAGTCCTCGAGGGTCTCGACGACGTGAAGCTCCGCCTCCCAGGGCGGCGGCGGCGGGTCGTCGGCGGTGAGAGCCCAGGCGAGATCCTCGTCGAGCCAGCGGGCGACGTGCCGGTTCCTGGCGGCGGCGGCGGGGTGAGGAACGAAGAAGACGGGGACGGCCCGGTCGGTTCCGGGAACGTGTGCCCACCCGTAGCCCCGACGAACGGAGAAGATCGGGACCGAGTGACCGAGAAGGGCGAAGATCGCGTCCCCCCCGAGGGCGACGATCCTCTTCGGCTCCGCCTCCCGGAGGGTCCGCCGAAGGTAGGGGCGGCAGGCGGCGACCTCCTTCGGGGTCTGCCCCCGCTTCCCCGGAAAGCATCTGGTCGCGTTCTCGAAGACGACGGGCCCCGAGTAGAGCTCCCCGACCGCCTCGCGAAAGCGAATCGAGGTCCGGCCGACGAAGACCCGCCGGCGGAGGTCCTCGTCCTTTCCCGGGTGTTGGCCGACGAAGAGAACCCCGCCAGGGCTCCCGTCGGCGGGGAGGCATGGGTTGCGCGCCGTCTCGTGCAGCTTGCAGAGCCGACACTCGGGGTTGACCGCGAGCTCGGAGCCGACGCTCGCCGGAGATCTCGAAACGGACGGGTAGAGCGGAAGGTGACGCATTGGCGGGGTCAGCCCGCCATTCCGAGGACCTCGAGGGCCCGACGGACGCGGTCCTCGACGTTCTTGATCCGGGCAAGGACCTTGACCTTCGGGGCGACCTCGACGCAGCGGGCGACGATCTGGTCTGGGTCGGTGATCCCCTGGTCGAAGAAGTAGGAGACGACGTCGCGGAGCTTCTTCGCGTCTGTGAGCTCCTCTGGAAGCCCGTTCCCTCCGACCGACCCTCCGGCCTTCGGCGACGGCTTCGGGGCGTCCTGGGGCGGCAGAGCGGCCTCGGCGGGCGGCTCCTCGGCGGGCGGCTCCTCGGTCGCCTCGGGGTCGGTCGCGAGGTCAAGGTCGTCCTGTACGTTTCCCTTCTTCGCCCCCCGCTTCTTCGCCGGCCCCTTCACGTCCTCCGCCTTCGGCTTCTCCGGCTCCGACTCGGGACAGGCGGCCGGCTCCGGGGAGGCGGCCGGCTTCTCGAGGGCCCTCGAGACCGCCGGCTCGACGGTCGAGGTCGCCCTCGGCGGCGCCGACTCGGCGGCCGGCTTGCCGACGACCCGCGTTGGCTCCCCGTGGCGCGGCCCCCCGACTCGGACCCGCTCGCCCCCGGCGTTCGCGGCGGCGGCGACGACGATCTCGTCCTGGCCGTCCCCGATCCCCTCGGCGACAACCTCCTTCCCTCGACCGACCTCCCGAAGGAGGAGGACGGCCTTGTCGGCGTCGAGGTCGCCGATCGTGAGCTCCCGGGCGGCGCCGTCGTAGCGGAAGGGGCGGACGCTCGCCCCGACCTCGGCGGTCCCCTCGAAGCTCGTTACGCTCTGAATCGTCATAGGATCAACCCTCCTCGCCCCCTGTTACTGCTCGGCGCCCCGCCGACCGTCGGACCGCCTCGGCGAGGCGGGCGGGGTTGACGTCCCCAGGGTCCCGCTTCGGCGGGAGCTTGACCCAGGTCGCTCGAGCCCCGTCGAGCTCGAGGCGGGCGGCGAGCATCTCGGCCTCGAGCCAGGCGTCGCCGTCGAGGGCGACGACGATCGGACGGACCGCGGAGAGGAGGGCGGCGATCTGCCCCTCCGACGGCTTCCCGAGGAGGGCGACGACGTCCGGCCAGTAGGGGAGGGCGTCGAAGATCCCCTCGACGACGAGGAGCGGGTCCTCGGTCTCGACCGCCAGGGCGGCGGCGTTGAAGACGTGCGACTCGCGATCCATCCCGGTCGCCGAGAGGTAGCGGACCGCCGTCGACCGTCGATCCCAGACCCGAGCTTGCCAGCCGAGCCAGGTCCGGCCGTCGAGGTCGAGGACTGGAACGACGACCCTCCCCGCGGCGCGACCGCGGAGGCAGGCGCCGATCCGAGCTTCCTCGATCGTCTGGGCGGCGACCCCTCGCCGGCGGAGGTAGCCTCGGGCCGGCTCGAGCATGATGGAGCTCGAGCCAGGCTCCGCCCATAGCGGGGTGAAGTCCTCCGGCGGACCGAGCTCGGGATCTTGAGGAGGGTCGTCCCGGCGCCGTCGGCGCCCCCCTGGGAGCGGCGGCGCGATCTCGGCCTCGGCGCGGCCGACGTCGATCCGACCTCGAGCGGCGCAGCGGAAGCAATGGAAGTACCCCGTCCGGTCGTCGACGCCGAGGGCGCCCCGCCGGTCCGGCGAGCCCGTCCTCCCGGCGCAGAGCGGGCAGACCGCCCGGCCCCACCCCGTCGCCCCGAAGCGGTCGATCTCTTGAGCGGCCCGACGAACGAGCTCGAGCTCGACGCTAGAAGAGATCCAGTGACCCATCGGCGGGCGCCTCCGAGAGCGGCGCGATCCTCGCGCACTCGAGCTCGGTCGGGAGGGTCACGAGACCGCCCCGCTTCCCGCCGCGGTTCTTCGCGACCCGATACTCGATCTCCGACCCGTCCTCCGCCATGGAGAGCACGATCCAGAGGTCCGAGACGCGGATCTTGTGCTGGGAGTCGGCGGCATCGTCGGCCCCTTGCTTCTCCTTCGGCTTCGACTTCCGGCGGGATTGCGACGCGGTCCAGACCCAGCCCGACCGCTTCACCGCGAACTCCTCGCGAAGCCCGGAGTAGACCTCGCGCATCCCCTCATAGTCCCGCGTCTTCGAGTGCCCGAGGAGGTCGGCGTAATCGACGACGAGGACGTCGACGCCCCAGCCCTCGCGTTGCTCGAGGGCGTCGACCCAGGTCATCAGCTCCTCGACCGTTGTCGCCTCCGGGGCGAACTGCCCGACGACGCAATTCCCGAGCGGCGGGAGCTCGGCGAGCCGACGCTCGACCTCGCTGTCCATGGTTCCATCGGCGATCCCGTCGATCGGAATCCCGGTCACGTTCGCGGTGAGCCTCGAGAGCCATTGCTCCTCGTTGAGCTCGAGAGTCGCGACGGCGACGTTCCGCGAGCCGAGAAGCGCCGAGGCGGAGACGTGGCAAAGGAACATCGACTTTCCGTCCCCCGCCCCTCCCATGGCGACGGAGAGCGTCCCGAGCGGCGGCCCTCCGGCGAGCTCGGTGTCGAGCTCGACGATCCCGGTCGAGAGCTTCTCCGTCTTCCGGAGGCGGCGGATCGCGGCGAGGGCCTCGGCGCCGAACTTCGTCCCGGCGACGACCTGGGTCGCGCCGAGGCGGGCGGTCGCTTGAAGGTGCGCGATGACCTCTGTCAGGTCGTCCCGGGTCGCGACCTTCTTCATCGCGAGGCGGACCGCCTCGCGGTTCCGTCGCTCCCGAATGACCGGGAGGAGCTCCTCGACGACGGCGTCGGCGTCGGGAGCGTCCTCGAGGTCCTCGAGCTCCCCGACGAGATCGTCGACGGCGAGGACGGACTCGTGAGTGACCCTCCCCTCGTGCTGCCAGCGTTGAACCCTCTGGACGACAAGGGTCCCGGAGCCCGCCCCCTTTCCGGTCTCGCGACCGATCGCAGAGGCGGCGAGGGCGACGAGCTTCCGCTCCTCCGTCGAGAAGGCGTCCGGCTCGACCGCCTCCCCGACCCTCGCCCAGAAGCGGGGCTCGAGGATGAGGTGACGGAGGACGCTCCGCTCGAAGGCGTCGGCGAACCGATACGGGTCCCGCTTGTCTCCCATCTCCCGCTCCTCCCGTCCTCTCGTTATTGCTCGTCTCGCCAGACGAAGGAACCGAGATCGGCGAGCTCGGCGAGACGGGTCGACTCCGCGGTCGTCCTCCGGTGGACCTCGACGAGGATCTCCGCGGCGTTGTCCGCGCCCCTCGGGAAGATCTCGCGGACCGCCTCGAGGACCTCCTCGTCGGTGACTCGGCCGAGCTTCGAGACGACGAGCCGGTCGACGGCCCGCTCGAGGGCCTGGACCTTCTGGGCGTAGGCGCGTCCAACCGGGTCGAAGGTGACACGACCCCCGAGGCGGGGACCGCCGAGGCGGAAGAAGCGCCGGATCTTCCCGTCGCGGACTCGACGCGATGAGCAGACCCCGGCGATCTGGACCTTCGTCCCCGGGTGTCGGTCGCGCCAGCCCTCGAGCTCCCAGAGGAGCCACTCGGCCGGACGGACGTCCTTCTCGCCGCAAGCTCGCCACCACTCGAGGACCGGGTCGACGAGCTTCGACTTCCCCCGACTCGAGGCGACTCCGTTCATCCGAAGGTCCCGCTCGCCGAAGACGACCTCGGTCGTCTCGCGGAAGAGGCGGGCGACGAGGTCGAGGACGGTCTCCGCGGCGACGGCCTTCGCCTCGGGAGGGAAGGGGGACCGGACGGCAAGCTCGGCCCGCCGACCGTCCTCGAGGTGAAGCCCCGGGACTCCGGGGAGGCGAAGGAGCTCGGCAACCCCTCGAGGAGGACGTCCGCCCCAGGACTCGGCGGAAGCGTCGCCAAGGTCGACGAGGAGAGTCGGACGTTCGCCTTCTTCCGGCAATTCAAGATCCTCGCCCGCGCCCCCGCGCGCGGGCATCTTATCGACCGAGCGAAGCGAGGGAGATAAGATCTGCTTTGGGTCACTTCCCATTCGGTGAGGTTGCGGTCCCTCTTGATTCGCGATAGCGGTCCCTCTTGATTTCAGCGGCGTATTCAAGAGGGACCGCAACGGATCGCGGGTTCCTCCTCGACTTCCGTCGTCTTCTCGCATCCTTGCCTCTGGTAGCGGTCCCGCTTGATTCGGTGTAGCGGTCCCGCTTGATTCTTTCGGTGTTCGCGGAGGACGTCCGCCCCGAGATCGCCCGGCCCCTCGGCGACGTCCGCCCCAGCCCGAGGTCCCTCGAGCCCATCGCCAGGTCTCCGGCGGGACGTCCGCCGTCTCCGCTGAGAGCGGTCGGCCGGCGACCGTCCTCGAGGAATCCCAGCGGGAGGCGACGTTGGAGCAGAGCCCGGCGGCGCGGAGGCGGAGGAGGGCCTTCGCGACCTGGCGGTCGGTGAGCTCGGCGAAGCCGTCTCCGTTCCGACCCATCTCGGAGCGGGTCATCCGGACGACCCCTCGACGGTCCGCGGCGGCGGCGAGCCGTTGCCAGAGCTCGAAGGCGGAGGACCCGAGGGCCCGGCGGAGCTCGTCGAGGCGGAGCTTCATTCGGCGCCCTCGAGGTCGCGCGCCGTGAGCCAGATCGGCTCGGAGTCCCTCGAGAAGGCGAAGGTCACGAGGTAGAGGACGGGGTGATTCTCGTAGGGGTCATGGCGAGGTCCTTCTTCCGCCGAGACCTTCTGGACGACCCCGACCCCGAGGTCGCCCCTCCCCGGCTTCACCCGAACCGCCTCCCCGACCTCAAAGGGGTTCGCCTTCGTCCCGCGGCGAGGCTTCACGGCGGCGCCTCGGCGGCGCCCTCGAGCGGGAGCTGGGCGAGGTCGACGTCGACGACCTCGAATCCCTCCCGCTCGTATGCCTTGCGCCTCGCCTTCGAGTGACGCTCGAGGATCGCGTTCCCGCGGTCCTCGACATCCCAGATCTCGAAGGACGTCTTCTCGTCGGTCCGGCGCATCCCACGACCGGCCCGTTGCAGCGCGGCGATCGTAGACCGGCCAGCGGCGGCGACGACGACGGAGCGGAGCTCGGGGACGTCGATCCCCTCTTGCCAGACGACCGAGGCGACAACGGCGTCGAGGTTTCCGCGGGAGAGGTCCTTCTTCGTCCTCGCCCTCGTCGCCTCCGGAGTCGTCCCCCAGACGAGCTCGACGCGGAGCCCGGCTCGCTCGAGGTAGCGGAGGAGGTTCTTCCCGTGGGCGATCTCCCGCACGAAGACGACGGCCGGCCTTGCGGCGGCCCTCGCGACGACGTCGGCGAGGAGCCGGTTCCGCTTCGTCGAACGAACGATCGCCTCCCCGTAGACCCCTTGATAGGTCGGACGGTAGATGTCCTGCTCGACGGTGACCATCCGAACTCGCGGGATGGCGAGGACCCCGGCGTCGACGAGCTCCTCGGTCCGGACCCGATGAATCACCGGACCGAGGGCGCCGACCGCCATCAGGGATCGCTTGTCGTCCCGGTCGAGCGGGGTCCCGGAGAGCCCGAGGCGGTAGCGGGCGCCAAGGAAGGACATCGCGACCCCGTAGAAGGTCTCGGCGGGGAGGGTGTGGCACTCGTCGACGATGACCCCCTCCGTCCTCCGGAGGAGCTCCCGGCCGACGGTCGACTCGAGCTTCGCCCGGACGGTCTGAAACGTCGCGACCGTGAGCCGGTCGCCGAGCTCGAGCTTGCCGTCGCCGAAGCGGGCGGCCGGCGGGAGCGCGATCCCGTGCTCCACGTTCCGGAGGTCGTAGCGTTCGGCGGCCTGATACATGAGCCCCGCCCGGTGGACGATGAAGAGCCAGCGGGTCGGAAGGGCGCGGGTCAGCCCGACGGCGACCTCGGTCTTCCCGGCTCCCGTCGGAAGCCAGAGGATGCCCCGCCCTCTCCGGACGGCAGCCTCGAGGGCGTCGGCCTGGTACGGGCGGAGCCAGCGGAGCTCGGCGGCGGGGTCGACGGGGACGCCGGCCGGCCGGACGTCGCAGAGCTCGACGGCGTGCCCCAGGACGGCGGCCCGCTTCCGAACGAGGGCGAGGAGCCCGGTCGGGAAGGTCTCGTCGAGGACATTGTAGAGGCGGATCTTCGGAGGCTTGACCCGCTCGACCCGTCCGCTCCGCCGGTCCTTCCGGAAGGCTCGGGACTCGTCGTCGAAGGAGAGATACTCGCGGAGCCATCCCTTCTCGACGTCGTCCCCAGCGACGACCCGGACGACGGTGTTCGTGACCTCGAGCTTCACGACCCGCCCCCGCCCCCGACGGCGAGCGGCGGCGCCGACGAATCCCCGGGGTCGTCCTCGAGGTCGGCGTCGCTTCCGACCTCGGGGAGCTCCGCTTCGAGAACCCGCTTCACGATCGGCGGAGCGTCGTAGTAGCGGGCGAGGCTCGCCCTCGAGACGAAGCGAAAGCGCCCGTGTCGGGAGTCCTCGAGCTTCCCCTCGTCGGCGAGGCGGTAGATCGTCGCGGCGTGGACACCGGCGAGCCAGGCAGCCTCGGCCATGGTGACCCAGCCCGCCTCGCGCATGATGACCCGGAAGCGGGTCTCCTTCTTTGCCATGGTCCTAGTCCTTCCTCCCCGGCGTTGGTCGGAGGAGCGCCTCCGGGTGTCGCCGGCCGAATTGCCATCGTGTGCGGAGACGAGCTCGGGTCTCCTGCGGATCGGTTGTCGCTGCCCCCAGAAGCCCTCGAGGAACCTTCGGGAAACTCGCGACGTAGGCAAGAACCTCCGCAAGCTCCGGAGCCTGTAGAGCCAGAAGGAGGGCGAGGCGGCGGAGTCGGTGCCAGCCCTGGGTCGCTCGAATGACCCGGAGAGCCCAGCGGGGAGCGAAGTCCGAGTCGTGGGCGGCCTTCCCGCGGAACCGTGTCGAGTCGGGGAGGAAGGATCCCGGAAGCGTCCGGACCTCGACCCCGGCAGCCTTGAGGAGCTTCGACCATTGCCATTGACCGACGCGAACGAAGCCCTCGGCGGCCTGTTCCTTCACCGTTCGTGTCACGAGGCAGAAGTCCGAGCCGAGGTGTCCGGCGCCGGCCATGAAGCCCAGACCGCAGAGCGGGCAGACTTGACGGGTCCGCACCCCGGCGAGGCGAGCGGTCGCGTCGGCGAGGAGGACCTCGTCGGAGACCTCGGGCCCGTCCGTCCCGACGGCGGCGAGGAGGAGCTCCTCCGGCTCCGGGAGGGAAACCTCCTTCGGCTTGACCGACCCGGAGCGGAAGAGACATTCTGCCGAGCCGAGGTGCACCCTCCCCGTCTCAATCGTGGCGCCACAGTCGGGGCAGACGTAGCGGAAGCGGACCCCGAGGAGCCTCCCCTCCCCGTCGAGGGCGGCGACGTCCTCGGCCGTCCTGGGCGTCCGGAGCCCCGGCTCGAGCGGCCAGTCGGACGGGCGCCCTCGTCGACCGATGGTCATCCGGCAAGCTCGCGGAGGCGGTCGTCGGCAACGAGGGCCTCGAGGGCGATCCGCTTCCTCGTCCGGACCTCCTCGACGGGAACCCCGAGGGAGCCGGCGGTCCCTCGGACCGTCGCCTCGCCGAGGAGGATCGAAAGGATCTCCCGGCCCCCGGTCGCCTCGACGACCTCGCGAAGGCGGCGGTAGGCGCGGGTTCGGTCAATGACCCCCTCGAGACCGCCGAGGTCCTCGAGGACCTCGCGGTCGTCGGGGAGCTCCTCCGGAAGCTCGGATGTCCCGGCGGCGAGGAGCCTCCGGGCGTTGTGGCGGCCGGCGTGGACCGGAGCCCCCGCGTAACAGACCGCCTCGAAGAGGGCGACGTTGATCGCCCTGTAGACGTAGGTCGAGAGCTTCGCCGGACCCCTCGACCGGAAGGTCCTCCGGGCGGCAGCCTCCGCGAGGGCGGCAACCTGGAAGAGGTCCTCCCGGTCGGCCCTCCCCGGGAACTTCTTGACGTAGGTCGAGACGAGAGCCCAGGTCATCCGGCGGATCTTCTCGTCTTCGGTCCTCGGTCTATCCTTCCCCTTCATCCCCGTCTCCTCCGAGCTCGGACGGCGACCGCCGAGCGTTGATGAAGGCGAGACCGTAGGACCTCGCGGCGGCGCGAAGGACCCGAGCCTCGCCCGGTGTCACGATCGAACGAGAGAGCTCTTTGTCGGTCCCCCGGACGACGAGCTCGACGACGTGGCGGAGCCCCGCCCCAGCGAAGAAGAGCGCCCCGAAGCGGAGGAGCAACCCCCGGCCAAGGAGCGGACGCACGAGCGGCCGGCCGGCCTCGGCGAGGCGGCGAGCTCCGTCCTCGAGGCGGACGAGCTCGGCAACGTCGGGAGGGAGAAGCTCGGCGAGGAGCCCAGCGGCGCCCTCCTCGAGGGCGAGGCGGTCCTCCGACGAGTCCGTCGGAAGGACCCCAGGCGAGAGCGGGGTCCTCGCGAGCGTCCCTCCCTGGCCCATTACGGGCGGACCCCCGCGGCCTCGAGAATCGGCTGGAGGTCGATCAGGGCGGCCTTCGCGGCGGGTCCGCTATGGAGCCGCTTCCGGACGAGGGAACGGGCGGCGGGGACTGCGAGGTCCGCGGCCTCCTTCGTCACGCCTCCGACGATCTCCCAGAGCTTCTCGGCCCGCTCACCCTGTCGGTCACACTTCGGCGCGGTGACGAGGGCGGAGCACGACGAGAGGACAGCGACGGTCCGGTCGAGCTTCGTCGGGTCGTGCTTGAAGTCGATCTTCCCGTCGAGGACGAGCTCGGGGTCCGGGAGCTTGACGCGGGTCCGGAAGGTCGTCAGCTCGGCGGCGGCGCCGGCGCCGACGAAGGCGGAGAGGAGCTCGTCGGCGAGGATGTCGTCGGCCCCGTGGACGTCGCAGCCCGCGAGGGCCCTCGTCGCCATCTCCCAGGTTCGCGGCGACGGCCACGCCTTCCCCCTCGAGGCGGAGCCGACGTCCGGCATCTTGAAGAGGAGCTCGGGCCTCGACTTGATGAAGCCGGCGACGATCCCCTTTGCCTTCGCGAACGACTTCGGCCAGAGCCCGAGGACGCGGTTCTCCTCGCCGTCGGCGGAGATCTCCCCGTCGGTGTCGACGGCCCGCTTCCCGTTCGCCCCGATGAGCCAGTCGGTCCAGTCGGAGACCTCCGGGGTCTCCCAGGGAAGATGTCCGAACCGGTTCGCAAGCGGCGGGGTGAGATCCCAGCCCCCGGCGGCGTCGACGACCGGGTTCGCGGCGGCGACGAAGCGGACTGCGGCGGGGAAGGTGTAGTCTCCGAGGGCCCCGTCGAGGACCATTCGGAGGAGGGCGGCCTGGGTCGCCGGCGCCGTCGTCGTGATCTCGTCGACGAAGACGACCCCGCGACCGTCGCCCTCGACCTCGAGGTCGGCGGCCCACCCCGGCGGAGCGTACTCCATGAATCGCCGCTTCCCCTTCTCGATCGGGATCGGCAGCCCGCCGAAGTCGGCCGGCTCGCGGATCGACGCGACGAGGGTGTGACAGAGCAGACCGAGGGACGCGGCGGTTCCCTCGATCACGCGAGACTTGCCGATCCCAGGACGCCCCCACCATAGGAGGTTGAGCCCCCATCGGCCGTTGAGTCCCGGCGTGAAGAGCGCAACGTGCAGAGCTTTTCGGATGTCCATCTTCGCCTCCCTCCGTTTCGGACCGTCCCGTCAGCGGTCAATCCTCACCCTAGACGGTCTTCGCGTCGGTGTCAATCCCTTTCGTCGTTCGCGCCGATCTGCACCCGTACACTTTCCGCTAGACTCTTCGCTTCGGCCGCGGTATGTTCAGGATGGACGTCCGGCCCCGCGGCGGGCGTGAGGGAGGCTTGGCGATGGAAAGCAAGGATCTGGTCATCGTGGAAGACGGGACGGGCGTCGCCGGTCGCGTCGTCTACTGGCGCCTCGAGGGAACCATGGAACACGAGGTCCTTTCCGAGGCATGGCTCGACGCGGAGCTCGACGAGAAGCTCCTCCCGTCGCCCCCGACTCCGGAGCGGGCGTTGAAGCGGAGCTTGAAGAGCTGGGCGTCGAAGCGGGTCCTCGTTCGGCCCCTCGGCGCCGGCGTCCGAGGATACGCTCTCGTTTCCGAGACGGCGGCGGGGAGGGATCTCTCCCATGCGACGGAGCTCCGCGTCGTTCTCGAGGAGGAGGACGGACGACCGAAGCTCGAGCTCACACCGCCAGGGCATCCCCTCGGCGACGAGGTCCTCCGCCGCTTCGCCGAGGCGACGATGGAGCTCGACACGAGAGACGCCTCGACCTGGCTCGGGACCCTCGTCGCCGTCGTTCATGCGGTCTCGCTCCGAGACAAGGGCGGCGTCTACTTCATCCCGCGGACGGAGCTCGAGACCTGGGATCGCTTCGTCGCCGTCCTCGGCGACGTCTCCGAGCATCGGGTCTTTCAGCTCCCCGCGATGAAGACCGCGGACGCGGTCGACGCGATCCTCGACGCGATCACGACCGAGGCGGGGAGCGTCGTCGAGAGGATCGAGGCGGACCTCGCGAACGCAGAGCTCGAGCTCGGGAAGCGCGCCCTCCGGACGCGGATCTCTCAGTGCGAGGCGACGCTCGAGAAGGTCGGTCGATACGAAAACCTTCTCGACCGCCGGCTCGACGACGTCCGCGATCGGATCGGTTCCCTCCGCGCCCAGGTCGCGACGGCGATCCTCATGGCGGACGCGGACGACGACGAGAAGGGAGGTTGACCCCATGGCTCGCCGAGAGTTGAGCCCGAACGAGAAGCTCTCCGCCGGGCGCCTCATGGCCCGGGAGAGGATGCCCTACTTCGCGGCGGCCCTTCATGCCTTGACCCCGGTCAAGGTTCCCGAGGGGTCCCTCGGAACCTTCGGGGTCATGCCGAACTCGGTCCTCCTCGTCGACGACGCAGCCCTCCGAGCGTGGAACGTCGACGAGGTCGGCGGCGTCCTCGTTCACGAGGCTCTTCACATCATCCGAGACCACGACAAGCGGAGGCGGAAGCTCGGCGCCGAGTCGCCGGCCGAAGCCCGCCTCTGGAATCTCGCTGCGGACTGCGAGATCAACGACGACCTCGCGGCGGCCGGTCTCCCGATCCCCGGCTCGCCGGTCTATCCGAAGACCTTCGGTCTCGAGAACGGACGAACCGCCGAGGAATACTTCGGCGAGCTCCGGAAGCTCGCCTCCGAGTGCCCGGTTTGCGGAGGGAAGCTCGGCGACGACGAGGGCGACGGAAGCGGAGGCGAAGCCGAGGGAGGAGCCCAGGGCGGCGAGGACGGCGAGGGCGAGGGAGCGGACGCCGGCGGGAGCTCGGGCGGGAGCTCGGGCGGGAGCTCGGGCGGGAGCTCGTCCGGGAAGGGGAGGAAGAAGAAGCCGAAGGGAGGGAAGGGTCGCGGGCGGTGTCCGTTCTGCTCGGGCCCGAAGAAGCCCCAGGCGGGCGGCGGTTGGTGCGGGTCCGGCGGCGGCGTCCCCGTCCCCGGCGAGCCCGAGCGGAAGGAGGTCGAGGAGCTCGGCCGGTCCGAGGTCGAGCTCGGCGCCCTCCGGAGGCAGACCGCCGAGGCGGTCCGCGAGGCGGCCGAGAAGTCCCGCGGGACGGTCCCGGCCGGTCTCGTCCGCTGGGCGGAGGGCGAGCTCGCCCCGGCGCGGGTCGATTGGCGGACGAAGCTCGCCCAGGTCGCCCGGACCGCAGTCGCCTTCCGGCCCGGCGCCGTCGACTTCCGCTACCATCGCCCGAGCCGTCGTCAGTCGGCCCTCGGGATCGGCGTCGGGAAGCCGGTCCTCCCCGCCCTCGTCCAGCCCGTCCCCCCCCAGGTCGGGATCGCGATCGACACGTCGGGGTCGATGTCGCCGAAGGAGCTCGCGACCGCGGTCTCCGAGGCGGACGGTATCCTCCGGGCGGTCGGGGCGGAGGTGACCTTCTTCGCGTGCGATTCGCGCGTCGGGGCGGTGAAGAAGGTCCGCTCTGGGCAGGAGCTCGCGGAGTTGCTCGTCGGAGGCGGCGGGACCGACTTCGCACCCGTCTTTCGCGCCGTCGAGAAGGTCCGCCCCCACCCCGAGATCCTCGTCTACGCAACGGACGGTTGCGGACCCGCCCCGGCGGAAGCCCCGGTCGGCCTCCGCGTGATCTGGCTCCTCGTCGGTTCCCAGCGTCAACGACCTTGGTTTCCAGCCGGTGAATGGGGGGACTTCGTCGAGGTCGACGACCTCGACGAGGTATCCTCCGCGGCGTGATCCTTGACGGCTTCCGGCGATCTGAGCAGTAACTAGATCGTGGGCGGAAGGAGCCCCCGAAACATGGAGCTTGCCGCGGCGGTCCTCGAGGGTTGGGTCGTGACCCGGCTCGGCCGGCGAAGCGTCCCCGTCCTCGCCCTCGTCCTCGGTCGGTTGTGTGACCGCTTCGAGGTCGACGCGGAGCTCGCCTCGAGGCTCGTCGAGCTCGCCCGGTCCGCCTCGGCTCGGACCGCCGAGCTCCGCCCGAATTGAAGGGGGTCGAGACGTGGCGAAGACGAAGGACCGGACGCGCCTCGGCCGTCGGTCGAAGATGAAGGGGAAGGTCTGGGAGCGGGCGGTCGCCCGACTCCTCCGCCCGATCTTCCCCGACGTCTTTCGAGCTCGCCAGGACCGCCGAGGCGGCGCCGGTGTTGACGAGGGAGCCGACCTCGAGGCGACTCCCTTCTGGGTCGAAGCGAAGCACCGTTGGACCGTGAACGTCCTCGAGGGCCTCCGCCAGGCAGCGGCAAAGCAAGCGGAGAAGGGCGACGGCCGGCCAGCCGTCGTCATCGCGAAGACGGACAAGACCCCTCCCGGTTGGAGAGTCGGCCGACCGCTCGAGCCCCCGACGGCAACGATGAAGCTCGCGGACTGGCTGGTTCTAGTCGAGGACTGGGCGAGGCTCCGCCGTCTCGTCGACGAGGACCTCGAGGCTCCGGTCGGCGACGACGACGTCGTCAGGACTCCGACTTCCCCGACCGGGTCGTCCCGGACGATCCCCCCCACGTCCGAGGATGGCCCGGTCGGGGGTTCCCTCCCCGAAGCCGGCGGGGAAGACCCCGAGCTGGTAGCAGACCGGATCTAGATCCTCCGCGCATCCCTGGCTCCCAGGACGACACCAGAAGGCGTTGCGCGTCGCGGTTCCCGGGATACGGGCGAGCCCCCTCGCGCACGCCAGGGGGTCGTCACAGGCTCCGCCGGCGTCCTCGCAACGTCCGCCCCAGGCGATCGCCCAGGCGCCTCGGGTGACCCGCCGGGCGGACTCGCCGGAGGCGAGCTCCCGAACGAGCTCGACGAGCCGCTCGCACCGCGGCCGCTCCCGAGCATCCCAGCGGGCCTCGCCCTCGGGGAAGGAGGGCGGCCGGCGACAGTCGAGCTCGAGCTCGCCAATCCAGCGGGAGCGGAGGGACCTCGGCGGAACCATGCCGAGGACGACCCGTTGAAGCCGACGGAGAGCGGAGAGGGCGGTCTCCCCGTCGGAGCCGCATTCGGTGATCCGCGGGAGGACCTCCCGGCGGCAGCCCCGGGATCGGACGTTCTGGACGACCTCCCAGATCCCGACGCAGTCGCGGTCGCCGTCGAAGTCTGCCTCGGAGGTGCAGACCCGAAGGAGGGCGGTCGCGGTCGCGGTCGCGGTCTCCTCGGCGGGGATCGCCCAGAGGCGGGCGCGGGTCTCGCCCGGGGACTCCCAAGGCCAGCGGCGGATCGGGTGAGGACGGCGCGGCAGGGGGTCCGCCCGCGCGGGTTCCTCGAGCTCGCGGCGACCCGCCGAGGCGGAGAGCTCCTCGGCGGCAAGACGTCGGCCTCGCTCGAGGGCGGCCTCGAAGTCGAAGTCCTCCTCCTCGAGGGCGAGCCGAACGGCGGCGGCGTCGTCCGCTGGATCGGCGTCCTCGAGCTCGGGCGTCGTGCCGCACGACACCGCGGCGAGGACGAGAAGGGCGGCGATTGCGGACTTCATGGCGACCTCCGGGTTGAGCCGACCGAGGACGTCCGGCCGGTCGGTCTGGACTTCTCGCGATGGTAGCGGCAGGCTCCGGAGGAGACAAGGGAGGGAGTCATGCGCTGGATCCTCTTCGTCGTGACCCTACCGTGGACGCTCCTCGCGTCCTGGCCCTGGGTCCTCCTCCTCCGCGCCTTCGCGGCGAAGGACCTCCGCTTCGAGGAGCTCGGGGTCTTGACCGCCGTTTGGCGGGACTGGGTCGTGAAGCCCCGGGCCTGGCTCGGAGCCCGGACGCGGGCGGACGGCGAGGTTCTCCTCGACGAGGACGGTCGGGTCGTCTACCGGAACCTATGGCGATGGTCGACGACGATCGGCCGAGGGATCGTCTACCAGCCCGGCGCCCGAAGGGCCCGGCCGGAGGATCCGCGGACCGCGACCGAAGACCACGAGCTCGTCCACGTCCGCCAGGCAGAAGATCGAATGGTGCTCTCCCTCGTTGTCGGCCTCGCCGTCCTCCTTGCCGTCGGCCTCGCCGTCGGGGACTGGCCCCTCGCCGGCGTCCTCGGCGCCGTCCTCTGGGCATCCGGCGGGAGCTGGCAAGCCCCGAGCTTCCTTGCCGCCGGGATGCGTCACGGGTGGAGCCTCGAGGGCGTCTACCGTCAAGCGGAGCATGAGCGAAGCGCCCGCGCCCAGACCTCGCGATGGTGCTCGGGGAAGTCCTGGCTCGGCGAGGAGCGGCGGAAGGCGGACGTCCGATGACCGGCCCGGAATGGAAGACCGCGACCTGGACTTGCGGGCGGTGCGGACTCGAGACGAGCCAGCGGTTCCACGTCCCGACGGACGGCGACCCGGCGAAGGCTCCCCCGCCGGAGCCCTGGACCTTCGAGGTCGGCGAGGGAGGGAAGTCCTACTTCTGCGGGGAATGCTCGCGGACCCGGAAGGCGGAGCGGAGGGCGGAGGAGATCCCCGCCTCGGCGACGTTCGGGGAATGCGCCGACGAGGAAGAAACCCTCGCGGTCTGGGCGGACGAGCATCTTTGCCTCCGGTGCGCCCACTCGGACCTTTGCCGCTTCGTCCCGACCGATCCGTCCTATCAGACCTTCGCAACGATCCGACGTTGCCGTCGGTTCGTCTTCGATCTCGATCGCGACGAGACCTGATAGAATCCGCCCCGGGCGTCGGACGAACTCGGACGGAGGAGAGCCTTCCCCCTCCTCTCCCTCGAGGGCGTCCGGCGCCTTCTCTATCTTGCCGCTTCGGGGATCGCTGATAGGGCGTAGGCGGTTAGGGCAACGAGCCCGCCGGTCACGACAGCCCCGACGGCGAGCCAGAGGGAGGGCGAGCGCCACCATACGCGGGCGGACTCCTCGGTCTCGCGACGGAGGCGGACGGCCTCGGCGAGGGCGTCGGCGGCCCTCCGCTCCCCCTCCTCGGCGAGCTCGACGACGAGCCGGAGCCGCTCGACTTGATCGTCCCGGAGCTCGAGCCGCTCCTCGAGGAGGGAGACCCGTTGACGGAGGACCGGAAGCTCCTCGAGGTCGGCGAGCATCTGGCGGGCGACGTCCGCCCGAAACCAGACCCCGACCGCCCCGGCGTGTTCGATCGTCGCCCGGCGTGGAGCCTCCGATTCCGCTTCCTCTCCCCGGGCGGCCGCGCCGAAGACGAGGAGGGCCCCGAGAATGGCCCCCAGGGCGACGAGGAGGGCGAAGCGGGGCGTCCCGCTATCCCGGGAGACCTTCGGCTCGAGGGCCCTCTGGGCGGCGTGTAGAGCTCGCGGGTCGCTTGTCCAGATCATCGGCCTTCCCCGTTCTCGCCCGGTCTAGTAGCCGAGGCGGGCGAACTCCTCGACGAGCTCGTCGTCGGGAACGTCCGCCCGGCGGCGGGCGGTCTCGATCGCGAGGCGGTTCTCCTCGAGGGCGACATCGATCTCCCGAACCTTCTCCTCGTCCCGGTCGTCCTGGGCGAGGAGCTCCTCCCGGCGAGCTCGGAGGACCTCGACCTCGCGGAGGGCCCGCTCGACCTCGAGAGCGTCGCGGAGCCCGGCGACCTTCCGCCGGTAGGCGCCGACCGCGAGGGCGGCCCCCAGGGCGACGACAAGGGCCCCGCCGAGGGCGGGGACGATGACCTTCCACCACTTCCGGAGCCAGCCCCAGGCGGCGCGGAGAGCCTTCACGGGTCGACCTCCTCGTCCTCGAGGTCGAGCGCCCCGTAGGGCCCCGCCTCGACGAGCTCGCCGCAGTTGACGCAGTCGAGGTCCCCGGTCGGTTGATCCCGACGGAGCTCCGACGAGCCGCAAGCTGGGCAGACCTCGAGGGGCTCCGGCCGAGCTCGGGTCACGACGAGCCCCCAGCGTCGAGGTCGAGGTCGAGCTCGACTCCCTTCTTTTTCGCGATCCCCTTCACGACCGCGAACGCCCAGGTCGAGAAGAGCCCGGCGCCGGCGTAGTAGACGGCGAGGGCGGCCATGGTCTCGGGGACGTTCGGCGAGGCGGGGAGTCCCGGGATCAGACCAAAGAGGGTGCCGGCGACGACCGGATGAAGCGGGAGGGTCTTCCGCGCCCACCAGAAGAAGCCGGCTCTCGCCCCCTTCCCCTTCGCCCGAGCCTCCGTCCACACCGCGGCCTTGAAGATCTGGACCACGATCGCGGCGGTCAGGGCGAAGACGAGGAACGGCCAGTGACTCGTGATGAAGGAGACGACGTCGTCGAACATGAGGACCTCCTATCGGGGCGGAAGGGCGCAAGCCCCCCGATCGAGCCGCTCCGCCCATCGGGAGAGGACCCGCCAGAGCCCCGCGTTGACGAAGTTGAAAGCCCAGCCGATGAGCCCGTGGACCTCGACCGGTGAGTCGAGGAAGTCGTCGAGGTGTTCCTCGAGCTCCTCCGGCGTCTTCGAGACCGCCTTCCGGTTCTTGCCCGACATCGGGAGAGCGGGGTCGGCCTTGACGAACTTGTAGACCCCGAAGCTCGGGACGACGGCGTCGAAGCCGATCTCCGCATAGTCGGCGAGTCCCTCGAGGACCCTGGTCTTCGGGACGTCGTAGAGCTGGGGGGAACCGTAGTCACATTCGACGGTCGGGTCGCCTTCGACCCCAGGCTCGGCGAACGCTCCGAAGGGGAAGCTCCGGTGACCGCGCGGGAGCCCGTAGGAGGTGAGCCCGAGGGCGATGTAGGGGTTTCGTCCCTCGATGGCGGCCCGGCTCTTCTGGAAGAGCTCGGCGGCCTCGGCGGCGTGCCCCTTGAAGCCGAGCTCGGGGTCGAGGAGCCAGCCCGAGGTCGCCGGTCCGGTGCAGGCGAGGAGGTCCTCGACGAAGGCGTCGACGCGGTCATGCCAAGGGTATCCCCAGACGTGGGCCTGGACGCCGGCGGCGGCGAGGGCCTCCGAGTAGCGAAGGATCTCCTCCGGCCGGTTCATCCACCGGTTGCCCTTCCGCGGGTCGTCGTGCCAGGGTCCGCCGATCGCAGCCCAGCGAAGCCCCGCGTCGGCGAGCTTCTTCGCGAGCTCCTTCGGTGTTCCGTGTCGCTTCTTCGAGAACGCCCGGAGATAGAGCGCGAGTCCGATCGGTGCGTCCATGCCTTCCCCTCCTCGAAGGGAGAGGATACCGCGTCACGACCGGATCGCGCCAGGTCCGCCGATGAGGGAGACGAGAAGGTCGCGGTTCGCGGCGTCGCCCTGGAGATAGAGCCCGGCAAGATAGAAGAGCGTCCGCTCGTTGGAAAAGTCGCCGGCGTTTCCGAGGTAGTGCAACCCCCAGGTCACCCCGAGATCTCGAGAGAAGGCGACCCGCATGGACGCGGAGCCAGTGGCGAGGAGGAGCCCCCGCCCGTCGGTCGCGATGGACTCGTTCCAGTCGTCCATGTTGACAGACCGCATCGCCCAGGCCGTCCCGACAGCGTTCGTCGACACCCAGACGTCACCGTCGATCGTGAGTCCGACCCATCGCTCGGCGCGAGGCTCCCAGACGAGGTCGGTGAAGTAGCGTCCGGCGCCGTCGGTGTTCGCGAGGACCTCAGTCCAGGTGTCCCCACCGTCGATCGAGCGGAGGATCGCGGAGCCGGCGGCCTTCTCGCCACCGCAAAGGATCGTTCCGTTCCCGTCGTGGGCAAGGCAGAAGAGATCGGCCGTCGTCGGGAGCGTCGTCGGGGAAGCCCACGCAGCGGTTCCGTCAGCCGTCCGCGCGACGGCACCAGCGGTCCCGCCCCCTCCGACACCGCACGCGATGAAGTAGCCGGAGGCGGCGTCATAGATCACGTCCCGGAGCTCGTCGCCGGCGGCGGTGAGGGTCGCGGGGAGGTTTGCCGAGCGGTCGGTCCACGCAGCGGCGGTCGAGGCGGCCGACTCTGCCATCGCCCCGGCGGCGGCGGAGGTCCGCCCGACGGCAACCCAGAGGGTCTCGGCGTCTGCCCAGACGACGGCCCGAGCTCGATCGTGGGCGGCGCCGAAGGCTCGGGCCGTCCACGTCTCGAGAGGGTTGTCCGTCGTGAAGGCGGAGCTCGTCGCCCCGTCGTCCGCGACGGCGCACCACACGGGGACCTGGGCAACCCCGTCCGAGAAGCGGACGTCGACCCCGCGCACCCGAAGAGCTCCGGCCCCGCCGGTGACGTCCGCCATCCGGGTGAAGTTGAGAGCGTTCAGAACCCCGCCTTGTTCGGCGCCGGCCTCGATCTCGCCGAGGAGCTCGACGATCTGGTCGTAGACCGACCCAGCACCGATCGACGTCGCTCCGGACGTCGCGGCCGCGGAGCCGACCCGGTCGGAACCGGCGGCGGCGACGAGGTCGGAGACGAGCTTGTCGAGCTGTGCTTCGACCGTCGCGGCGGGGTTCGTCGTCCCGTCGTGCCAGGCTCCGCCGCCGGCGTAGTCGACCGCAGAGGCGAGGTGTTGGCTTGCAGCGGCGGCGATGTGATCGGCGAGGTCGGTGTCGCCGGCGTCGAGGTGATCGGCGAGGGACTGGACCGCTTCCTCGACGGTCCCGACGGCGACGGCGTTCGTCGCGCCGGACGTCCGGATCGCCCACTCCCGGCGGGAGTCGTCGATGTCCGCGTTGAAGATCTGGGTCATCCCGAAGGTCAGGAGGACATCGGCGAGGAGGATCTCGTCAGCCCGAGCGGCGGGTCGTGTCGGCGTGACCGCCTCGGCTCCCTGGGCAACGTGGAGCTCGAAGCCCTCGGCGCGGGAGAAGTAGACCGAGGCTCCGGTCCCGTCGAGCCGAGGGTCGGAGAGGACCCGCTTGAACTGGGCGAAGATCGTGATCCACTTCGAGTTGCCCGGAGTCGTGACCGCCGTCGAATTGCTGTTTTCGTCGACGGTGCAGTCGACGTCCTGGGTCGGGGACCATGAGATCCGCTGCCCGGTCTGGTCGTAGATCGTCGCCGGCCCGGAGACGTCGACCGTCATGTTCGGCGTCCCGGCGTTCTCGGTCACGACTCCGCCCGTCGTTACCCCGACAACCCCGTTGTCGAGCGCCCAGTTGAAGAGGGCGTCCTCGATCGCGTCGAAGGCGGAGTCGAGCTCGCCCTCGGTGACCTTCTGCCGGAAGAAGAAGTTGAAGCGGTCCATCGCGTCCTCCTAGTGGAGCGTCCAGTTGCCCGACGGCCCCGCCGTCTCGCCGAGCTCGGAAAGTCCGAGCTCGAGGTGATCGACGACCTCGGCGGTCGTCGGCTCGACGATCCGGACGAGGTGGGTGTGAGCCGGCTTCATCAGCTCCGCGATCGCTACGATCCGGGTTCGCTCCTCGTCCGTCAAGACGACCGGGGAGACGATCTCGAAGGAGTAGAGGAGCCGTCGCTCGCCCGGCCCGAGCTCGGCGGCGTCGGCCGGCTCGACCGTGTCGCTCGAGAGCTCGTCCCCCGGGCCGGCCGGCGGGGACTGTCCGTCGAGGGTCGGCGAGTCGGAACTTGCGAGCTCCCAGCCGATCCCGTTGTAGATCTCGATCGTGACGTCGAGCCCAAGGAAGAAGCGGACGACGTCGATGATCCCGTCCTCCGTCCCCTTCTCCCGGTAGATGTCGACGAGGACCCGAAGGAGCCTCCGCTTGTCGATCTCCGAGAGCTCGGCGAAGGCGAAGGGGTTCCCCAGGTCGGCAAGCATCGCGTCGAGGTAGCGGGCGGGCGCGAGGTCCGGGTCGAGGATGTCGGTCCAGTCGTCGACCTGTTTCAAGAGGAGGTCGAAGACGTCTTGCAGGCAGGCGACCCAGAGCTCGAGCTCACCGGTCGCGTCTTCCGTCCGGTTGATCTGGGGGAGGAGCTCGAGGAGCTCGAAGCGCCGTCCGTCCGGCCATGGGCGGTCGAGGGACTGAAACTCGACCGAGTTGTAGGGCGCGGCGACGACGTTCCCGAAGCCGTCGACGACATTCGACACCGTCAAGAGGTAGGTCGTGGCGAAGGAGAGCTCGAGGTCGACCTCGACGTCGACGGTCGACGAGTCGACCGGGGTCACTTCGACGGCCTCGACGTCGACGGTCGGAACCGCGAGCCGTTGGAAGGTGTAGTTTGCCGGGTTCAGGGCGTCGGACGTTCCGCTCGGCGAGACCTGGCGGACCTCTTCGTTGAAGGTCACCCGGACGACGAGCTGGGAGCGGGCCTCGGCGGAGACGACGCTCGGCGAGGTGAGGTCCTCCGCTCGGAAGGTGTAGGTCTCGTCGAGGGAGCTCCCCGACTCCGTCACCCGAACCTCGACCTCCTCGTCGGAGGTGAAGTCGGTCGTCGGGTCGATGACGATCCGGAGGGTCGCGGCGTCCGGGTTGGACGTCGCCGAGCCCGGCCCGTCGAAGCCGGTCTGGAATGAGCCGGCCGAGAAGGCGAGGGTCCCGCCGACGTAGACCGCGACGTTCGCGGCGGACGGCGCCGTCCCGTCCCCGTCGTGGAGCTCGAGCTCGACGAGGGAGTCGAGCGGGACCCCGTACTCTCCCGGCTCCGGTATCCGGTTGATGAGCTCGACGATCGGCGTGAAGTCGGAGCCGACCTCGAGGGAGGTAGGGAAGCCGAGGACGGCGTTCGCCGTCCCGCCGGTGACCTGGACCGAGCTCGTCGCCCCGAAGACGTCCGAGGTGATCCTCGGCGCCCCGCCGTCGTCCTCGGCCGTCGCCCCAGTGAGCCCGGCGGTGATCGAGGCGGCGACCTCGACGGCGGTCGCCTCGGCGATGTCGTCGAAGTTGACCGCGAGGAAGGTCACGACCTGGGCGCCCCCGCCGTCGACGGAGACGGAGAGGGTCATCCCGTCGACGAGGGCGTAGGTCTCCGCGTTCCCGGCGAGGACGGTCCCGGGGGTCGCGTCGCCGAGGTCCTCGCGGACCCGGTCGAGTTGGACGGACGGGATGGAGACCTTCGTCGCCATCATGCACTCACGAGCTCGAGCCGGAAGGCGAGCGTGTTAGTCGGTCCCCCGGTCGCGGCGACCGTGGGGATCGCGATGTCTCGGAGCTCGAGCTCGCGGAGCTCGGCGCGGAGCCTCCGGGTGTAGCGGGCGGTCCCGTTCAGCCGGACGGAGAGCTCCCATTCCAGAGCGGGAGACGTCGGGAGCGTGAGCGGGAGCCGGATGTTGACGTCGACGCGGGCGAGGGCGGCCTGGGCGGCGAAGTCGATCGAGCCCTGGGAGACCTCGACGAAGTCCCCGACGTTGAAGTTGCCGTCCTCGAGGTTCTCGTTCCCGAGCTCGAAGACGTAGCCCCCGGCCGGAGCGTCGCCGGCGGCCGGAGCGATCCGCCCGTGCTCGCCCCCGAGGTCCCGCTGGAAGGGGGAGAGCGGCATCAGAGCTGCCTCGCGACCTCGAGGTGATCGAAGAAGCCCCTCCGCGTGACGTCCTCGACCCGGAAGGCAAAGCCCGCCCGGCCGGAGGTGTAGGGCGCGGAGCCCGTGTTGACCCCGAGGGCGTCGTCGACGAAGCCCTCGATCGAGGGGTACTGGGGCCCTTCCATCCCGGTGATCCGCTCCCAGACCGGGGAGGAGACGGGGTTGACGTCGAGGTCGTTCGCGAAGACCTGGAGAAGGACGTCGCCGGATCCCTGGCGGACCATGTCGAGCCGAAGGTGAAGCCAGGTGTCATTCTCGAAGGTCTCCGTCGACCGCATGAGGACCGAGGTCGAAGGAGGGTTCGGCGCGAGGTCGGGAAGCCCGCCGACGACCGCCCCCTTCCGGAGGACGATGTGACCCGGCTCGTCGTCCCCGATCCCGAGGAGGTACCCCAGATCGTTGACGCTCGGTCCCTGTAGCCCGATGAAGAGGAAGGGAGCGAAGCCGGTTGTCCCTCCCGAGGGAGCTCGCTTCAGAGCTCCGCGAACCGAACCGCCATTCGCCATCGGTGCGAAGTTGACGAGGTTCGCGAAGAGCCCGACGGCCCCGTCGACGACGGCCTTCGAGTTGAAGCCGTAGACGAAGGACCCGCCCCCGTTCGGCTTGTCGACCCCGGCGGTGACTCCGCGGGCGACGCTCGCGGAGCCAAGGGAATCGGTCAAGAGGGTCCAATCTGTTTCAGCCATGAATAGTCCCTCCGGTTGTGATACACTTCCGGATGTGAGAACCGCGCGGTACGAAGATGTTCGAGACGCCATAGACGAAGGACGCCTTCGAGTCGATCTGTCGACCGGACTTGTCGAAGGAAGGCGCCTCGACGCGAAGGCGCAATGGAGACCGAAGAAGCTCGAACCCGTCGCGTCCCCCGGTCAGCTCCCCTACTACCGCGTGACCTTCACGACGAGCAAAGGACGCTTTCGGTGTCTCGTTCACCGCGTTGTTTGGTTTGCCGGCCGAGGAGCCATCCCGAACGACCTCACCGTCGATCACGGGAACTTCGATCGGGGCGACAATCGGCTCGAGAACCTCGCGCTCGTAACCCCCGCGGAGAACACTCGGCGCGCCGTCGAAGCCGGCCGGCTTGATCTCCACTCCCCGAAGAATTGGAGCTTGACCGAGGAGCAAGTCCGAGCGATCCGTCGGCGCCTCGCGGACGGCTCCTCCCAGCGAGAGGTCGCTCGCGAGCTCGAGACGAGCCCGAACGTCGTCAACCGAGTTGCTCGGCGTCGAACGTACCGCTCGGTTGTGTAGCTCGCCGGCCATGGCGTGCCCCTACACTCCGACGAGCTCCTCCGTCCACCATCGGCGCGGATCGTGGCGGAGGTAGTGCTCGCCGAAGCCGTAATCGGTGACGTCGACGATCGGACTCGTCGGCGTCGCCGAAAGTTGGAAGGTGTCCGCGGCGACGTTGCGGACGTAGTAGGGCGTCGAGAGGATTCCCTCCGGCCGGCGCCCGGTGTCATTCCCGATCGTGATGATCCAGAGGTTCGTCAGCCCGTGGGTGGCGAAGGTGAAGGTATCGGTCGCGGGGTTGACGTTGACCCCCGCAAGGTCGTAGCGGACCCCCTCGAAGGACTCGAAGCCGTCCTGGGTCGCGTCGTCCTGCCAGAAGGCGGCGAGCTCGAGCTCGGTCCCGACCCCGGTCGCGGGGAAACTCCAGTTGTACGGGTGACCCGTCCAGCCTTGCTCGAGGTCCTCCGCCCCGCCGGCCCCGCCGAAGTCGCCGAAGGAGAGCTCCGCCCCGTCGAAGCCAGGGTTCAGGACGGCGCCGGCCGGCCAGCCCTCCTCGAGGTCCTCGACGTCCTCGGGTCCTGTCGGCTCGAGAGCATCGAAGGAGCCCGCCTCGATCGGGACCGGGTCGAGGTCGTAGAGCCCTTGGGGCGCGGTCCCCCAGAGGGTCTCGAAGTCCTCGAAGGCGGTCGGGTCGCCGAAGCCGGCGAGGTCGTAGAAGGAAGGCTCGAGGTCTACGAAGTAGCCCTCGAAGGCGCCGAGGAGCCCCTCGGAGTAGCCGGCCGGCCATTCCCCCTCGAAGCCTTCCTGGGCGGAGGTCCTCGTCCCGGCGACGACAACCTCGACGGTGAACTCCGCGAACTCCTGCCCGGTGTAGGACTCGGCGACCGTCCAGCCGTCGGCGGCGCCGGGTTGTGTCCCCGCAGCCTGGGTCTCGAAGCTCCCGTTCGCGATCGTCATGCGAGCGGCGCCCCCGTGTCACCGTCGAGGAGGGTCACCGTCCCGAGGGTCGGGAACTCTTGCGTCGCGACCTCGACGTCGAACCTCTCCCCGTTCAGGAGGAAGGCGCCGAGGGAGTCGTCGATCTTCCGGACACCGGAGACGTCGCGGACGACGTTGAAGACGTCCGACCACGCGATCTCATTCGCCGGAGCTCCGCTCGCCGTCTTGAGGTTGAAGCCGAAGTCGACGGTCGGGTTCGGGGAGCCGTCCTCGAGCTCGATCGCGAAGTAGTCCTCGAGGGCCTCGCGGATTCGCGCGTCGACGACGGACGCGGTCTCGCCCTCCTCGAGGTAGACCGTCGCCTGGACGTCGATCGTCAGGTACTCGGGATCGCGGACGTCGACGAGGAAGGTCAGGGTGTTCGGATAGGTCTCGGTGACCATGGTCAGGACGGCGGCCTTCAACGTCGACGTCGGAAACCCCCCGCCCGTCGGGATGACGTGCAAGTGCCCGGCGTTCTCGTCGATCTCCGTCCGCTCGTTGCTCGTGAGCATGAGAGCTCGAGAGACCCCAGGGACCCGCTTCGCGTTGATCTCGTAATCCTCGCGGGCGACCGTTCGGTTCAGAACGCGGATCGACTCGGGAGCGTACACTCGGATCTGCTCGATCGACTCCCGGTTCTGTCCCCCGCTCGCCGGCGACGGATTCGAGACGGTGACGACCTGGGGGTTGCCGAAGGTGTCGGCGTAGGTCCGATCGCTCTTCGAGATCGCGAGGGCCTCGACGTTTCCAGCGGTCCCGCCCCCGGTTCTGTAGTCAACGTCGATCGACCCCTGGGGGATCGCCCCGTTGATCCCGTTCCCAAAGCGGATCGTCGCCCGGTCGTTTTCGTCGACCGTGACCGTGAAGTGCCGATCGCTCGAGGTCGAGGAGAGGAAGTCGTCGACCTGGGAGTAGGTTCCATCGCCGGCGGTGACGTCTGCCGTCGCGTCGAGGTAGGGCGAATCGGAGAGGAGGAACTCCTGATTCGGGAGCCCCGTCGAGGTGAAGGTCTCGGTCGCGTCGAGGGAGTTTTGAACCGTGACGATCGCGGTCGGAGGGTCGGTCCCGGCGGTGATCGTGACGTCGGCGTCGATGACCTGGAAGACGATCGGGTCGGTGATCTCGAGCGTCCGGAAGGTGTCCCCGATCGCGAAGGTCACGTCCCCGACCGGCGGAGCTCCGAGGGTCACGACGAGCTCGGCCGTCGAGGCGATCGCACCGTCCGGGGTGTAGCCGAGGAGCTTCGCGAGCCCGAGGAGGGACTTCCGGAGCTGGGCGGTCGTGATCCTCGACTCCCGCGATTGGTTGTCCTGGTAGAAGAGGAGGACGTCCCCGACGTGGGCGTTCAGCTCGAGGAGGATGTTCCCGAAGTTGGCGACGTTGAAGTCGGTCCATTCGGGGAAGGCCCCCCGGACGAGATTGATCAACCGAGCCCGGAGGGAGTCGAAGTCCTTGTCGGTGTAGTCGACCGATGCCCCGAGGAGTGCCATCGGCCCGAGTCTACCGCGGGCGGGCGCGTTACTCCAGCGGGACGACGGCCTCGAGCCCTGGGAGGAGGACGGCGTTCCCGGCGGAGTTGCGGTCGACGAGGTCGAACCGGACCCGGATCGCGATCGCGACCTCGCCGAGTCCCTCGACCTCCTCGGAGTAGATCTCGACTCCGGTCACCCGGACGCGAGGCTCCCAGCGGACGAGAGCCTCGGCGATGTAGATCCTCGCGAGCTCGCGGGTCGTGTCGTCGTTTGGGGCGTGCCGGAGGAGGTAGAGCTTCGACCCGAACTCGGTCCGCCAGGCAAGCTCGCCCTGGGAGAAGTCCGAGGCGGCCCTCGTTCCGAGAACCTGGCCGACGCAAGCGGTCACGAGCTTGACCCCGCCGGCGGCGGCCCAGTCGAGCTTCCGGTCCCGCCGGAAGGGGCGAAGGATACCGTAACCGAAGAGGTCGCCTCCCCCGATGAGCTTCGGCGAGGGCCCGACCTCCGTCGTCCTCGTCGTCGTGGGGAGTCCGCTCGAAACGGGGTATGAAGCATCCCGGCTCATGTTTCGAGATTACCAGACGGGTCGACGGCGAACACTCGGACCGTGACCGTCGTCCCCGTCGGCCATCCTCCGGTCCGCCGGAGGGAGAAGCGGAAGCCGTTCGCGATCGCGGTGCGGGTCGAACGGGCGGCGTAGCGGGCGGTAAAGGCGGCCCCGTCGTGAGCGAGCTCCTGGTCGGCGGTCCTCGATAGGAAGGCGACGACGAGGACCCGCCCAAGCGTGCCGGAGTCGTCGGTGACGTCGAAGACGAGGGCATCCCCGGCTTCGATCTGGGTCCCCTCGAGCGGCGAGACGAAGGTCACGACAGGAGGAACCTCGTCGAAGAGCGGAACCTCCCGACACGGCGGGATCGCGGCCGGAGTCATGTCGACGGCGACGAGTTGAACAAGCTCGCCGTCGTCGGGGATCTCGAGCGGAACGATGGTCACTACTTCGAGAGGATAGTCGGCCATTGTCACACCACGAGAGGCGTCGAGGAACCATCCCAAAGATCGGCAATGAGAACTTCGTCGAGATAGAGATAGTTGTAGCTATCCCCGGTGTTCGGGTAGGCGCGAGGAACCCCGGGCGCGAAAACCCATCGGGAAACGCCAAGGTAGCCGGCGACGGTTTTCTCGACGGCAATCGCCGGGATCGCTCGTTCCTTCCCGTCGTACAAGTTGACCTTCCCATGAAGGGGAAAATACTGTGAGCCACCATAAGGAAAGTCGAGCTGAGTCCGAAGGAACGACTCGGCTCCTCCCCCGACGTCAGCCCATGTAAATCCGTCCGCAAGCGCCAAGACTGAAGGCGTCAGCGCGATATTTCCGAGGAACAATGCAAGGGGGCTTGCCTCTCCGGTTGCCACTTGGCGGAGGTCGTCGAGCTTGCCCCAACCGTTCAGGTTGTTCGGATTGATGACCTCCCCAATGAAGAACCCATATTCTCCCGCTGGTGATGGAGTATCGTCCGCGGCGACGTGCGTCACGTTGGCAGTCGTACCGGCAGCGAATACTGACTGGGGGTTATCCTTCGTTCCGGATACGTTGAACGTAGCTTCATCGGTGGCACTCGGGAAGGTATCCGCGCTCCCTCCGGTGAACCCCGCCGCCCTGGAATAACCGCCCCACCAATAACCATCGACGTTGGAGTTTTTCGAGTTATACCGCGTGAAGAGAATCTCGCGGTTTCCGTCCGGGTCCTGCATAACGAACCAGCATTTCGGGCCGCCGAGAGCCTCGAGTCCGACTCCGATTCCGACGTTCGCCGGCGGAGGGTGCGGGTCGCCCGGGTAGACGATGGAAGACCCCACGACGACGGATCCGAAGACGTCGGAGGTGGCATAGACCCCGTTCGTTCCGGACCCGCTCGCCTTCACCGTCCATCCCGCGGCCTTGAGCGTTTCCTTGAGCCACCACATGCAGTGGTTTCCGCCGAAGCCGGTCTTGTTCAAGTTGCGATGGAGCATCCCGCCCTCCGTCGGCAAGCGTACCGCAAACCTCCCCCCAAGCCCAGCCCGTAGCGGCGCCAGAGGCACCCCAGGACGTCCGGAAGCTCCGGAGGGTCCGACCTACCGCCTCGAGCTCCTCGGGCCGTCCTGGGGCATTCTCGCGGGCGTCTCGAGGTCCTAGAGCGGGATCGCTGCCCGGACGAGCTCGAGGGCGTCGGCGATCGCTCGGACTTGCTCGGCGGCGGCCCCGATGTCGTCCCCGAGGTCGCCGAGGGTCGGGATCGGTGGCATCCCGGGAACGAGGGCCCCGAAGGTGTTCAGGAGCTCGATCATGGAGTCGACCGGCCCCGAGCTCGCTTGGAGATTCGCGAGCTGGGCGGCGAGGGTGTCGGAACCGCAAGCGGCGGCCTGGCGAAGGGCGTCGAGGTTCTCCGACTCGGCGATCTCGACCGCCCGCTGGATTCGGTCCTCGAAGGCGGCGAGGACCTCGAGGGTCTCGGCGACCCCGTCGAGGTAGGTCGCGACGACCCCTATCAAGTCGAGGACCATCGCGGGGACGGAGAGCTGGGGGACGAGGGCGGCGAGGTTGGAGACCTTCTCGACGAGCTCGTCGATCGCCTCGAAGAGGGCGGTCGGATCGGTGAGGATTCCGGGGACGGCGACGATCGCATCCTTGATCGCGATGACCGCCCCGATGATGTCGAAGATCGGGGAGAGCGGCGCCATGGCGGCGGTCGTTTGCGCCATGAGCTGTTGCGCGAGGGCGAGCGGCGGCGCGTCGATCCCGGGGAGCGAAGCGCAGACCCGCACGCCTCCCGGCATCCGGACGCAGAGCTCGTGGTTCCGAACCTGGACCTCGGGGCACTCGATCTCGACCGTGGGCATCGGCGGCCCCCTTCCCCTAGATCGGCTCGGTCGACGGCGCGACCGGCCTCCCGTTGATCGTGACGTTCACCCCCTCGATCGCGACGGTCCCGATCGCGGCGATTCGGATCGACGAGGTCGCGGTGATCGACATCTGTCGCGTGAGACCGTTCAGCTCGACCCCGTCGCCGGAGACCTTGTCGGAGAGGAGGAGCCCGGGGGTGTCGAGGGAGTCGTCGAGGACGACGAGCCAGCGGTCCGTCTCGAGGACCTTGACCTTCGGTGCGTCGGCCGGCGACTTCGCGGAGACGCGGGCGTTCAGCCCGGAGGTCCTCCGCGGAGCTCGGAAGCATCCCGGGATGTAGTGGACCTCGTCGACGTCCCCTTGATGGAACCAGACCGCGACCTCGGCGCCGACCTCGGGAACGAAGAAGAGCCCGAGGGAACCGGCGCCTCCGCCGACGTTCAGCGGGAGGGCCCATCCCGAGCTCGGCTCGAGAAGCCCGGGGACGCGAACCTTGACCCGTCCGACCTTCAACGGGTCGGCGTTGTCGGTCACGACCCCGCGGTAAAGGGCGGTGAAGCGCGGGTCACCGGCGCCGTCGTGCTCGTCCATGTTAGGACCCTCCTCCCGAGCTCGGAGTCACGCCTCCGCCTCCCGAGCTCGCCCTCCGGCCCGGTTGCTCTCTCCTCGAGCTCCGCCTCGGGGGCGACCCCGTCGGCGGGGTGTAGACGACCTCGGTCCTCCTCGTCTCGGGGTCGACCCGCTCGATCCACTCGGCCGGCCGAGCGTCCCCGTCCCCGTCACGGGTCGCGGTATCCTGGTCTTCCCCATCTTGACGGTTCCGCCGGCCCCGGTTCGCCGGACCCCCGTCGAGGAGCTCGACCCCTCGAGCGGCCCTCGAGCTCGTCGAATGCCCGCCGTGCCCGTCGGAGATCGCCGAGACCTTCATCCGGTAGCCCCCGGAGTCGAGGGTGTGCTCGACCTCCTTGACGTAGTAGCGGATCGAGAGCCGTTGTCCGACCCCGTCGAGCTGGAAGACGGTCTTCGCGTAAAACTGGGGGTCCCCGATGACTTCCATGGAGAGCTTGACCGCCATCTGCCGATGGCGCCGAGCTCGAGCTCGAGCTTGACGGACGGCGGTCGTCGGCGAGGAAGTCGACGTCGGACGGACCTCGTCCTGGGCGACGTTCCCCTCGTGAGCGTCCGGCGGCCGGCCGAAGTCTGGGTTCCTCCGGGCGGCCCTCGTTTCGGGATCGATGAGCTCGAAGACCGGCGCGAGCCCCGTCTCCCCCGAGGCTCGGCTTCCGCCCTCGCCGGAGTCGCCGGCGACGTCCTCTCCCTCGAGGGGGTTCCGGCCGGCGGTCCGGACGCGGGCGGGCCTCGCGGTGATGTCGTTCTCGACGTTGATCGAGAGGATCTCCCCGACGGTCGGGTCGGTGTAGTAACGGAAGCGCCGGACCGGTTGCTCGTCGGTTCGCCTCGGATGGAAGTGCAGCCCATCCCAATCAACGAAGAACTCGAAGCCCTCGTCGGTCGCGAGGCGGCGAAGAAACTGGGCGTCGGTCAAGCGAGCCTGGGAGATCGACGGGAGGACCTCCTCGGTGTCCTCGATCTCGACGTCCTCGAAGCCGTTCTCTTGGGCGATCTGTCGGACGACGTCGGACCGCCGGAGGTTCTCGAAGAGCCTGGTCCGGACGATCCGGTTCATGGTGACGGACCGAGCGCGGGCCTCGATCGAGAGCTGTTGGAAGCCGGAGACCTTCGTGATGACGAGCTCCCGCGGCGTCGACATCCTCCCGGGGTAGCCCCAGGCGGCCCGGATGACGTTCCCCTTCTTCCAGAGGGGATCGTCGAAGTTGGAGAGGTCGAAGTTGTCGACCGTGAGCTTCATCGTGTCGGCGGCCCGCTCCGAGTCGGTGAAGGAGAAGGAGAGGACGCGGATCGAGTTGTCCGGCGCCGGCGTCCCCCGGCCGGCGGGGTCGACGAGGGCGAGGCGGTCCTCGCCGGACTCGGTCTCGACGGTGACCCAGAACTGCGGTTCGGTCCGGATGAAGGGTCGGACACTCACCCCGAGACCCTCCTCTCCTCCGAGAAGATCTTCTCCTCGACCGTCCGGAGGGAGGGGATCACGACGATCGAGCCAACCGGGAGCTCGACGGTCGGGTCATGGATCGGCTGGGGTTGGAAGTCGGCGATGACCCACCATAGCCCGGACGGCCTCGGGAGCCCGCGGAAGTAGCGCCCGGCAAGGCTCCACAGGGTATCCCCGGCCCGGATGACGTGGGCCCGGTTGTCGGAGAGCTGGGCGAAGGGAAAGGGTTCTCGCTCGACGAGGAAGAGCTCCTTCTCGCCGAGGTCGTCGAAGCGGACGCCGGTCGTGTAGATGTACCGCGATCGGGCTCGAGGCGGCATCGGTCAGCCCTCCTCGGGGAAGGGGTTCGGGCGGAACTTCAAAGCGGCGGGAACGTCGCCCCCTGGAACGTGCCCGTAGCGGAGGCTCGAGTCGTCCCGGACCTCGGCCGAAGTGATCCGGACGTCGCGGATCTCCTCGATCGCAAGCGTCGCTCTCGAAACCCTCGCTTGCCCGTACCGGTTGAAGAACTCGTGAGAGAAGCGAACCGCGGTCACGATACAGGTCAAGGAAAGCATCCTCGGCCAGACAAAGAGGATGCGAGGCGGAGCTCCTCCGGCGATCGTTTCCGCTCCGCCCTTCGGGAAGCAAAGGGACTTGAGAAAGCGCCGCTGTTGCCGCATGAGCTCGAGGTCCGCCGGTGTCATCGCCCGCCAGAAGAGCTCGACGGAGAAGGACTCGTTCCCGGTGTAGCCGAACTGGAGAGGTTGATGTGAGAGCCCGGGGACGGTGAGCTTCGACCATGAGACCTGGATCTCCTCCTCGAGCCGTTCGGGATTGAAGAGGACCCGGAGGGTCTCGTTCGTCTCGAGGTTGGAGATCGTCATCTTCGCGCCGGCCTGCCAGTCGGGCATCTAGTCCTCCACTCCGACCGGGGCGAACTCCCCGGCGGCGGCCGACCGAGCTCCGCCTCGAGTCGCCCGAGCGATCGCCTCGCCGTCGACCTGGACAACGATCGGTTGTGCGGCGGCGAGTCGCATCGCGCCGACGGCCTGGCGAAGGGCCTCGCGGTCCCCGCCGGACATCCGGACGGCCTCCGCCATCCGAGCCCCGGCGGCCTCGCCCCGAGCTCCGGCGACCGAGGGTTGCGCGGCGGCAGCGGTCGGCTCCCCTCGACGAGCTGCCTTCATCGCCTCGCTTCTGGCGCGGAGCTCCGCTTGCTGCTCTCGGCCGGCAACAAACCCCCCCATCGCTTGCTCGGCCCCGCCCCAGCCGAGGGCCTGGCGGACCGGGGCGGGGACGATCTGCATCATGCCGAGGATCGCGCGGGAGACGCTCTCGGCGACTCCGAGAACGGCGTCGCGGAACCGATACCAGGCTTCAACCTGTCGGTTGACCCAGCCCTCGACGGCGGAGAATCCGGCGGCGAGGGTGTCGACGGTCCAGTTGTAGGCGCGGACGAGGGCGGCGAGGACCTCGATCGTGACGCCGATGTAGGACGCGAAGAAGATCAAGGCGGGGACGAGGAGGTCGACGAAGACTCGCCCGAGCTCGCGGAAGACGGACATCCCCTCGCGCCCCTGCCCCGCGGCCTGTTCCTGCATCCCGAAGGCTTCGCGGAGGGCGTCGACGAGCCGACCAACCGAAGAGGAGAGAGCATCCCACACGAGCCGGAGGGTCGGGAGCCATTCCTGAAACTGCGAGACCATTCCTTGTGCGAACTGGACGACGTTCCGAATCCCGTCGACGATGATCACGATCGCTCGGCCGACGACTCGGCCGACCTGCATCCCGACCTCCATGAAGCGTTGCATCGGGGTCGATGCTCCGGCCTCCGTCGCCTCCCCGATGAAGCCGAGCTGGCGGCCGAGCTGTTGCAGCGCGCGGACGAGGGCTCGAGCGGCCGGAGCTCCGGCCGCGAAGGCTTCGTTGAAGCCCTTCCGGATCCCGGAGAAGAAGCGCCGAGCTCGAGCGTAGAGGGCAAAGAGGTTGATGATGAAGGGACGAATCCCTCGGTTGCTCGCGAGGGAGAGCTCACCGGCGACCGCCTTCGAGAAGCCCCCCCTCGTGAGGAGCTCGCGGAGAGCTCGGAAGCCGAGGGAGACCCTCGCGAAGACATTCCGGACCCAGTCGCCGATCCCGCCGAGGTTGTAGCGGATCGCCAGCCCGAGGGCGATGAACCCCGAGGCGAGGACGGCGACGGCGGCGACGACCGGCAAGGTCGCGAGAAGGATCACCCCCATCGTGATCGCCATGATCTTCAAGAACGGGAGGATCAAGGCGACCGAGAAGCCGAGGATCCCGAGCCCTCCCATCGCGGTCACGAGGGCACCGATCGCGATGACGATCGCGGCGATCGCGGTCCCTACCTCCTCGGGGACTGCGTTGAAGACCCGGATAAAGAAGTTGAGGAGGTTCGTCAGGGCGGCGACGAAGGGACGGAAGGCGCGGGCGAACGCCTCGCCGAGGACGACTTGAAGGGTCTGGAGGGTCCCCTGCAAGAGGACCCGTTGACCGCGGAAGGTGTCGAGCATCCTCTGGCGAAACTGCTCGGCGGCGCCGTCGGCGTTTCGCATCGTTCCGCGGAGGAAGTCGACAGCCTCGGCCCCGCGAACGATCTCGCCCCGAGCGTTCCGCATCCCGGTTGTGAGCTGTTGCGTGATCCCGGTGACCGCCGTCAACCCGAACCGGCCGAAGAGCTCGGAGGCGACGGCGGCCCGCTCCGCCTCGTTCGGGAACCGCTCGCCGAGGGCGACCCCGGCTTCGCGAACGACGTCGAGGAAGTCGCGGAAGTTGCCCTGGGCATCGGTGACGTTCACCCCGAGACGTTGCCGGATCTGGTCGGAGTTGCGCGCCATGAAGATCAAGGCGGAGGAGACGGAGCTCGCGGCGACGCTCGCCTCGACACCGGTGTTCCGGACGAGACCGATCGCGGGGAGCATCTCCTCGAGGGACTGGCCGGTCGCGGCGGCGCCGCGGGAGACCGTTCCGAGGGCGAGGGCGAGCTCGTTGTGCTGTAGGGCGGTCACGTTCGCGATCCGAAGGAGCCGGTCGGTTGCGTAGCCCGCTTGATCGGCCTGTAGCCCGAAGACGCGGAGGGCGGCTCCGACGCTCTGGGCGGCGAGGGAGACGTCGATCTGTCCTCCCGCGGCGAGGTCGAGGGCACCCCCGAGAGCTTGCATGGATTGCTGGGCGTCGAAGCCTCGGACGGCGAGCTCGGCGAGTCCCTGGGCGGCCTCCGTCGGCGAGAACTGGGTCGCGATGCCCGCCTCGATCGCCCGGTCTCGAAGGGCGCGCATGTCGTCGGCCCCCGCCATGGAAAGCGCGCCGACTCGTGCCATGGTCTGGCCGAACTCGGACGAAGCGTCGGCGAGGTCGAAGGCGCCTCGCAGCGTCCCGACCCCGGTCGCCATGGTCGCGACCGAAGCTCCGACCCCGAGGGCGGCCGCTTGCATGATACCGCTCGAGAGCCGCGCCCTCGTAGCTTGCCGGTCGAAGGCTCCCCCGACTCGGTTGATCACCCCCGTCGCCTGGTCGCGGGCGGTGAAAATGTAGCCCATGCCGGCTTGGTTCAAAGCCATGACTCCCCCAGTCTACCGCCGGCGGTTCGCCTTCTCCAGAGCCTTCGCCTCCCGCCGGCGTTGTTCCTCGAGGAAGTCGAGGGCGGCCTCGAGCTCGCCGATCGACATCTCGAGGACGTCCGCCCGGGTGAACGAGTAGCCCGAACCCCCGTGAACGGAGTAGCAGAGGGTCCGCGTCGCAGCCCAGACGTCCTCGAGCGGGAGCTCGGGGATCAGTCCGAAGAGGGCGACGGGTCTTCCTGGCCGGCCAGCGGCAGCGCGGGTCCGCCCCGTCGAGCTCGTCGAGCTCGAGCCCGCCGTCTCTCCGACGGCTTCTTCGGGACAAACATGCGCTGCAAGTCCAAAGGGAGGTCAATCTCCCACTCGGCCCCGCACGTCGGGCAGTAGACGTCAAAGGCGGTCTCGATCCCGCCGTCGGCGGAGTCCATCTTCTCGAGGAGGTCCTCGATCTCTCCCATCGACAAGTCGGCGATGAACCGCTCCGTCGCTTCGCCCTTCGCGACCTCTTCGATCTCGAGGACCCTCGCCTTCATCGCGGCGACGACGAGGTCGTCCCCCTGGCTCTGGATCGCCTCGAGGGCGCGGAGCTGGTCTCGTCCCTCCATGAGCTTGAAGAAGACCCGCCGACCGTCGGAGAGCTTCGCCTCGAAGCGGTTCCGGCCGGAGGCGATCGCGACCCTTGACGCCTCCGGGATCGGTCGGACCGGAAGCTCGAGAAGCGGCAGATCCCAGACGAACTTGTTCCCGCATTGGGGACACCGAACGTCGAGCTCCTCGGTCTCCCCGTAGGTTGCGACCCGGATCATCAGGAGGGCGAAGATCCGGTCGGCGGCGAGGACCCTCGTCCAGTCGACGGCGGTCCTCTCGAAGGTGTAGGGCCCGAGCTCGAGGGTCTCGAGCCAGCAAGCCCGAAGGATCGCCTCGGCGGCCTTCCCGGACCGCATGGCCCTGGCGTCGCCGAGGACGCCGGCCTTCCCGGCGGCGAGGTGTGAGACCCGCCCAGCGAGCCCGGACGGGCATTCGACAATGCGCTCCATGCTTTCCTTCCCCTGCGAGGGCGACGTCGCCCTCAGCTCCTCGAGAGCCTACCACAGGCGGAGGCGAGGAGGGAGCTCGCGGGCGAGCTCGAGGCGGGGACCTACTGGATCAGCTCGGGGTAATCGTAGGCGAGGACGACTGTCTCGATGACGTTCTCGTCCGCCTCGTTATCCCAGGACCCGCCGACGAGCCGCTTCGGCCAAGCGTTGTGCAGGCGCCAGCGGCGGAGGATCGAGCCGTCCCGATCGTACTGGACGACGTCGACCATGCGCTTGTACTCGGCATCGACGAGCCCCGCGTTCGCGGAGAGGTCCGCGACCTCGAGAAGCCAGTCGTAGAGGTCCCGGTCCTGGGTCGCGCCTCGCTCGAGCGTGATGTCCTCGACGGTCGCACGCCCCGGGGACTTGTCGGCGATGAGCGTCCCGCCCTCGAAGTGCTCGACCGTCGCGAACTCGATCGCGATGTCGGAGCAAGTCCGGAAGGCGGCCGAGCCGAGACCGTCGATCTGGACCTGAAACTTGAACCGCTTGTGAAAGCTCCGCGGCGTTCCGATGATTCCGGCCATGGTGTCCTCTCCTCCCCGCTACGCTATGCGGTCGCGGCCGCGATCTCCTCCTCGAGCTCCCGGGTGTCCTGGGAGAAGCGGAGGATGATGTACTCGGCCGGCTTCTGGGTCGCGAGCCCGATCCTCGCGACGAGCTTCCCGGCGAAGACGACCGAGGGCGGGTTGAGCCCCTCCCCGACGTCGACGAAGAAGCTCGTCTGGGGCGACGTCCCGCGGAAGGCGCGGTTCCGATACTGGATCAGAAGGAAGGCGACGAGGGTCCGCTCGACCCGGGCTCGGAGCTCCGGGTCGTTGTTCGCGTGGCGTGCGAACTGGATCCCGAGCTTCGCGGACTGCTCGATGTAGATCACGCCTCGACGCTCGGCGACGCTCGGGAAGTTGCCGTTCGACTTGAGCGTCCGGGAGCCGTCGATGTGGATCGGGAGACCGGGGCCCGTCGTGATCGGGTTGATCCGCTTCGGGTAGATGAGATCGCGGGTCGGCTCTTGCTTGACGTCGTCGGTCTCGAAGCCGACGACCCCGCGGAGGATGCCCCGCTCGACCCCGGCCGGTTGGTCGTAGACCCCGCCCTCGCGAGCTCCGTCCGTCCGGGCGTAGGTCCCGGCGATGTGCCCCGAGGGCGGCACGACGATCGTGTCCTCGTTCCCGAAGACGGTCTTGTTCGGGTTCAGGACCTTGACCTGGGGCCAGTAGATTGCCCCGAACTCGGAGAGCTCGAGGAGGGAGGCGGTCGTCTCGACGTAGGTCACGATCCCGGTCTTGGATTGCCCGGCCGGCGGGTCGAGAACCGCGAAGACCGACCCGTCCCGGGTGTCCTCGCAGTAGGAGATCATCCCGTTGTGGACCGCGTTCGTCGGCCGGTCCGGGATCGCGAGGAGGGCGAGGTCGAGGGACTGGTCGAGGACGCGGAGCCCCGTCGGACCCGCCGAGCTCCCGAGGAAGTCGTTGTCGTCGAGGGACGTCAGCCCGTCATCCCCGCCGGCGAGCGGCCCGTGAGTCGTCGGGGAGTAGGTCGGGGCGAGGTGCCCGCCGGCCGGCCGGCGTTGCTCGGCCGTCCCCGCGGCGAGGAGGTCCTCGGCGGTGACGAAGTGCGACCCGGTGTCCTCGTCGTTCAGGATCGTCTCGACGTAGCGATCCCCCGCGTCGTCCATCGTGAGGTTCGGGAAGGTCTCGACGACGATCCCACCGTCGAGGACGGCGAGGTTGAACTCGGACGCCTCGAGGGAGGTCGCCCTCGAGATCTTGATCGTGAGGTCGTGGGCGAAGGTCCCGTCGTACTTCCCCCAGATCTTGAGGGTGTTGACGGCGGCCCCGCTCGTCCCGGAGTGCGTCGCGTTGTCGAGCCCGAGCTCGTCGTCCGCGGTCGAGGTCGCATCGACCTGGACCGAGTAGGCGGCGCCCGCGGTGTTCCGGGTGATCCGGACTCGGCCGGAGTCGTCCGAGACGGTGACGCCGGCGACGGCGGCCTCGACGATCGTCTTGACCTCGGCGACGGTGACGCCTTCGATGTCGGCGACGTTGCCTCCGCCGGTGTCGGAGAGTCCGGTGAAGCCGAGGGCGGCGAGGGCGGTCCCGCCGAAGGTCGCGAGCTCGGAGTCCGTCCCGCGAAGGTCGGAGGTGATCTTGACCGCTCCGGCCGAGACCTCGGCGAAGATCCCGGCGGCCTCCGCGTTGATCACCGCGGCGACCTCGAGGGCGGTCGCGGCACCGATCGCGACGAACTCGGCGGTGTTGAAGGTCACCGTCCGCGCCAACCCCTCGACCTCGAAGGTCAGCGTCCATCCGTCGGTGAGAGCGAAGGGTTGAGTCGCCCCTCCCGTCACCGTCGCGGCGTCGGCGTTGAAGGTCGCGGCGGTCGGCCCGCCGAGGTCCGTCGTGATCTGAAGGGTGTCCCCCGGCTCGAGGTCGAAGGGTTCGACGATCGACCCCAGGACGGACCCCTGGGTCGGAGCTCCGGCCGGCGTCTGGATCGTGTAGGACGCGGCGACGGACGTCTTCGTCGCCGGCGTGTTGATGTCGGTGTAGTGGACGGTCCGGACGAAGTCGAGGACCTGTCCCCCGTTCTGGAAGAAGCCCTGGACGGCGTGGTAGGCGTCGCCGTCGGCGATCGCGCCCCCGTAGGCGTCGACCCACTCGTCGAAGCTCGTCGTCCGCGTGAGCTCCCCGACGGGGCCCTTCTCGGTGATCCCGATCATCCCGAGGATGTTGGTCGGGACGCCGAGGATCTGGCGGACGCGAGGCTCCTCCTCCGTGATGACGACCTTGCTCGCGAGAAGCTCTTTCGACATTGGTCAGCCCTCCTCTTACTCGCCCCGCTTCGCCTTCGCGACGGCGGCGGCCTTGCCGTTCTTCTCCGTCGAGGCAGGCGCCTCCGACGGCATGGTTTCCGACGGCGGCGTGGCCTTCGACGGCGCGGCCCTCGGTGTCTGGCTCCTCGGCTTCGGGTCGGGGACGACCTCGAGCCGGATGTCGCCGGCGGCGCGGAGCCGTTTCACGTCGGGGACCCCGACGATCGCGTCGGGAAGCCCCTCGAGCCTCTGCCCGGCGAGGAGGGTCAAAGTCCCCGGTGTCCCCTTCCGTTGCTCGAGGACGCCCCGGACACCGGTCTTCGGGTTGAGGTCCGAGGTCCGGATGACCCGTCGGCGGAAGCCGTAGCGTCCGGAGTAGAACGCGGGATGATCGAGGGAGATGATCTTCCGCCGCTTCGAGACGTTGATGATCGTCGTCGACATTTAGCAGTCTCCTCCTGGGCTCGGACCGACGTCGTAGGTCTCGCCCGTTTGGGTCGTGGTCAGCTCCGTTTCCTCGACCGGTATCACGACGCGGGTCCCGAGCTCGCCGTCGAAGCCGGCGAGGTCCTCGAGGTCGAAGCCCCGCACGACAACGGTTCCCGAGAAGGATCGCAGGTTGGAGACGTTCGCGCCAGTGGTGATCTCGAAGTCGCCTCCGTCGGCGAAGTCGAGCTCGTATCGGACGCGCCCCTGGCTCGGGTCGGACGTGTCGCGGTCGAGATAGACGTAGGGGTTCCGGTCGATGACCTGGGTCGCGAGGGCGAGGAGGTTCACGAGCTCGATCTGGGAGTCGGAAACCCCGGTCACGGTGAAGGTGAGGTCGACGGTGTAGGGCGCCCGGCGGAGGATGACCTCCCCGTTCGGGAGCTCGAGCTCGACGCTCCCGTTGACCGAGAAGAAGCGGTTCTCCTCGAGGTCCGGTCCGTCGAGCCCGATCCCTGGGAGCTCGGCGATCTCGACGATCGAGTAGGCGTCCCCGGTTTCCGCGTCGTATTCGGTGTGGGTCGTTGTCGAGACGTTCGGGATGACCTGTTTCCGGAAGAGCCGAACGAGCTCGCGGACGAGTCGCGTCAAGTGCGCTTCGTCGGCGAGCTGGACCCTCGAGAAGCGATAGGCGTCCTCGAGGACGACCGACTCGCCAGGGATCGGGACGCCGGCGTCGTCGAGGTTCCGGATCGTGACCGAGACCTTCCCTTCCCCGTAGGCGCGGGAGTAGACGCGGACGTCCGCGACGGGCCCCTCGGCGACGAGAGCTCCCGAGCTCGTGAGGGAGAGGGTCGAAGCGGTGAGGGAGGCGACCTCCCGCGCCCCGTCATTCGACCCCGAGCCCTCGACGGTGACCTTCTGCCCGGCGCGGAAGCCGTCGGCCCGCCAGTCGCCCGAGCTCCTCGCGATCGTGTCCGGCGCCCCGGGAACGAAGGTCAAGACCGCGCCCTGGGCGAGGCGGACGAGCCCGCCGGAGATCGGCGAGACCGGGGTCCTCGCGACGATCCGGTTCGTCCGGACGACCTGGACGTCGACGGCCGGCTCGTCGTCGAAGAGAACCTCGACGCTCGGCGGCGCCGGCGGCGTGACCCCGCTCGGGTTCAGGATGAGGGTCGGAAGGCGGAAGCCGTCCCCGTAGATCTGGACCATGGCCCGGCCGGACGTCGGCCCGCGAGTCGGGACGATGTTGACGACGCTCGGGGCGACCATGGCCGGAGTCTACCAGAGACCGCCCCCAGGACTCCAGCGTCAAAGGCGGCCGAAGTCCCCGCCGAGGAGGTTCGTCGTCGTCCGGAGAATACGGTCCGGAGCCCCCTTCTTCCGCCGGTCGAAGACCGGCCGAAGGAAGGGGCGGGGTTTGATCCGGATGATCAAGACCGCGCCCGGCCGAAAGCTCGGGATCGCCCGTCCGGAGGATCTCGTTCCGCCCTCCGGCTTCGCCCCAGGCGCCCGCCGACGGGAGGCAACCCCGGCCATCCGTCGCAGCATGGCGAAGAAGTAGCCGACCATCTTCGAGGTGATCCGGATGACGATGATCTTCCCCCGCTCGTGAACGGCGGCAATGTTCGCGAGTCCGGTCTTCCCCGTGCGCCCGGAAGCTCCCCCGCCTCGCCCTCGAGCCGTCCGGTGAACCCCGCCGAAGTATTCCATCTGGCGGACCCGCTTGACGCGGACCCCGCCGACGAGGTCTCCATGGTCGATCAACGGCTTGTTGCTCTTCTTCCGGTAGACCGTAAGAGGACGGAGAGCGGCGAGCTTCTTCCCGCCCGGCGAGCCCTGGCGGATTCCCGTCTTCACGTCCCGGACGAACTCCTCGGCCTCGCGGCGGACGGCTTGGTCGAGAGCTCGGCGAAAAACCGTCCCTCCCCGATGCCGTCGCAGGATCGCTCGGACCCGCTCCCAGTCGCCCGTCAAGGTGACGCGGACGGAGACGGTCATCGAACCGAGAGCTCCCGGGTCTCGAAGGTCATCAGGAAGAGGGACCGCTCCCCGCCGAGACCGAGCGATCTCGGTTGCGCTTGCGTGCAGTAGAGCCCCGGCTTCGCGGGGATCGTCCAGACGAGAGCCCCGTCCGGCTTGTAAACCGCGGCGAGCCGGTCGTTCACCCGAAGGGCGGGGACGAGGTTCGCGTCGAGGAGCCCCTCGGCCTCGAGCTGGGCGTAGTGAAGGACGAGCCGGACGAGAGCTCGCGGCGAGCGGCCAGTCGCGAACATCTCGAGGGAGTCGAAGGTGTCGTCCTCGAATTGGGCGAGGAGCCGGACGGTCGACTCGACCCGGCGGACCTCCCCCCGCTCCGAGCTCGTCGCGTCGACCGGCGGCACGACGACCGGCTCCCGAAAGTCGTCGTCGTAGCCAGCGACGAGAGGGCCCGCCCCGTCCGGGTCTTCCGCAGTTGCGGCGGTGTCGAGCCTCGCGATGTCGACTTGCATCGGGAAGATCAGAGGGACGAGGTAGGTCATAGGGTGAGCCTACCATGCGAGGAGCTCGACGTCCGCGGCGAAGGGCCCCAGGACGCCCCAGGACGTCCGGAAGCCCCGGAGGTTCTCGGGTAGCCGAGGCGGAGCTCCTCGAGCTCCTCGAGCCCTCGAGGGTCTCAGACGGCGCGGAGCATCGGAGCTCGCCGGTAGCGGAGGAGGATCTGGTCGATCTCGGGGTCGCCGGTGTAGAGCCCGACCCCGGCCCGGCCGAGGGAGGCGGCCGAGGGCGCGGCGAACTTGATCGTCTGGTCGCGGGTCTTGAGCTCGGAGACCCGCCAAGCGGAGGAGCTCGGAACGGTCGGCGACGAAGCCCCCCTCGGCGCGAGCTCGCGAAGGGCGAGGAGGACGCAAGCCCGCCGGATGAGGTCCGGGGTTTTCCCGCTCGCCGTCCCGTCCGGGTCGGTGTAGCCGAAGGTCCCGGTGATCGCGACGTTCCGCTGGCCCGGCGGCCAGACCTTGATCCCGAGGGCGAAGAGGTAGAGGTTGTCGAGCGGCTCGAGGAGCTCGATCCTCGGGTTGTCCCGGTCGTCCGGTCGGAGGAGCCCCTCGGAGAGGTGCCGGTTGTAGACGATGAGGTCGGCAGTCGCGACGACAACGTCGTCGACCGAAACCTCGGTCACTTCGACGATCGGGATGTCCAGGTGGATCGACCGCTTCCCGGTCCCGTCGACGGTGAAGGTCATCGCCCGAGGCTCGAACCATCGCCCCGTGAACATCTCGATCTTCTGGCTCGCAAGGGCGATCGCGTTGGAAACCCGGGTGTCATCGTAGGGCGGATCGGTGACCCCCTCGTCGCGGACGTCTTGGATCGTGGCGTACCGTCCGAGGACCCCCTCCCCGCGGATCGGCTCCGACGCGGTCCCCTCGGCGGCGGTGATGGAGTTGTAGAAGGCGAACCGATACCAGTAGGCGGGATCGCCGGCGGCGTCGATGAACTCGTAGAGCGTCGTCCCGGCGACGAGAGGGACCCTCGTCCCCGGCCCGGTGATCTCGGAGTAGTGCCCCGCCTCGACGGTCGTCGACCGATAGACCTTGATCTCGTCGAATTGCGTCAAGACGTTGGAGAGCTCGTTGACGATGACCCGGAGCTTGATGGACGCCATGGTCAGACCTCCTCGGCGGAGAGCGGGACGGGGACGAGGTCGAGGGCGGCGACCCCCTCCGGCTTCAAGTCGATCGCCCCGAGGGCGAAGGGCGTCGAGGTCCCGGCCTCGGGGATAGCGTCCTCGGCGAGCGGCGCCAGGTCAAGGGCAGCGGCGGCGATCGGGACGAGGTCGAGGGCCTGGTAGGCTCTGGGAGGCTCGGGGAAGGGCGCCGGCGTCGGCCCCCTCTCCTGGTAGTAGGCGTGGACCGTGTCGCCTGGGAAGGGCGCCTCGCGCAAGCGGAAGGCGTTCCCGCCGAGCTCGACGGGCCCCTCGTCGCCGTCCCGCTGGACGAGGACCCCGTTGAAGTAGACCCAGAGGGTTCCAGGCCAGTAGGCGGACGGAGTCGTGAAGTCGACGTTGACCCCGTCGATCGTCCCGCTTGCCTCCGCCAGGACCGGATCGCTCATGCCTCGAGATACCTCACCGTCAGGGTATCACCTGGGAAGGGCGCCTCGCGAGCCTCGATCGTCGTCCCGCCGAGCTCGTCGAAGCCGTCGTCGTCGAGGGAGCGCACGAGAACCCCGTTGACCCAGAGGCGAACGGTCCCGGTCTGGTAGGGGAGGGAGACGTCGAAGACCCGGTTCGCCCCGTCGATCGCCCCGGCCGGCGCCTCGAGGTGCTCGTCGCCGGTCACGGTGGAGATCCGGCGTCCCCGCGTTCGCGAGCTCGGGAGAGGATGTCCCGCAGTTGGCGACGTTCGGACGGTAGGAGTTGGAGGTCCTCGAGGGCGCGGTCGACCATGGCAACGTCCGGCTCGTCCTCGCGGACCTTCGCCGAGACCTTCGTCGGGATTTGCCGGACCTCCCGGATGAAGGTCTCCCGGTCCTGCGCTCGAGCCTTCTCGAGGGAGGAGAGCTCCGCCTCGTGACGGGCGACATCGCGGTCGAGGACCTCGACGAGCGTCGCGGTCTCCGCCGCCCCAGCCCGCACGAGGAGGGCGAAGCCGACGGCGGACGAGAGAACGACCCCGCCGACCCCGATCGTCCACCATACCAAGCGAGAGACCCCCGAGACCTTCGGGCGGAGGTCGGCGATCGCTTCGTCTTGCCGGCCCTGGCGTTCCTTCTCGTCGCAAGGGTGCCCGTGCTCGCCGATGTCGGCAACGTGCGCGTCGATCTTCTGGAGAGCCTCCCTGGCCTTGTCCCGAGCCTCCCGGGTGTCGCGGGCGACCGGTGGAAGGAGGTCCTCCTTGATCGTCTTGACGTTCTGGTCGACGCGGGCAACCGCGGACGTCAGGGCGTGGAGCGCGGAGGTCGGGACCGGGGTGTGTCTTGGGTCAGCGGGCATCGGGAACCCCTCCTTTCTCCCTCCCAGAGCGTTCGGTCGCACCGTTCATCAGATCAGGGACTCGAAGACCGAAGCGACCGCGTCCGCGATCGCGAGCCCATAGGTGGACCGCGCGGCCAGAGGTTGCTCGATCTGGACGCCCCCTCCCGTCGCGGTCAACCAATTCACGACGTTCTTCGGGTCAGTCCCGGCGTAGGGCCCGGAGGTGACGACCTCGACGTCGAACTCGGCGCCGACGACGTCGGCGATCGCGTTCGCGACCGCTTGCTTCAGAGCGAGCGTCGCGGCCCCTCCGACCGAGATCGGGTCCTCCCCGTAGCCGTGGAACGAGACCGCATGGGAGAACCCCCGCCCCGCGATTGCGGCGAGGAGCGGAAACGAAGCGACGTGAAGCTCCGTCGAGGTGATGTGCCATGCGGCCGCCGCCCCGCCCCCGGTTCGCCAGCCCTTGCACCGCCAGGCGGAGCACGGCTTCCCGGCGGAGGCGAGGGTTGCGAGAACTCGCTCCGCTTGCTCGTCGGTGTGGTTCTCGACCATCCCACCGTGCGGGGCGACCGCGACGAGTCCGGAATGGGCGGCGTCCGTCTCGTCGAGCCGCTCGACGAACTCGCCTTGAGCCTCGGCCTGGGCATCGGTGAGATCGGAGCGCGAGCAGACGGAGTCGCACGTCCCCGACGAGAACGTCGAACCGGCGGAGTCGAGTCGCTTCCGTCCGTCGAGACACATTCGGATCCGACGGTCCGGTGATTCCTGGCGAAGCTCCGCGACCGTGTAGAGTGCTTTCAGCCCCGTCGTCGGGTGAACGATCCGGACTTGCTGCCCGAGCCCCCGGCCGATCGCGGCGAGCTTCTCGGGGTCCGCAGAGCAATGCTCGGGGTATCCCATGAGGGCGGCCTGGTTAGCGTAGGCGGTCAAGACGTCGCAAAGGTAGGTGCCCATCGGTTTCCTCACTTCCCTTTCCCTTCCCCTTCCCCGTTCTACTGCCCGGGTTGTCCGGCCAGCTTCCTTCCGGTGTAGCGGAGCTCTGCAAGGTGAACGTGGACAACGAGCGTGCAAGTGTCGCCCGCGTGATCCCCGTCCCGGCGAAGCCAGAGCGCCATGAAGTCCTTCGTCGCGTCGAAGTCGCCAGCCGGGATCGCGAAGTCGACGGCGAAGAGGACGTCGTTCGACCTGGCGGACTCGTCTTCCGTGAATGCGACGCTGTGCTGGTAGCTCGCCGGGAGTGCGTCTCCGGCCGATAGAAGGCTCCAGTCGAGTTGCCAGCGGACCCCGGTGTTGCCCGGAGTCCCGGCAAATGAGCAGACCGCGCGAAGCGTGAGATCCCCGCCCGTCCGGTTCTGCGGCGGTCGACAGGTCCAACGAAGGCGACTTTCCCCGGCGGCGGCGAACGTGACGCTCGGGACGTCGTTGTTCGACGACGCGGCGGCGCCTCCTCCTCGGATGCCCGTGTCGACCGGGAATCCGACGCGGCACGTCCCGACAGAGACGACGTCCGCGCCGGCGAGCTCCAGATCCCCGCGGTGCGTGACGCGAAGTCGCTCGACCGTCGATGTCCCGCCGTCCCGGAGCAGAACTCGGAAGTCGGCCTCCGGAGCGGCGGTCGCGGGGTCGGACCATACGAAGTGACACGATCCGACGTCGCGGAGGACGTCGTCGTCGTCGTTCAGCCGGACGAAGACCCCGGTCCCGAACCCCGCTAGGACTGGCTCACTTGACCTTCGGGTGATCCCGATCAGCGACGTCGCGGAGGAGTCGTCCGTCGTGAGCTCCCGGACGTCGAGCTTCCGCGCCGGCAAGCCCCCGACGTCGACATCTCCGCCGACGATGACCGCCCCCGAACGGTCCTCCGACGGGAGTCCGCCGGACGCGGACAAGCCGACGTCGTCGACGTGGAGTCCCGTCGTGCGGGCGATCCTCCCGACGTAGCTCGGAGACCCGCCGGCCGTCGTCCGGAAGACCGCATAGGACACGGCTCCGGGAAGCGCACCCCATGAAACCCGGTTGAAGTCGACTTCCCCGAGCGTCGCGGCCCCGGTCGAGATCAACGTCTCCTCGGACGCGACCGTCTCCCCAGTCGGGGAAAACGCCGTCACGCAGTAGCCCCAGGACGTCGAGCCGGGGGTCCCCTGCGGTGCGACGGTCGGCGCGGCGGGAGACCCAAGCGGGTTGACGATCATCCCGGCTTCGACCGGGTCGAGCGGGATTCCGTCGTGGGCGGCGACGACTCCGTCGAGGAGCGTTTCGTCGCCGGCGTCGAGGGGCCCGTCGAACCAGACCCCGACGTTGTCTCCGGCGACGTTCGTGTGGAGGTAGCCCGCGGAGTCGATCCCGGAGCTCGCGACCTCCTCCTCGAAGGCGTCTGCGGCGAGTCCGTTCGGGAAGTCGCCGGCGAGACTGTAGCTGTACTCGGTCGCGGCCATCAGGCGATTCTCCAGAGCGTGACCCGGATCGACTTGAACGAGACGCTCCCGTTGCCGGACGCCTTCCGGATGTCGAAGTCCACGGTATGAGCCGCCACGGTTGGGAAGGCGACGGACCGCACGCCAACTAACGGACGCGACCCCCCGACGTATCCAACAGGTCCGATCGTGTTCGCGATCGTCTCCGCGTCGTCGACCTGGGCTCGGCAGTCGGTGACGTTGCCCGCGTTCGTCGTGTCGAGATCCGCCTGGACCGCAAAGAAGTAGCTCCCCGCCGGAAGGACGGCCGTCGTGTAACGCCATGCCTGTTGGTAGCTCGAAGACGACGTCGAGAACGGTGTCGACGTCGAATCGGTCTCGAGGTTCGGCGGGAACCCTGGAACGTAGTCAACGAGATTCCACCCCCCAGCCCCGTCGGACTGAAGGAGCTTCCCGGTCGGGGCAACCCCGCTTCCGAGGTCCTGGGCGTTGACTTGGTCGGACCCTCCCTTGCTATGCGTCGGAGCGTGAAGGGCGACGGCGCGCGGGTTGAAGACTCCGACCGAGTCCCGGAGCTTGAATCCTCCGTCGGCGTAGATCAGCTCGCCGGCATGGTCGGGGGTCGACCCCGGAGAGAGCTCGTCGAACTGGAGTCGTGAGGTCTCCGATTCGGCTCGAGCCCTCTCCGGAGTCGTCGGCATCATCGAGCCTTGGGGACCGGCTTCGGCTTCGGCTTCGGCTTCCGCTTCCCCTTGACGGGCGCGGAGGGAGCTTCCTTGGCCTGCCCGGCGTCCTCGGCCTGGCGACGGTTCTTGATCGTGACGCCCGGATGAACCCCGACCGGACGAGCTCGCCCTCGACCGTTCGCCCCGTCGTCCTGGGCGGCGACCTCGGCGGCAGCACGGGCCTTCGCGGTCTCGCGGTCGAAGACCCGCTTCGTCACGGTGACGGCGACCTCGAGGGCCTCGACCTTCCCCCTCGCGGCGTGCGCCTCGCCGAGCTTCGCGGCGGCCGCTTCCTTCGCCCCGTTGACCGCCCGGAGGAGCCAGGTCTTCGCGAGCTTCGCTTCCTCGAGGTCGAGCTTCCCCTCGTCGACCTCCTTCGAGACGAGCCCGAGAAGCCCCTCGAGGCTCTTCGCGGCGGTCGCCCATGCGTCCGCCTCCCCGGCCTTCCTCGCCTGGGAGACCCTCCCTTGCTCGAGGACGTCCTCGAGGGCGTTCCCGATCTCGCCTGCCGTCTCCCGCCTTAGCTCGGCCTTTTCGATCCCCATCGTTTCGTCCTTCCCCTAGTTACGGTCGAGGGAAGCCGAGCTCGAGCTCGAGCTCGTCTCCTCCCCTACCGGTCGATCACAGGTTGTAGGGCACGACGCAGAGGACGTCGTTGACCTTCACAACGAACTCGAAGCGGAGCTGCCCATTCGCGAGGGACGTCCCCGGATAGTAGTCGTTGTTTGCGGTCGAGTTGGCCCCGGGGCGGAGGAGCTCCCCGTTCAGGAAGACGTCATAGGCGGTCAGGAAGGAGCCCGTGCTCATGTCGGGGAGCTGGGCGTCGAGGTTCGTCCCGCCTCCGACCCCGCCAACATCCGTGTCCGCGGTCGTCGTGCTCGTGACGTTGGCGTAGGTCTTCGTCCCGCGGGCGTTGCCCGGGTTCTTCGCCTCGATGAGCATCGCGGCGAGGGAGACCTCCCCGTATTCGGTCTCGAGGTCCGACCATTCCTGGGCGGTCTCGGTGAGCTTGAGCGGGACACCGAAGGTCGACCCTCCGCGGTTTCCGTCGTCGAAGAGGAGCTCCGCGGCGGCCTGGACCTCGAGGTCGCCGGCCGTCGACTCGATGAGCCCGTCGGTCACCCCGATCGCGATCGGGCGGGTCTTCGAGCTCGCGATCGTTGCCCCCTGGGCGAAGTCGACGAGGGCGGCGTCGATGTCGAGCTCGTCGACGTCGGCGAAGACCCGAAGCTCGGTCGTCCCGCCGGTCGTCCCCTCGGTGATCCGGAAGAGGCTCGCGTTCAGGAGGTCGCGGATCTCCCAGTAGACCCCGGCGGAGCTGAGATCGAGGATCGCGTTCGCCGCAAGCTCGACGGGGGTCGTCCCCTGGTTGTCGTAGGCGTTCTGTCGCGTGACGTCGACGGCGCCGGCCTGGTCGACGAAGGCACCGGTGAGGAAGGCGGTCTCGGGGATTCCGTCGAAGGCGACCCGCCGGATGTAGGAGTAATCGATCGCCTGGCCCGCGATGTCCGCGACGGGGCACGCCTCGAGGTCGTCACCGGTCGCGGTCCTCCGAACGAAGGAGATCTGGACCTGTTGGGTCGAGTCGTTGAAGGTGTGCCCGTCGGTGGCGACCTCGGACTGGAGAAGCCCCCAGACCCGCCGGTTGTTCGAGGTGACCGGATCGCCCGACGCTTGATCGACGACGAGGACGAGGTTCCGCGGGGTGATCGCGTTCTGCCCGGTGACCTCGGCGAGGTCGTGGGCGTTGAAGGTCCCGGCCTGGGCGACGACGGCGCCCTCCGTCGTGACCGCACCGACGGCGGCGGTCTCGGTCGGAGCCTCTCCCCCGGAAACGGAGAGGACAACCCAGTTTGCCCCGGGGACCGACCAATCCCCGGCGAACGCCTCGGCGACACCGCTCGCGTTCGTGTAGGAGATCACCGTCGACGAGGTGTAACCGACGATCGGGAAGGTCCCGTTGTTCGCGGGAGTCGTCGCTCCGGTGATCGTGATGGACTTCCCGACCATGTCCGGCGTGAAGAGCGCGGCGGCGTCGGTGAGAGTCATCGTCGGCGCGGTTCCGCCGATCGTGTCCCCGGTCCCGGAGGCAGCATCGGGGACGGTGACCCCGCCGGCGACGATTACCTGGGAACGGAAGAGGAGCCGCTTCTCTTCGATGTCGTCGAGGTCGGAGTTGACGGCGGCGATCCCTCGCTTCTTCGAGTTGTAAGTCGGGATGTCGTCGTACCAGTTGCCGGCGACGTCCGCCCAGAGGGCCCGCTTGATCTGCGATCGGAGGGCGTCGAGGTCGTCTTGGATGTTCGCCGCCCCCGACTCGAGGGTCGCCCCCGCGGTCAGCGAGTCGGTGTAAGCGTCCGAGTTGCGGATCTGGGTGTCCTGGCGAAGGAACGTCCGGGCCATGGTCGTTTTCTCCTCTTCCTTCCCCGGTTGTCGTCGACGTCGCCTTCGAGTCTACAACGGAGGACGGGAAGGTCGCCAGCGTCGCGCGCACGACGAGCGCACGATCAGGGGAGAAACGATCTCGGGGGGAACTCGAGGACGTCAGCGGGCGCGTCGGACGGCGGAGGCGATCTCGGACTTCTTCATCTTCCCGTCGACCTCGAGACCGAGATCGTCGGCGAGCTCGAGGAGCTCCTTTTTCGTCATCGCGGCGAGGTCCGGACCCTCGCCCTCCGCGTCCTCCGCGTCCTCCGCGTCCTCCGCCTCCGCTACGGCCTTCGCCGCAGCCTCGACCCTCGCTTCGAGGGCGATCGGGGTTGGTGCCAGGTCGGCAGCGACCTTCCGGGCGGTCTCGCCCCGGTCGATCTCCTTCGCCTTCAACCCCGAGAAGGCGGACGGGATGACCTCCCCCTCCTTCTTCGGTGGGGCCGACTTCGTCGGAGACGGCGAGGCGAACATCTCGGCGAGGGCGGCAGCCTCGGGCCCGCCCATCTTCGCGGCGAGCTCCTTCCGAGCGATCTCACGCCAGGTTGCCTCGGTCTCGACGATCTCGAAGTAGGGCGCCCCGGTTCCCTGGACGAGGTCGCGGAGGGCGGCCGTCGCCGAGCTCGGGAGCTCGTACCACTTCCCAGCCTCGAAGATCTGGCCCCCAATGCAGACCCGTTGCGCGAGGGCGCCCCGCTTCTGACTGTAGGGGGCAAGTCGAACGTAATGCGTGGACATAGCTCCTCCGTTCTGCCGGGAACGTATCACGCCCCCAGAGCCTTCCCCTAGAGGTTACTGCCCGGTCAGCCCTTGACCGTCCGGACGGAAGCCGGAGCCGGCGAGAGGAGGACCCTCGCACCGGTGACCGCGTCGGCGCCGGCGAAGGTGAGGGTCGCGACCCCGGCGGCGAAGGTCGCCTGGACCTCCCCCGCAGCCGGCGCCGAGTAGACGATCGCCTTGACTCCCGTCGAGCCGGCCGTCGTCGCCTCGACCGCCACGGGGACGCCGGCCCTCGAGAGGGTCACGACGTTCGCGGCGACCGTGAGCTCGGCCGTCCAGTCGGCGAGGGCGCCGGCGAGGTCCCCGAGGTCGTCCGCGACGTCGCGGAGGGCCTCGGCGATGCTCGGGTCGTCGCCCGAGTGCCCGGGGACGATCCGAAGACCCTCCCCGTACTTCTCTTTGATCGTCGCCATGGAAACCCCCTACTCGCCGATCCAGCCGACGACGAGTCCGGTGTGACCGGAGAGGTCCGTCGCGCCGGCAACCTCGGCCCCGGGCGCCCCGTTCGCGGTCGCGAACGCCTTCAGGCGCGGGACGCCGGAGACGTCGGCGATCTTGAACCACCGGAGGACGGCGCCGTCGTAGTCCGGGACGAAGTCCGAGTGAACGACCGTGACCCCGTCGGGGAGCGTCGCGGAGACGTCGTACCCCGTCGCGGTGTAGGAGGCGTCGAGGTCGACGTCGACCTTCCCCGCGAGGATCGGAGCCTTCGGAACCTGCCCGGCGTCGGCCGAGCTGTTGATCGTGATCGCCATCGCTGCATCCTCCTCGTGTGGGCTGGCTCGAGAGCCCGCCCGCTACGGTTCGGCGGTCGAAAGCCCAAAGGCTATCAGACCGCGCGGACCCCCGTCGCCTTCACGACCGCCGGCTCATGCGCCCACTTGAAGTCGACGCGAGCGGTCACGACGATCATGTAGACGCCGGCCGAAATGTCGCGGTCGGTGTCGATCCGGATGTTCCGCCAGATCCCGAAGAGCATGTTCCCCGGGTCCGCCGCGAGGACGACCGTCTCGTTCGCGCCGACTCCGAGGTCGGTCGGGAAGACGGGAACGCCCATCACGGGGATCCCCTGGAACGGCCGGCTCTCGAGGGCCTGGACCTGCTCGTCGCCGAGCGGGGTCGCGCGGTCGCCGAGGCTCTCCTGATAGTCGATGTTCGCCTCGTCCGCGGAGAGGAAGCGGAGGCTTCGCTTGTCGCGGCGGAACTCAGAGGGCATCGTCTTCAGGATGTCCTTCAGGACGCTCCTCTGGAGGGTCGCCCCGCCCCCGAGGACGACGTTCGTCGTCGCCTGGACGATGAAGCCGTTCAGGGTCTTCAGGAGGTCGTCCGTCGAGGTCGTGTCGCCGTTGAAGGCGAGGTCCTCGAGGTCGAGAGCGATCCGGTCCGCGAGGGTCTGGCGGATCGTCTGCTCGAAGTTGCCCCGCTCGATCGAGTCCTCGAGGGCCTCGAAGGAGACGTGGGTCTCCGCCTTCACGAGCTGGGCGTCGAGCTCGATCTTCGAGGTGTCCGGCGCCGACCGCATGGCGAGCGGAAGCGCGGCGGCCTCCGTCCCCTTCCGGAGCGCGCGGGACCCATATCGGATCTTTTCCCGGAGCTCCTTCGGGCTGTTCATGTCGACCCTCGTCATCATGGGCATGACGACGGACTGGTCGATCGCGAGCTGGATGAACCGGTCGGCCTGTGCGGGCTCGAGGAGACCGCCAGGCGCCAGGTTCGCCAGCAAGAAGTCCGCCTTCCGAATGACGTCGCGGTTGTCCTGCATGACTCGTTTCCCTTTCCTGGCGTTCTCTCAGAGGACCCAAGGCCCGCCGCGATGCGTGCGGTCGGCCCGCGTTCCGTTGCTTCTTCCGGTCGACTCGGTCCGACTCGCGGGAACTTGGGGCGTTCCCGCGATCTCCTCGACCTTCGAGGTGACCGCGTCGAGCTTCTTCATGATCCCGGCGAGGAGGTCGTCTCCCTCGCGGACGGGCTTGTCGTCGGGGCCGGAGCCGACGCTTCCCGGACCGCCGTCGGCGTTCGCCGGCGGGAGCGGTTCGGTCGCGGCGGCCCGCTTCTGGGCGTCCTCGGTCGAAGCGGCCGGAGCCTCCGCCTCTTCGATGATCGAGATCGCCCGACGGACGGCGTCGAGGACACGGGCGAGCTTGTCGGCTCCGCCCTTCTCGACGGTCGACTCGAGGGACTTCGAGAGCCCGACGATCTCGTCGCGGATTCGGACGAGCTCGGCGGGGTCGGGAGCGTTCGCGATCCGGGTCATCGCCTCGGCGAGGACCTTCAGCTTGTCGCTGGTCTCGGATCCGACCGCGGAGAGCTTCTCGTCCATCTCCTCGGCAGTGACCTCGACCGCCTCGCCCTCGGCCTTCTCCTCGACGGTCGGCTCCGCGGCCGGCGGGTCGGAGGCGGGAGCCTCGACGGTGGGAGCGGGAGCGGGGGTCTCGCCTCCGGCCGGAGCTCCGCCCTCGGCCTCCGGCTCCTCGGGGACGTCCGCCTTCGTCTCGGCGGTGGCCTCGAGGGCGGACGGCGCCGCTCCGGCGGTCGGCTGGGGATACTTCTCGGCGAGGGCGTTCAGCTTGGCGGCGAGCGCCCGGACTTGCGACAACGTCGCGGCGTCGAGCTCGTCGGACTCGGCGGCGGAGGCGGCGAGGGACATCGCGGTCTCGCCGACCTCCATCAAGCCCTGCGAGACCGGGCCGTCGGCCTTGTCGACCTTCTCGGCGGTCTTGCTCATGGGCGAAGGATACCGCGAAAGAGCTCCGCGCAACAGATCCGAGATCGCGGTGATCTCCTCCGCGAGCTCGACGGGGACCGGCTCGGCCGACGACTCGGACGTCTCGCCGGCTTCCTTCACCATGTTGGAGACGGAGACGAGCCGCTCGAGAGCCTCGGTCACGATCCGGAGGAGTCCCTCCTTCACCGGACCGGGGAGGTCGACCTTCACCACGGCGGAGACGTCCGCCGCGAGGGTTGTCTCGGCGACATCGTTCGTCGCCGTCCTGGTCGGGTCCATGTTCCCTCCGCGTTGCTTGACGATGAGAAAGCGCCGACGGTTCGCGGCGCGGTCGACGAAGGAGACCTCCTCGACGAGGATGTCCCGAAGCCGAAACTTCGCTTCGTCGGGAGCTCGCCCCAGGAAGACGAGAGCGGCCTCGAGAGCTCGGTTGAACTTCGCGACGTCCACGGGAAGGACTATAAACCGATCGCCGGTCAGGACGCCAGCGATTCCCGAAGGGCGGTCCCGCCCATGGAGTAGCCGGTGAAGGCGCCTCGCTTGATCGCCTCCCAAACGTCATCGTTCAGGACGCGGGTCCCGAGAAACCACGTCCCGACCGGAAAGGTCTCCTCGCCGTGGGTCTCGCGCACCTTCGCGAGGTAGGTCTCGAGCACGACAACACCATCGACCGCAGCCCCGTTGTGCATGACCTTGAAGGTGTCACCCCCGAAGTGTTCCATGTAGCTATGAGCCGCCTTCCGAACCTCGTCGGCGGAGTAGATGTCGCCCTGGGCGTCCGGTTCGTTGGGGACGAGGACGACGCCGAAGACGTAACGCTCCTCGGGCTCGGAGCCGTCCCGCTTCAAGAGGCGGACCGGCCGCTCCGCTCGGACGATCCGCTTCGACGTCTCGGTCCGCTCCTCGAGCTCGCCTGGCCGAAGAAGGAGACGGACGTCCTCCGGCTTCATCGGCGCCCCCTCGAGGAGGTCGATCGCCTGGGCGGGACCGAACCATCGAATCCGCTTCGGCGGCCCCTCCTCCCAGAGGAGCTCGAAGGTATGCACGAGGATCGTGTCCCCGACATCGGCGTCGAGCTTGCGGTTCCCGGTCCGACCGACGAGGACGTAGGGTCTTCCCTCGACCTCGACGACCTCCTTCCACTCCTCGATCTCGGAGCTCGAGATCGGCCCGACGGCACCGACGAAGTTGTAGACCTCCGGTGATCCCTCGACGGCGTTCCGCTCGGCGACGATCGCTCGGACTTCGCGGACGGCCTTGACCTTCGCCCAGAGGTCTTGCTCGCCCCCGAGGGAGTAGGTCGAAGCGAGTTGCTTCATCATCGCGCCCTCGGAGCCCGGCTCCTTCGTTGCCCAGGCGATCGCCCGGCGAAGCGCCGACCTCGTCTGCGCGATCCTCCTCGGGGCGAGGATGACTCGCGTCGCCCTCGAGATCTCCGAGTCGCGGAAGAACCGCTCGAGGGCCCGACGGCGTTCGCCCTGGGGCCGACCGGCGAGGGAGTCCCCGCCCGAGTAGAGGAGATCGAAGACGACGAAGCGGAGGTCCTCGTCGTCGACGGGCTTGTCGACGCGGAAGCGGGAGAGCTCGCGGCGCGGAAGGAAGGAACCCTCCTCGTCGACGGCCATGATCTCGCCGTCGAGGATGAAGCTCCCCCCGACCGCCTCGAGCTCGCCGGCGAGCCCGCGGAGGTTCGGCGCGATGTCCCGCTGGGTGTCTTCGGTGTAGACGAGGACCCCGCCCTCGCGGACGTCCTCGTCGACGTTCGCTTCCCACTTCTCCGCGATCGCGCGGAAGCCGTTCAGCTTGGGCTCGACCTGGACGCCGGCCCGGACGAGTTGGTCAGTGAAGACCTGGCGAGCCGCTTCGTCCGGGTCGGTGAACTCGTTCGTCGCCCTGGGCGCCGGCTTCATCGGTTGGAAGAGCGCCGGCGGCCGAAGCTCGAGCCGCTCGCCCCCCTTGTCGTCTCCGTCCTCGACCTCCTTCGGATTCCAGACCTGGGTCCCGTCCTCCCGGACGCGGTGTCGCTTCGCGATCCCAGCCTCGGAGAGGGACCGCTCCGTCCCGGTCGGGAGCTCCTCGCCCTCGAGCTCGATCGTGTGCCAGTGGCGAACGTCCCGCCCGGGGACGGTCTGGACCGGGAGGCTCGTCTCGAGCTCGTCCCGGACGCGGTGTCGATGATCCCGACCGGCGGCCGGTTCGGTGAAGCCCTCGCCGAGGGTCTCGGGGAGGGCGTGGACGTGGCCGTCGCCTCGAGCCTTCTCCTCGGGAACCGCCCTTGCCGGCGTCCCGCCCGGCGAGAATTGCCAGAGGTCCGAGCCGGCTTCCTCGGCGACGAGGGAGAAGAGCCCCCGGAGCTTCTCGCCCCGGAAGCGGACCCGCTTGAACGTCCGACCGTCCTCGAGGAGCTCGGCCCGACCGCGGTCGACGAGCTCGACCGCCGAGGCGGTCGCCTTCGTCTCGTTCATCGGGACCCCGCCGACCTTCGCCCCAGGCGGGACGTCGCCCTCGAAGCCGAGGAGCTCCTTCCCGGCGTCGAGGAGGACGGCGCCGATGACCTCCTCGCCGGAGAGCGGGTCCTTCTGGAGCTGGAAGTCGTAGACCCCGCCCCCTGGCTTCTCGATCGCGAGGTGCCAGATCTGCCGGCTCGGCGCGGCCCGGATGACGGTCTGGCCCTTCCACCATTGCCAGGCGAGGGAGAAGTCGACGCGGGCGGCCTGTTTCTCGAGCTCGCCGAGCTCGCCCTCCTCCGGGTCGTAGGCTTCGACGAGGACCTTCCGCTCGACCCGTCGGAACTCGTTATTTTCGACGACGACGTTCTCCGAGGTGAAGATCCGCTCGGCGACGAGGGCGTCGCGGACCTCCCGGGCCTCCCGCTCGGAGTCGGCCTCCCAGAAGCGAAACTCCCGCGGCGTGGCTTCCATGAGAGACCGCGGCATCCCGGATTGACCGAGCGGAGGCATGGACCGCGTTCGGACGGACCGGCGGTCGAGGACGGACGGGAGGACGTCCTTCGCGAAGCCGGTCGTCCAGAAGGTCTCGCTCGGCCCGTGGCCGGCGTCGTCGGGAGCGGGCGCGTCCCCTCCCTGGAGAAGCCGGAAGGTGAGCCGGCCGGCGAAGTCGGAGCCGGTGAGAAAGTATTCATGGGCGGCCGGCTTCTGAAGCCCCCATTCGACCTTCGGCCTTGCGACCTCGACGTAGACCCCCGGCTCGTTCCGCGTCGCCCCGACGTCCCCCGGCTCGACGACGGCGTCGCCGAGCTCGAGCCACTCGATCGGCTGCCTCGACTTCGGAGTCGCGAAGAGCCTCGCGGGAAGGATCATCGGCTTTGTGTAGCGGGAGCCTTCGACGTTGAAGGCGGCGGCGATCTTCCGCCCATCGGCGACGGTCGAGACCTCGGGGACGGCGCCGGCCTTCTGAAGAGCGATCGTCCAGCCGACGAGGTAGTCCGGATCGACCTTCATCCGGAGGTCGGCGTGAAGCGTCCGGCCGCGGAAGTGAAACTGGAGAACAGCAAGGACCGGCCCCGGCTTCGCCGGCCAGTCGAGCATCGGGTCGTCTTGCTTCGCGACGTCCGCCATCTCCTTCAAGGCGCGGTCCTCGTGGGGGACGAGAACGAGATCGTAGAGGGCGACGTGGTTCGTATAGGGCCCGCCGGCCGGTTCGTGGAGGAACTGGACCCGCCTCGAGAGCCGAGGCTCGAGGGCCCGCCCCAGGCGAAACTTGATCGCGTGAAGGGTCTCCTCGTCGAAGGGACCGCGGATCAGGATGTCGATGTCGTTCTCGCTCCGGCCAGCGGCGCAGATCGAGCCGACGAGGTAGACCGCCGGCATCCGGATCGACATCGGCTTCGAGAGCTGGGCGAGGACCTCCTCGAGCGCGGCGGGGTCGTCGGCGTTCGCGCGTTCCCCGCTCGGGTGAATCGGCGCCGTCTTCCCCTCCCCGTCGGGGAGGGCCTTCCCAAGGGCGGCGAGCTCGGACTCGGTGATCGGACGGCCCGGCCCCTCGAGCTCCTCGGTTCCGAATGTCTCGCCGGAAAGGAAGCGGACCGTCTCCTCGGCGAGAGCGTCGACCTCGACGGTCTGGACGCCTCGACGGCCGAGCTCGGCGAGGAGGAAGGCATGGGCGTTGATGACGTCCTCCCGCGTGACCCCCTCGGCGCGGGTCACGTCGGACTCGGCGAAGGACCGCTCGAAGATCCGATGAAGTTGACGATCGAGCTCGACGAGCTCGGCCGGTGTCGCCCGCCGGAGCTCGTTCGGAGACGGGTCGGCGATGAAACCGTGAGCCCCCCGGCGGGCGGCCTGGCGGAGGACCTCGTCGATCGACATCTGTCGGGACTTCACGACGTCCCGGTCGAAGTCGACCGAACTCCCGAAGCGGCGCCCCAGCGGCGGGCGGCGGAGCTCGAGCGGCGGGTCGAAGATCACGACGACCTCGAGGGGGAGATACCAGAGCCCCGACTCGGTCGAGAACTCCCGGGCGGTGAAGTCGTCGAGGGACTCCTTCTGCTCGTCGGAGAGATCCGCCATGGTCTCGACCGCGACCGGATCGGCCTGGGCGACGACCGCCCAGACGAGGGACTTCCCGACCCCCTGGGGGGCGACCTCGTTCACGAGGGCCTGGGGCTTGCCGATCCGCCCGACCCGGCGACGCCTCGAGAGGAGAGCGGCCGGCTTCCCATCGCGGAGCCGCTCGACGATGAACCCCGGATCGGGGACTTTCAAGGCGGGGAGAACCCCCTTCGGGGGCTCGGCTTGCCAGACGACGGCGGGAACGGCCCCGGAGAGCCGGCCGGCGAGAACGGCGACGGCGAGCTCCTCGACAGGTCCGCACTGGGCGATCGACGCGAGGGCGGGGTCGAGGTCGGCGAGCTTCGCGACGTCCTCGGCCCCGTCGAGGACGTAGGTCACGCGGGCGGCGACCGACCCCAGGGGAGGGCGAGCCGGCGGCGGAGCATTCGTCGCGAGCTCGGAAGCGGGCGGCGCCGGCGGGGTCTCCCGGAGGTCCGGCGACCCCATGGCTTCCCAGAGCTCCGCCCCGTCGAGGGAGCGGAGGACGAGCTCCCCGAGGGCGAGCTTGTGACCGTGGGCCCCGTCGAAGGCGGTCGACGTCGCGAGGAGCTCGTGAAGGTGATCGCCCCCCTCGTCGGTGATGAGCTCGACCCCCTCGCCGAGGACGAGGACGTGACGATGAACCGACCCGTCCCCGACGGCGACGTCGGCCCCGTTGCTCGTCTCGAGCCCGTGAGCGTGCGGCCCGTCCTCGGAGGTTGCCAGGACGGCGCCGGCCTCGAGGTGGACCTCGCCCCCTCCGTCTGGGTCGAAGATCGAGATCGGCGCGGGGAGGCGGAAGAGGTGCCGATGAAGCCCGTCGAGCTTCGTCGTCCCGGTCTCCCGCTCGAGGTTGTGAACGTGAACCCCGGCCTCGGCCGAGCCGGCGGGGAGCCCCTTCGCGAGCTCGGCGCGATTCCCCTCGAGGGTGTCGGCGGCCTTCGCCAGGGCGGCCTCGAGGCGGTCTTCGATCGTCATCATGTCAGCCCTCCGCGGTCCAGCCTCGTTCGGCGGGCGGAGGTTCCCAGGACTCCCCGTCGAGCTCCGCGCGGACAGCCCTCGGAAGGAGGTCGAGGGCCTTCGTCGACGAGTAGCCCGCCTCGGTCCGAAGCCGGATGAACCAATCATAGGCGAGATCCGTCCGGCGTTTCACTTCGGCATCCGTCGGCGAGACCCCTCGGAGGAGCACGATCGCAGAACGGCGGCGGTCCTCCTCGAAGGTCTCGGCGACGACCCGGGTGATCCGGGTGACGATCTGCCGGACCCGCTCCGGGTCACCGTTCGCGAGCTCGCGGAGGACGTCGGTCTTCTCCATGGTTCCTTCCCCTTCTCAGACCGGGATCGTCGTGCATCGGCAAAGCCCGTGAGCGGGCGGGACCATGGTTCCGCCGGCCTCGCGAACGGACGTCAGCTCCCGGAAGGTGCCCCTCTCGTCGTTTCGTCCGGCGGCAGATTCGCGCACGACAGCGACCGGAGTCGTCGGCCCCTCTCCTCGAGGCGAGACGTAGATCGTCCCGCCGACCCGAAGACCCTCGGGCGACGTCGTCCCGCCGACGACCCGATACCACGGGAACTCGTTCACCCCGGCCTCTGGGTCCGGGTTCGCGGACGCTCGAGCGTAGCGGGCGAGCTGGGGCTCGACGGCGAAGACCTGGCCATGAAGGAACTGGCAGATCTGGCAAGTCCGGCCGTCGAGGAACGCCTCCCATTGGTAGTATTGGAAGCCCGCCTCGCGGTAGCCGGAGAGGGAGCCGAAGCTCCTCGACCGGGAGGTCGTCGCGGAGGCGACGACCCGGTAATACCACTCGGAGCGGCCGGAGACTCGGTCGCGGAGGGCGGCGGTCAAGTCGCGTCCGATGTCGACCCGCCCGAGCCCCTCGCGAACCCCGCTCGAAATGATCGCCCGAGCGTCGCGGGACCACATGGCGCCCCGGTGTCGATATTCGTTCGTGACGAACGTCAGTCCGTCCCGACCGATCCGGCGGGCGATCGCCTCGGCGCCGGCGGAGAGGGTCCGCGAGACCCCTGGACCGCCGGCAACGAGGGAGGCGGCGCCGGTCGCCATGGCGGCGGCCTCGAGGGTTGCAGTCGCCTCGGCGACGTAGGCTGCATCGGACGGGATCTCGGCGACAAGCTCGGCGACCCCGTCGATCGCTTCGTTGAGCTCGGCGGCCGACATCGCCGGCCAAGGGCGCCGGCCGAGGGTTGCGAGAGCTTGTCGGACCGCCTCCCGCTCCGCCGGCGTCGCGACGGAAACAAGCCCTTGTTGGAGCTGCTCGACGGCAACGGCGAACCCCGTCCGCGTGAGAGGGTTCGGCGGCGCCTTCGCGACGGCGATCCGGTCGACGGCGATCGGCCAGAGCCAGGCGCCCGAGCGGGTCTGGATCACGCCTTGGAGGACGAAGGCGACCCCATCGCCGGCCTTGGCGAGCTCGCGAGCTCGCTTCTCGACCGCCTCGGCGGAGAGCTCGCGGACGAGCTCGCCCAGGTAGGGCGAGAAGGCGGCAAGGGCGAGGTGAGACGCGCACCCCAGGGGACCGGGAGGGTCGGCGAAGAGGACGTCCCTCGAGCTCGCCACCGTCCGCCACGGCGGACCGTAGACGGCGAGCTCCTCGGTCACCGTGCCCGCTCCCCGGCCCACTTCCCGCCGGTCGTCCGGACGATCGCAACGTCCGCGCCGGCAAGGGCGAGGGCGGTCACGCGAAAGGCGACGTCGTGTCCCTCGGTCGCGACCTCGTAGATCGCCCCGGAGCCGAGAGCCCCTGTCGAGGCGAGCTCCCGCCACTTCCGGCCCCCGGCGTTGTTCGGATAGGGCGTCGCGACGAGCGGGGTGATCGTGACCGTCCCGCCAGCGTGCGGCGCCCCCGCCGTCGTCTCGAAGTCGACGACGAGCCGAACCGTGTCCCATTCCCTCGCGTCGAGCGTGACGTCGTCGGCGACGACCCCGGCGGTGATCTCGCCGGCGGAGAGGTTGTCCGGTGTCCAGGCGGCGGCGTCTTGGATTCCGAGATCATCGCGGACGACGACCGTCGCGTCCTGGGAGTAGAGCCTTCGCTTCGTCGGGCCTGTCATCTATTCCTCCTCGAGGAGGTCCGCCCCGTGAAGCCCCGCCGCTTCGTCGAGGGCGGCCCGTGCCGCTCGAGCGGCGGCGTCGGGGACCTCTCCCGCGGCCTCCTCGAGGGCGTTGTTACGGGCGGCCTGGGCGGCGCCAGCGGCGGAGAGGGAGCGGAGCTCTTCCTCGACCCCTGGACGCCAGTCGGTCCCCTTGTCGGAGCTCGAGCTCGCCCCCTTCGTCTCGTCCTCCGGAGGGCGGAAGCCGGCGAGCGTGAGCTGGATCGGTTGCTTCGCCCAGGGGACGTCGAGGGAGTCGAGGTCCATCCCGATCACGTCGGAGGAGAGCTCTCTCGCTTCGTTCGGGGTCACGACCCCGACCTTTGCCAGGTCGACGATGATCGCGGCGACCTTCTCCGGGTCCCTCGTCGAGGGCCCAAGGCTCCGGTAGGTCCAGAGGGTGATCCCGAGAGCGGGGAGGATCGTCCGGTTGAACCAAGCATCGAACTCCCGCCGCTCCGGCTCGAAGATCTGCTCGTCGGCGAAGCGAAGGGAAGCGTCGGCAGTCGCCCGGTTGAAGTCGCGGACGTCCCCGCGAAGAAGTCGCGGCAGGCGAAAGGAGCTCCCGATCTTGTCGATGTTCCGCTCGTCGTAGGCTTGGAAGAGGGCGTCCCCTTGCTGGACGTCGACGAGCTTCTCGAACTTGAGAGTCGGAATCTCCCTCGGTGACAGCGGGTCAGCGTCCGCGTCGTCGGCCTCGATCACGAGGATCGAATGGAAGTTGCCGCGCCCCTTGATGTTGTCGCGGAGGTAGGTCTGGATCTGGTCGACCGAATCGGAGGAGAGCCTCCCGCCGGAGACGAGAAGGGCGAGCGGAGGAACCGCCTTGTTGTCGAAGTAGGTGTAATTGACCTCGTCGGCAGCCCTCGAGCCGAGGACGGAGAGGAGATTCCCGATCCATCGCGGGACCCCGTAAGCCTCCCCCGTCCGATGGATCCGAAAGTGAACGAGCTCCGTCGCCGGAGCTTCATCGTTCCGGCCAAGGGTTGCAGCCTTGAAGGCGGCGAGGGTCGGATAGACCTCTCCGGTCTTCTGGGAAACGACTCTGGGGTCGCCGAACTCCTTGAACCAAACGAGCTTCCGCCCGACGGCCTGGACGTAGCGGCGGAAGAAGCGAGGTTGACGAACGACCTCGAAGCCGAGCCCGACCTGGACCTTCTCCTCGACGAGGACCGGCTCCTCGTCGATCGGTGTGCAACGGACGTGCGTCGGTGGAACGACAACGAAGCGGGCGAGCCGGCCGGCCCGATCGCGAAGGACCTCCCAGTAGGCGTTGCCGCAGATCTCCCGGTCCTGGCGGGTCTGTCGCTTCAAGGTGTCGAAGGACCCCGTCGGGGAGACCGCGTCGAGGAAGGCAGAGAGCTTCGCCTTCTCGATCCGTTGGAGGCTCTTCAGTTGCTCGAGCTTCTTCTCGACCTCCTCGTCCGACGGCATGAGGGCGAGTGGGTCGAGGGCGAGCTCGCCCTCCGCCGGCGGAGCCCCCTCTTCCCCAAGACGGGAAGTCGCGTCGGCGAGCCTCGCCTCGGCGCGACGGAACCGCTCGACCCAGATCGCATCGCGGACCTTCTCGAAGGAGTCGTCGGCGTTCAGGTCGATTCGGGGAGCGAACCGGTAGCCGAGCCCGTCGATGTTCGTAACGTAGGCGGCGACGTTCTGGTTTAGAGCGGAGCTGTTCTCCCAGAGTCGGAAGAGCGTCCCGGGGTCGTAGCTCGGCTCGACGACCCCGGAGCCGCTGAAGAGCGCCCCGAGTTGCTCGTCCTCGGTGCCCTGGATCGATCGCGGGATGACGAGGTCGGAACCGAGGACCTCGGCTTTCAACGTGCGCCGGCGTCCGCTCCTCTTCGTCTCGCGATCGTCCGCCATGCGCGAAGGCTACCACGACGGGAGGGACGGAGGCGAGCCCTACCGCGGGAGATAGAGCTCGCGGAGCTCGGCCCGGTCCGAGTCGGTGAGGCGGCCGGCGGGGAGCTCGCTCTCCTCGGCAGAGAGCGTCCGCCGGTTCATCAGCGAGCCCGTCCAGTCGTCGTGGGCAAGCCCGGCGGCGTGACCGAGCTCGTGAAGGAGAACGCGGAAGAGCGTCGCGTCGTCGGGGACGTTCCGGACGACAACCGTCGCGGCAGTCGCCCGGCCGTCCCCTCGAAGCCGATGTCGGCACTCCCCGGGAGGGTCGCCGAGCTCGGCGGCGGCCCCAAGAACGAGGGAGACGTCGACGACCCCTTCGCGCCCCCGGTCGAGGGTGAAGAGCTCGAAGCCGACCTGGGAGTTGAAGTCGGCGACGGCGGCCTCGACGACTCGAAGCTCCTCGGCCGGCGGCGTCCCGTTCTCGCCCTCTCCATGAAAGACCCGGACGGCGAGCGGGACAGCCTCCCGCGGCCAGCGGAGCTCGAGAGCGTCCGCACAAGTCGCCGGCTCCTCGCCCTCGAGGTCGTCGACGTAGACCGCCCGGTCGCCGATCCGGCAGATCCGCAGGAGCCCCGGCTCGTCGTGCGTCGTGACCCCGTAGACGATGAGAACCGCGGCGGCGACCCCGATCGTCAGGAAGACGACAACCCCGACGACCCATCCGACCCAGCGGCGTTGCATGATTCGCCCTCCTCCTCCTCGCAAGACTGCCCAGCGAGAGCGGCAGCCCTCGCCTTCGCGGCGATCTTCGCGAGCTCCTCGGGACCCCCGACCGCGTCGGCGAGCTTCGCGAGCTTCGCTTGAAGCTCGGCGTTCGCCTTCTCGGCGGCGTCGGCGAGCCCCTGGGCAAAGCGGATCGCCTGGGCGGGGTTCAAGACAACGTGGTCGAGCATCCGTCCGAAGCGGACGGCGACTTGACCCGGAGCGGTCCCGATGTTGATGTCGATCGACCGCGACGGCGCCGACGGCGCAGCCTTCCCGTTCCGCGGCCGCTTCCCTGGCTTCCTTGGCTTCTTCACCCCGAGCTCCTTCCCCTTGGAACCTCTTCGAGCGTCGGCTCGTCGCCTCGACCGGCGGTCTCTTCCTCCTCCTCGACGACGACCTCCGGCTCCGGCCGGACGTAGCGGGCTCGGACGGCGGCCTCGCACCGGTCGGAGCACGCATCGAACCGCCCCCAGCCGAGAACCTCGACGAACCGCCAGGGCGGCGGAAGGACGACGACCCTCTCCGGACGATCGACCGGGATCGCCCTGGGGCAGGCGTCGCAAACGATCCGAGATTCCGTCCGGTCGACCATGGCGCCTCGAGTCTACTCTCCGACCGCGGTCGATCTAAACCCCGATGATCTTCGCGCCCCCTCGCCCCGAGCTCCGACGAGCTCTTCGGTCTCGACGGGCGGAGTAGAGGCGGGCGGCCTCCCGGGCGATCCACGACGCCATGAGGCGGTCGCCCGTATGTGTCCCGGGGTCGTAGGACACCATCTCAGCGATCCATTCCCCGACCTGGGAACCGACGGCGCGAGTCCCCGCCTCGCACGGGATCGCCCACTTCCCGACGGCGAGCTCGGCGGCGAGAGACTCGACCCCATACTCGGCAGAGAGCTTGTTTCGTCCGGTCGTGAAGGAACGGACGCGGAGACCCGGAGCCCGTTCCCGGACCCACTGAAGGAGGAAGTCCTGGGCGGCGTTGTTCTCGACGATGACGATCGATCGGAACCGCTCGTGAACGGAGACGACCCGGTCGATGATCTCGGGCCCGGCCCATCGGCCGGCCTGGACCTCGAGGACCTGGCGAACCTCGTCCGGCCGGACGAGGATCGTGAAGAGGGCGGTCAGGTCGGCCGACTCCTTCCTCGAGACGGCGAGGTCGACTCCGGTCACAACGAGAACCCCCTCGGGGAGCCCGCCGAGGCGGGCGACGGCGTCGGTGAAGTTGAGCTCCTCGGCGAGCTCGGGGAGCTTCTCGGGGATCTCCTCGAGGCTCCGGATCGTCGGGAGCCCCTCACCGTTCGCGAGGCACGTCTCGATCCACTCCCGCTTGAACCGTGCGGACTCCTCGTCGCGGGGTTGGCATAGCATCTGGCGAGCGAACTCGATCGGTCCGAGGATCTCGTTCCGCGTTCGCTCGATCCGCTCGAGGTTCCATCGCTCCGGCCAGAGCGGGACACCGTCGGCGTTGACGACGGGATACCGCTTCGCCCACCACCCCGACCGCTCGAGAGAATGCGCCATGTCGTCCGGGTGCCAGGCGTTCGATAGGAAGACGACCCAAGCGCCCTCGGCGAGCCGCGGGAAGGCGGAGGCGCGGATCCATTCCTCCGTCTTCTCCCGCTGGTACTTCGTCCGGGTGTTGATCTCCGTCAAGACGTCGTCGATCACGAGCCCGTCAAGGCGGGCGCCTTGGATCGTTCCGCCCTCCGGAGAGTAGGCTTGAACCGACGGGTCCTTGATTCCGTGCGGCCGCTCGATCTCGATCGCGTTGTCCGTCCAGAGGGTCCCCTTCCTGAGTCCGGGGAAGACGTCTCGGACGACCCGGTTCTCGATGATGTGCCCCTGGATCGCTCGGATGATCTTCTTCGCCTGCCCCTGAGTCGCGGAAAGGATCGCGTATCGACGCCGGACGTCCTGGCCAAGAAGCCAGAGGATGCGGACGATCGCGAGCTGTTGGGTCTTCCCCGACTCCGGGAACGTCCAGATCACCGCGAGGAGGTTCTCCTCGATCGTGTCGTGCCATTCGACTTGGAAATCTTGAACCTCGATCGGGTGTCCGGTCTCCTCTTCGCGAAGGACGAGCTCGCAGAACGTCGGGCAGTCGTGACGCGCGAGCTCGACGAGGGACGCATAGGCGAGCCTCGCGGTGTCAACGAGCGGACTCGCCTCGACCCGCCGATGGAGGAACCGAAGATCCGCCGTCTTATCTCCGGAGAAGGTCATCGACGATCATCCTATCAGACCCGAGCCGCCATGCTGCAAGGTCGGCCTCGCCCTCGGGGCCGACTCGCCGAACGAGGAGCTCGGAGAAGTCCGGATCGCCCCCCCATCGGGCGAAGCCGAGCTCGGCGAGGACCGCCCGGACGAAACCGACGAGGACCTCGAGGCGGGCGGCGGCGTCGCCCTCGACGAGGATCTCCCCGATGAAGACGGTCGCCCCATCGTGTCGCTCGTATCGCCCGACCTTCCCGCCGACGATCTGGGGCCAGCGGCGGCGAAGCTCGGCGAAGGCACTCCCCACCCCAGGCTCGAGGTCGCCGTGCCCGAGCTTCGTCATGCTCCGCCGAGCCGCCATGATGCCTCGAGGAGGTCGCCCTCGGCGCCCCGCGGCCGGACGAGGACCTCGAGGTCGGCCCGGACAAGGTGACCCAAGGCAACGAGCTCGCCCCGGACCCGCTCGCCGAGCTCGTCGAGGTCGACCCCGACGGCGGTCTCGAGGACGGCGACCGGCCGACCGACGGCGCGTCCGCCTCGGATGACGGCGGCGATCCCTCCGATCGGCTCGCCCTCGACGCGGACCTCGACGACCCCCTCGAGCTCGCCGAGGACATCGGCGATCGGACGGGAGGTGTCGACCCAGCGTCCCGAGCTCCGGACGAGCTCTCGGCGGTCGGCGCCGTGGACCGGAGCGTCGAGGACGACGAGCCGGTCACCGTCCCGGAGGTCCGAGCTCGCGGCGGGCGTCGGGAGCTCCTCACCGTCCGGCCAGACGAAGTCACGCCCTTCGCCCTCGAGGAGGAGCCGACCGTTCAGGTAGACGAGCTCGGTCCGTCTTCGGGTCATCGGTCGCCCTCCTCGAGGACCTCGGCAACGAGGACCTCGCGGTCGACCCGGAAGGTCCTCGAGACCCCGACGACCTGGGAACCCCCGGCCGGCGGCCGGTCGCCCTCGGAGGCGAGGACGACCCGGACGACCCCGCCTCCCCGACCTCCGACCTCGCGGACGAGGACCTCGAGCTCGACGCCTCCGACGAGGAGGACCTCGAGGAGCCCCTTCACGGCAGCCCTGGGGGTCTCCGCCTCGAGGAGGTAGGTCGCCTCGACCTGGGTCTTCATCGACCGCCCCCAAGTCGCCAGGCGGCCTCGAGGGCGTCGCCCTCGGGGCCCGGCGGGCGGACGAGAACCTCGAGGGCGATCCCGACGGAGAGGAGCCCTCCGAGGGAGCGGCGGACGGTCTCCTCGACGGCGACGCGGAGCTCGTCCGACGGCGAAGCGGCCTCGACGAGGACCGCGATGGTCCCGCCTCCCCGAACGGCGCCGGTCACGCGGTAGACCCCGGGGACGGCCCGAGCTCGAGCCTCGAGGTCCTCGAGGGTCGGCGACCGGAGGTCCTCGCGGAGGACGCGGGCGACGCGGGCGGCGAGGAAGTCCGCCGGCTCCCCCGGCCCGGGGACGAGCCCGACGAGGGCGGCGGAGCGGCGGAGGGACGCGAGGGCCTTCGGCTTCATCGCCTTCGTTACTACTCGATCGCGATGGAGGCGGCCAGAAGCCCCCAGGACGCCCCGGAGGGCGGGGGGCTCGGAGGTAGGGGAGAAGCCGGGGCGGACGTCCTGGGCGGACTAGGCGGCGAGGAAGCGGGAGATCTGGGTCGGAGCGAACCGGCGCCCGTTCCGGGAAACGAGCCCGCGGGTCTCGAGCTCCTCGGCGGTCGCCCGGTAGGAAAGCCCAGCGGCGCGGAGCTCGCGGGCGACGCGGACGACCTCGAGCTCCTCGGGGACCTCGACGAGGGTCTTCCCATCGGCGGCGAGGCGGTAGCCGTAGGGGACGGAGCCGACGAGCTCGCCCCGAGCCTTCTTCACCGCGAGGGCGGCCTTCGTCCGGGAGCGGATCATCGCCCGCTCATACTCGGCGAAGGCGTCAACGAGCCGGCGGAGGAGGAGCCCGGAGGGGTCGTCGGCGTCGCCGTCGGTCCCCTCGCCGGCGGCGGAGACGACCCGGGCACCGGAGCGGGCGGCGAGCCGCTCGGTCATCGCGGCCTCGACGACGTCGCGGGCGAGGCGGTCCCGCTTCGCGACGAGGAGGACGTTCGCCTCGAGGTCGACAACGGCGCCGAGGGCGGCGAGGAGCCCCGGGCGGTCGGCGGCGGGGGTCGCCCCGGAGACCCCGAGGTCCTCGAAGACGGCGACGAGCTCGGCGCCGTGGGCGGCCGCCCAAGCCTCGAGGGCGGCCCGCTGGGCGTCCGGCCCGAGGTTCTGGTCCTCGGTTGAAACCCGGATGTAGCCGACGACGACGGCGGCGGCGAGGGTCTTGACGGCGGCGTTGACGGTCTTCATTGTCCTTCCCCTTCCCTTCTTACTCGGCCTCGACGGCGGCGGCGGCGGCGGTCATCGCGAGGCAGGCGGCGATCGCGTCGTCCCCGTAGAGGACCCCGGTCTTCGCGACGGTGAAGGCGAGGTCGGCGGGGACGCCGGCGGTGACGAGCTCGAGGGCGGCGATCGCGTCGTCGCTGAAGAGGAGGTTGTCGTCGGTGATCGTCAGGGTCTCGGTCGTCGTCTCGGTCATCGTGTCCTCCGTCCTCATGTCTCTGTTATACGGTCCCGCCGGGGACCGGTCAAGAGAAAAACGACATCGGGGCGAAAAAAAGATCTCCGAGGGGGTCTTCTCGGCCGGAGCCTACTCGTCGCCGGCGTCCGGGTCCTCGGACCCGTCGCCGATCCCCTCGTTCGCGAGCTCCGCCTCGAAAGCGGCGCGGCACTCGGGGCACATGCCGTGCGTGATGACGAGCCCCGGAGTCGGCTCGCCCTCGACCCAAGACCCGCCCCGAAGGAAGCGGCCGCACCATGAACACCGCTTCTCGAGGTCGTCGTCCTGGTAGGACGGGATCGTCATCGGCCGTTCCCTCCGGCCCCCCGAAGGGGGCCCGTTGTCCTCGTCTCTACCGCCCCCTCGGTCCGCGGCGGATAGCGGGGACGATCCCATATCCGATGTCGCGGGCGTCGATGACGGTCGAAGCGATGTAGCCGTCGTCGAGGAGCTCGTCGAGGACGGCGTCGAAGCCGTCAACGTCGATACCCCAATGGGCGGCGACGGTCGCGAGGTAGGCTTCAGTCGGCTCGGCAGTCGCGACCGTCGTCTCGTTCAAGACGCGAGTCCGAAACCAGGCGGCCAAGTCGGCGGCCCCAGTGGAGACCCCGGCGGCCTCGAGCTCGGCGCGGCGGCGGGCGGCGGCGGCATTGTGTCGGGCTTCCTTCGTCGTCGTGGTCATCGTGTTCTCCCTTGCCATGATTCTGTTATCACATACCCAAGGAGACCGGTCAAGAGAAAAACGACATCGGGGCGAAAAAAGATCTCCCGGGCAGTCTCCCCGCCGAGGAGCTCTGCCGGAGGAGCCCGAGAAGCCCCCCCAGGACTGCCCGGAAGCTCGAGACTGGGAGGAGAGGTCGGACGGCGAGCTCGAGAAGCTCCTCGAGGCGGTGAGCACCTTGGGTGCCCCCCTGAAACGACAAAGCCCTCGAGCCGGAGCTCGAGGGCGTCGAAGACGACGGCCGGCCGGAGCCGGCCCCGGACTAGAGGCTCGCCTCGAGCTTCCTCGCCTCGAGCTCGCACCGCTTCGAGCCCTCGAAGTCCCCGAGGCGGGCGAGGTCGACCGCGACCCGGCGACATTCGGCGACCCGGGGGTCGCTCTGGACGTTCGCCCGAAGGGTATCGGTGGCGAGCCGGCGGATCATCCCCGCCATCTTCGCGACGGCCTCGGGGGACGAGTCCCGGACGTGGCTCCAATCCCAGAGCATGTCGAGGACCGCCGCGGTCTTCGGCCCGCGGAGGGAGCCGAAGCCGTCCCCGAGCTCGCGGACGCGAACCTGGGTCCGCGCGGGGAGCGCGATCTCGCTCGAGTAGTGAAGGGCGGCGACGACGATCTTCCAGTCGTCGACGATCGCGAGAAGAGCGGAGGCAACGGCCACGGTCAGCGTCGAAGCGTTCATCGGAGACTCCCTTCCTCGCGGACGGCGAGGATAACGCGGGCGGTCTGGACGGCGCCGGTGAGCTCGACCGGGGTCGAGGTCCCGCCGACCGGCCAGAGGGCGACGAGGAGCGCGAGCTTCGCGGCAACGAGGAGCCCCCTCGTCGTCGTCCGCGTCCCCGTCCCGATTTCCGTCCGCCTCATGCTTCTGTTATACGGACTCCCCGGAGACCGTGCAAGAGAAAAACGACACCGCCCGAAAAAAAGATCCCGACCGGGCGATCTCCCGTCGGCCCGGACGTCGCAATTCCCAGTGTTTTATCGGGTCAAGTCGACTTCGAGGTAGAAAGATCTCTTCCGCTACCGCCGCCCCGATCGAGGCGGCCACGGGACGAAGGAGTCGGCCTTCTCGAGGACCCCCGAGGCGGCAGCGATGATGTAGGCGCGGGCGCCGGCGAAGAGGAGCCGGACGTCCCCGGCGAAGATCTCGACCCGCCCGAAGCGACCGAGGTCGAGAACCCCAGCCCAGGACCCGTCGGGGAGCCTACTCGCGACGAGGACCGCTTCGCCGGCGAAGCGGACGCGGAGCCCGTCCCGCTTCGGCGAGCCATGAAGCGAACCGACGGAGCTCCCGAGAAGGGTCGAGCCCTCGACCTTGCAGATCGGCGAGGCGGCGGAGCCGGCTCCGGACCCGTCCGACCGGCCGGCCGGAGACGCGGGAGATCTCCTCGGCGGAGACGACGAAGGTCGTCGACGTCGAGCTCGAGCCGTCGACCCGGAGGGCGACGACCGGCCCATTCGTCACCGTCCGCCCCAGGCTCCCAACGTCGCCATGAAGAGGAGCGTCGAAGGGTCGCAAGCTACCGCGGCGGTCCCGCGGAGCTCCGCCTCGGAGGACCTTGTCGCCTCGCAATCGAGGCAGACGGGATCGCCCCCGAAGCGGGAGGAGACGATCGCGAACGTATCGGATGAAGCCCCGCAGTCGGAGCAAAGGACGAGACGAGACCGGTCGATCCCCATGGTCGAACCCCCTAGTCCCCGGAGCCGTCGGGCCCGGGGTCGGCGTAGGTTGGAACGAGACGAGCTTCGAGAACCCCGAGGGCGAGGAGCTTCGTGCGAAGGCAAGGTCGACACGTCTTCATGCCGGCGATCTCCTCGAGGTCGTCCGCGTTGATCGGCCCGCAAGCGGGGCATTCCCAATGCGTCCCGATCTGGCGAGCCCCCGGCGTCCGCTCGTTCGGTGCGAATCGCTCGAGGATCGTCCGGCATTCGTCCGCGAAGGACAAGACCCCGGCGTTCTCGGCGCGGCCCCGGAGCTCCCGAAGTGCGCGGACGAGATCACGACGGGAGCGAGAGATCTCCCTCGCCACCTTCGCGATCTGGTCGCGGTCGGCGGCGAGCTCCTTCGTCCTGGCGACGGTCCGATCGTGGCGCCCCTCGAGGTCGACCGCGGAGCGAACGATCCCCTCGAGCTCGGCGACGACATCGTCGAGCCCGCATTTGCAACCCTCGCCCTCGAAGCATCGGGACTCGTGCTCGGAGTGACCTCGGAGCGCAACGACGAGCTCCGGCAGTCGACCGAGCCCGGTCATCGACGCCAGCCCTTCTCGGTCGCAACGAGCTCGACGGCGGCGTCGGCGTCCACGGCATCGAAGCCAAGGTCGACGACGAAGAGCTCCCGGTCGAGAACGAGCTCGTCGAGGACGAAGGCCCCCCGAAAGTGCTGGACCATGGTCCGAAACTGGACCGAGTCCCTCGGGGCGTATCGTGCGACTTCCATCGCGGCACACATGGAGATCTCCTCGTCGCGATCCTACCACGACAGATCAGGAGGATCTCCTCCGACGAGCTCGCCGGCCCCGCGGACGGGCAACCCCGAGGGTTGCAAGGGCGAGCGGGTCGAGCTCCTCCCAGCGGAAGCCGAGCTCGAGGACGGCGCGGACCTCGACCTGGCACATGGACGCGAAGACCGCGTCGGATGAGAAGGACCCGGGGGGAGGCGACGACCGAGTCGCCTCGAGGCGACGGACGGCGTCCTCGCCTTGCCAGGCGCGACGAGCCTCCGAGGCGATGTGCTCGGCGGCGTCCCGCGGGTCGTCGAAGTAGGGAAGCGGGCGAAGCTCCCCGAGAACGAGCCGGGCGTCGTAGGCGTCGCGCGGATAGACGCGGACGTGCCCCTTCCCGGAGTAGTAAGCGACAGTATGGAACCGCTCGACCGGCCACTCTTCCGCCCAGAGGATGATCACCGCGGGCGGTCGTGGGGACGGCTCGGCCGGCGGTCTCGGCGCCGGAGCTTCACGTCCTGGGGTTCGGTAGGTCATCGGGTCCTCCTCTCGAGACGGTCGAGCCGGAGCTCGAGGTCGTCGAGGCGACGGACGAGCCCTCGGAGGGACGCGCCCAGGGCGAAGACCTCGTCCACGGCGAGGACCGCCGTCCGGACGAGCTCGGCGAGGTGAAGGACCGAGAGCTTCTGGCTCGCGAGGCTCGAGAAGCTCCCCTCGGGGACGACTTCCTCGAGGCGGCGGACGACCTCTTCGTCGCCGAGGCGACGGGCGGCGTCACCGACGAGGACTTCCTCGACGAGCCAGGCGCCCCCGGTCGGCGGCGCCGGCCGCGGGAGCTCCCAGCCGCAAGCCCCGCAAGCGACCCCGGCCCGGACGTTCCGGCCGGCGAGGCGGTCGGTCGAGAAGGAGAGAGCCTTCCCGTCGCCGCAAGCGGGGCAGGATGGCCAGTCGACCCCGACCCCGGCCCGGCGGCCGGACTCCTCGGCGGCCTCCCAGAGGGCGAGCCAGAGCTCCGTGTTCGCGTCGGTCACGGCGGGACGCTCCCGTCGTCGTCCGGAGGCGGGAGGTCGAGGTCGTCGACCCCAAGGGAGGCGACCCGTCGCCGGAGGGCGAGAACCTCCTCGGCGAGGAGGACGGCGAGCTCGCGGGCGGGGTGAGTCCAGCTCCGCGAGAAGCGCCCGACCCCGAGGGCGCCGCGGAGGGTCCAGAAGACCTCGAGGAGCTCCTCCTCGAGCGGGGAGGGCGGGAGGAGGACGGCCGGCCAAACGTCGAGGGGGAGGAGCTCCCAGCCGTCGGAGCGGGCGGTCTCGCCCCCGCCGGCGTCGGCCGGCGTCGCCCAGGGGACGGCGTCGAGGCGGACGACCGGACGGAAGCGGTCGTCGACGTCGACGACCGTCGCCCCGGACCCCCCGACGGCCCGGGGGACCCCGAGGCGGTCGAGGGCCTCGACGCGGACGCGGACGCGGTCCCCAGCTTGCGGGACGTAGAGACGGAAGGGGTCAGCCTTCATCGTCCTCGAGCTCCATCGCAACGGAGCGGTGGAGGACCTCGTCGACGGCGAGCCCGAGCTCGCGGACCTCGAGCTCCTCGCCCGGACGGAGGACGGGCGGGCGGGCGGCCTCGACCTCGCGAACGAAGTCGAAGACGGACCCCCGACCGAAGCCGTCGCCGAAGTCGAGCTCGGCGAGGACAACCCCGGAGCGTCCGCCTCGGAGGACGGCGACGACGACCCGGACCTCCTCGAGCGGGTCCGCGAGGTCGCGAACGAGCCGCTCGAGACGGCGCCGCTTCCCGGGGTCCAGGTCGACAACCTTCCCGGTCATAGCCCGAGCTCCTCGAAGATCCTCGCCGAGGTTGCGAGGGCGAGGGCGAGCTCGCGGATCTCCCGCGCCGCCTCGCCGAAGCTACGGGTCGCGATCTCCCGATAGACCCGCTCCCCCAGACGACGGGATGCCAGGGCGAGAGACTCCGTCCGCGCGGCGGTCGGAGTCGTAGGCGGAGGGGCGGGAGGAGGAGGAGGAGGAGGAGGAGGAGCGGGCTCCTCGGCGAAGTCGAGCTCGGCCTGGGGACCGATCGGCAGGGAAGCCGGTCGCTCGATCGCCCCCTCGAGCTTCGTCTTGACCCGAGACCCGTCGCCTCTGTTCTCGCGGCGACGCGAACGGTCGACGTGGACCCCGAGGTTCGTCGCCGTCCACTTCGCGTGAGCCTTCGGAAGTCCGGAGTCGAGCCGAGCGATCTCCCCCCGCCGAACGAGCTCGGCGAGGAGCTTCCGGATCTTCTGGTCGTGGCGCTTCGCGAGCTTCACGTCGGAGACGTAATCTTGCGCCCCCCAGGTCAACGCAAGGCGCCGGGCGACGTCCTGGGTCGTGGCGAACGCCGTCGGGTTCTCCGGCGTCCGGTCTTCGACCGAGATCTCGACGACGGCCTTCCGGAGGTCGTCGAGCTCGGTCCATCCCTTCCGAGTCATGGGTCCTTCCCCTTTCCGTTGTCCTCGACGCGGACGAGCTCCGCCTCGAGCCAGACGGCACCGTCGACCGCCGGACCGGAATCGGCGGCGTCGAGCTCGAGGAGCGGGAGGGCCTCGCCAGCGAGAGCGAAGACGATCGTCCTCACGCCCCGACAGTCGCGGTCGAAGAGGTCGACGCGGAGCCAGCGGGAGCCGACGAGCCGCTCGGCGAGCGGCGGACGTCCGCGGACGTGCGCGGTCCGGAGCTCGAGGCGGCGGCCGTCGTAGCGGAGCCGCGCCCCGGCAACGGACGGCGGACCTCCGAGGCGGGCGATCGAGTCGGCGGCCTCGAGCCCGTCCTCGTCGTCGGCGACGGCAAGGCGGAACCTGTACCCCGGGAGGAAGTCGGCCTCGAGCCCTTCCATCGCCAGCATTCGGCGGGCGGTCTCGTCGAGGGCGCGGGCGACGTTCTCCTTCTCGGCCACGGTTTCGTTACTGCTCGCCGGCGGGGAAGACGTCGCCCTCGAGGAGGAGCCCCGAGGGCGGCGAGGCGGAAGCTACTTCACGAGGGCGGCGCGGGCGATCTCGGTCTGCTTCTCGCCCTTGTAGGTCGAATGCGACTTGACGGTCCCGCGGATCCGAACCTCGTCGCCCTTCCCGATCGGGACCTCACCGTTCCCGGCGGGAGCGGTCTTCCAGAGCCCGACACCGGTCGTCTTCCAGACGATCGCGTTCCCGTCGGCGTCGCGGAACTTGTAGAGCGTGACCGTCGTCGTCCCGAAGCCCGAATAGGAGTTGATCGCCCAGGAAAAGGTCGCCTCGAGGCGGACGTCGAAGACCCTCCGCTCGCCCTCGGTCCCGACGAAGTCGGAGGCGGCGGCGCGGGAAGCACGGTCCTGGCGACGGATCTCGTCGAGCTCGGCGAAGGTGACCGGCCCGTGCCCCTGGCTCTCGCACCATGCCCGTTGACGCTCGAGGGCGGCCTCGGCCCGCTTCTCGGCGGCGGCCTGGCGACGGCCGGCGGCGAGCTCGCGACGACGCTCCGCCTTCGCGAAGTCGACGACGGGGACGAGATCGACGAGCCCGGCAGTCTTCGCGCCGTTGCACTCGTAGCAGATCCCGCCGTCGGGGAACCAGTGACCGCGCCCCTCGCCCCCGCACCGTGGGCAGGCGAGGGAGACTGCGACGGCCGGACCGTCGACGGTCTCGCGGATCGAGACCCCGCGGTCGACGAGGTAGGCGATCGCGGCGGCGATCGTGTTCAGGGAGAGCCGCTTCGTCGTCTTCGTTCCCATCGTGTCCTCCGTCCTCATGTCTCTGTTATACGGTCTCCCTGGGGACCGGTCAAGAGGAAAACGACATCGGGGCGAAAAAAGATCGAGAGGGAGATCTCTAGGCGGGGACGGCGGCGAGGAGCTCGTCGGCGAGCTCGTCCCCGACGAAGAAGGCGAGCGTCCCGCGGTTCGCGTCGTTCGCGGGGAAGTGATGGACCCCGGTCACGATCCCGTTGCGGGTCGTCCGGACGTAGGCGTAGCGGCGGCCGCCGGAGCCGACGACGATCTCCGCCGTCTTCCGGAAGACGGTCTCGAAGGGAGCATAGGCGGGCGAGACCCGCTCCGTCTCGGTCTGCTCGATCACGATCCCGGTCTCGGTCCTGGTCACGGTCGCCTCGGTCGTCGTCTTCATCGTCTCCTCCTCCTCGAGCCCTTCGGCCCGCGGAGACCCTCGAGGAGCTCGAGGACCTCCGCCGGCCGAAGCCGGCCCGCACTAGGCGGCGACGGCCTTCGACCCGCCAGCAAGCCAAACCTGGACGAGCTTCTTCGCGTCCGCGATCGTGCGCGCCGGGGCCATGCCGTCGATCGCTTCCCAGGGCGAGAAGGACTCGGTCTTGACGTCGACGCGGTAACCCTTCCCGCGACCGGCCCGGCCGTCGATCCGGAAGGAGATCTTGCCGGCGTGCGAGCGGCCGGAGACGTCGGAGAAGGACGCGAGGACGCGCCCAACGAGGATCGCGGGCGCGACCCGCTCCCAGGAAACCGCCCGGGAGGAGCGGAAGGAGGAGGAGTTGACGACAGAGGAGAGGGTGTTGAAGACGACGGCGGCGATGATGGCGTCCATGATGACCTCCGGGCCGGCGGGGTTGGTTTCGTTTTCCGTCCGGCTCATGTCTCTGTTATACGACCTCCCCGGAGACCGCGCAAGAGAAAAACGACACCGCCCGAAAAAAAGATCCCGACCGAGCGATCTCCATCCTCGAGGGCGAGGTCGCGAACGCCGCAATTCCCAGTGTTTTATCGGGTCAAGTCGACGTCAGGCGGAGGTCATCCAAGAGATCGCGCCTTCCCATGAAGACGAGGGCGGGCGGCGTTCTTTTCGTTCTTTCGATCGACCTCGGCGCCGAGGTCGACCCCAAGGCGGGAGGCGGCCCGGAGGGTCTCGGCGAAGGTGAGCTCGAGGGCGATCACAGCGTCGGTCCGGTTGTTGTGTCGCCAGTATTCGATCGCCTTGCAGACGTAGGAAACGATCGGCCATAGGACGACCTCGACGGGAGCGAAGGGGAGCCCCTCGAGGTCCCCAGGACGCGGGACGAAGTCGCGGACGTGCCAGCCCTCGCCGAGCCCCTCGAGGACGTGCAGAAGCCGGATCGCGAAGTCGGCGAGCTCCTCCTCGAGCGGGTCCTCTCCGGAGCCTCGGACGAAGTCGACGAGCTCGTCGAGCTCGGTCAAGGCGATCGCGAGCTTCCCGGGGAGGTTCTCCCAGGACGGGTCATCGAAGCCGTTCGCGCGGACGATCTCGAGGATCGTCTGGGCGCGGTCCTTCCATTCGGTCATTCGGTCCTCCGTCGATAGACGGCGAGGGCGGTCCGTCCTCGCCGGAGAGCATGAGAGCAAGCCTCGCCGAGCTTCTCGGCGCCGGCGGCGCGGACATAGCCGGCGGCGACGTCGAGCTCCCCGAGGGCGAAGTCGAAGGCGTCGGCGAGCTCCTCGACGGCGTCAACGGCGGCGGCGGTCTCCGACGGCGTCCGAGCTCGACGGTAGGCGGCGACGGCGACCCCTTCCTCGGGGTCGAAGCGAAGCTCGACCTCGACAAGCCCCTCGCCGGTGAGCTCCTCGAGGACGTCGACGACGTCACGCGGGGAGGCGGCGGGGTATCGCCCCCGGGCCTTGTTGCGGACGACCCGCCCGAGCTCCCAGCGACGGGAGAGCCGGTCGAGAAGATCGCTCCGGAGAAACAACCTCGGGACGGTCATCCGCGCCTCCGCACCCCTGGCGGGACCTCGTGCCCCTCGGCGCGGAGTCCTTCCTTCCATCGCTCCATGGTCGGCCCGAGGAGCCGCTCCCAGCGTTCAAACTCCGCTCGCCGGCGGGCGAGCTCCCGGCGCCCCTCGACGAGCTCGACGGCGACGAGGACCCCCGAGACGGCGGCGAAGAAGGCGACGAAGAGGGCGAAGGCGAAGGTCATCGCTCCCGGTCCTCGAGGAGCCTCGCGAGCTCGCCGTCGACGAGGGCGAAGGCGAGGGCGCCGACGACGATCGCCCCGGCCAAGGTGTCCGCGAGGGAGTCGAGCCAGCGGAAGAGAAAGAAGGCGCCGACGGCGGCACCGACGGCGAGGAGCTTCCTGGCAAGAAGCCGGCCGAGGCGAGCCCCCGCTTCCTCGAGCGGATCGGTCATCGGCCGACGAGCTCCTTCCATCCGACAACCTCGCCGAGGACCTCGACGACGAACCGGTCGATCTCGTCGGAGTCCATCCCCTCGGCGCGGAGCTCGAAGTCGATCGCCTCGGCGCCGGCGGAGTCGCCCAGGACGACGACCCGCTCGACCCGTTCCCGGAGCTCGAGGAGCTCCCGCTTCAACGTCATCACGACCTCCGCCCCTCGTTACTGCTCGTCCCGATCACCGGCAGACCCAGAGGACGGCGGCGGTCGCCCGGCCGTCGCCGAGCTCGAGCTCCTCGCCGAGGTCCTCCTCGACGCGGACGACGTCGCCGAAGAAGTCGCGAAGGACCGTCTCGAGCTTCCGCTCGCCCTGGCGGCCTCGAGGGAGGAAGCCCCTCGGCTCCTCGGGGAGGTTCGCGACGAGGACCCCGCCCGGCCGGAGAGCTCCGCGGATCTCGCCGAGGGTCTCGCGGAGACGGGCGAGGCTCGTCTGGACGTTCAGGACGTTCGACGCGAGGACGACGTCGTAAGGGTCCTCGAAGGTGTCGACGAGGACCTCGTCCTCGAGGGCGTCGAGGTAGGACTTCGCTCGGGAGCGAACCGCGGGGCTCGGACTCTCGAGGTCGGCCGGCGAGCTCGGGACGTCGTAGCCGTCGACGCGGTAGCCCAGGCGGAGGAGGGCCCGGACTTGAAGAGCGGCGGCGCCGGCGCCGAAGTCGAGGAGCCGCTCCTTCCCCGGCCGGAGGTGCCGGACGACGTAGCGGGCAACGACCGGCCCCCTTCCATCGCGGAGAGCCCGGAGGGCAACGTCCGCCCAGGACTCGCCCTCGCGGGGAGCGGGGAGTCCGATCCCGAGGCGGAAGGTCCGCGCCATGGCGGCGAGCTCGTCATCGCGGGTCATCGCCTCGAGCCTACCCATCCCCGGCCTCGGAGACGATCTCCGCGGCGAGCTCGTGACCGAGGGTCCAGAGAAGGGACCGCGCCCCGTGGGCCTCGAGCCCCTCGACGACGAGGAAGCGGGCGCCGGCGACCTCGAGGGCGACGTCGACCCGGTGGACCCCGAGGGCGGTCCGTCCCCGGTCGATCTGGACGACCCGCCGGTCCCCTCCGAGGCGGAGGGCGGCGACGGCGTCCGGCGGAAGGAGGTCCTCGAGGCGGAGGCGACCGAGGCGGAGCCCGCGGACGAGGTCGGTCACCGCTCGAGCTCCGCGTCGACGACGTCGTCGAAGGCAACGAGGACGACGGTCCCCTCCTCGATCCCGACGACCGGCAGGGAGAGCCGGTCGGCGAGGGCCTCGGAGATGTTCGTGTCGACGTCGCCGGCGTCCGTCGAAGCCTCGCCGAAGACGGCGACGCGAACGGCCGGCTCGAGCTCGAGCTCGAACTCGAAGGGGCGACCGATCTGGACGAGCTCCCAACGGTAGACCGTTCCGACGCGGAAGACCTCGTCCTGGGTCACGAGGACGACGAGATCGGGCGGAGGTCCGAGACGGACCGCGGACGCGAGCTCCGGAGGTAGGAGGGCAAGAAGGGCCTCGGCGACGTCGATCGTCGGTTCCGCGAGGCGGTTCTCGGCGGCGGCGATGATCGGACGGAGGAGCTCGACGAGGTCGGTCATCGCGGCCTCCCGAGGTCGGTCGAGACGGCGAGGACCTCCTCGACGGGGAAGTCGAAGCGGAGGACCCCGGGAAGCCCGTCGTCAACGACGACGGCGCCGAGCCGAAGGTCGAGGACGAAGCCCGGCCGGCGGAGCGGACCTCGCCCGGCCGGACCGAAGCCCGGGAGCTCCCGCTCGGCCCGGTCCTCGAAGAAGCGAAGGCGAGCTCGCCGGACGCGGGCGACGACCGAGAGGGCAGGAAGCGCGGAGTCAACCGTCCGGCCCTTCGGAGTCGCCCGGTGTCGCGCGATGTCAACCCGGAGGACGGCGTCCCGGTCGACGAAGCGGATCGACTCCGCCTCCCGGGTGATCCAGCCGAGGCGAGATCTCGCGTCGAGGGCGGCGAGCTCGTCGGCGTCCTCGGCGAGGAGGACGGCGGCGGTGTCGGCCCACTCGAAGACGAGGTCGCGGAAGGCGCGGGTCATCGGCGGACCTCCTTCGCCCAGCGGACGACCGACCGGGGAGGCGTCCCCCCGAGCCCGGGGTCAACCCCGACCGTCGCGACGGAGTCCCCGTCGACCCAGAGCTCGAAGACCCGAACCCCTGGCTCGAAGGCGGACGGCCAGCCCCCATCGAAGCCGTAGCCGGCCCCAAGGCGGAGCTTCGCGGCGAGGTCCGGGGAGAGAAGCTCGCGGGCGAGGAGCTCCGCGACGACCCTCTCCGGAGTCGGCCCGATCATCGGCCGACCCTCGCAGCGTGAAGGACCTCGCGCCGGTCCCGCCATTCGACGACGTCGACGCGGGCGGCGGCAACCCCGATCTCGGCGACGGCCCCCTCGTCGACCCAGAGCTCCCAGGTCTCCCGGTAGCCCCCGCGAGTCGGCTCCCAGCGTCGCCTCGCGGCGAGCTCGAAGCGGTAGGGCGCCCCGAGCCGGAGGCGGGCTTCGACCTCCGACCGGAGGACCCCGCAAGCGAGGAGCTCCTCGAGGAGCTGGGCGGCGCGGGCGACCTCGAGGCTCATGGAGCGCCCCTCCCCTCGCCGAGAACAACGCGAGCCGAGCGGGTCCGCCATGCCCAGGACACGACCCGCCCCTGAATCTTCGGGGCGGAGAGCTCGAGGCGGAGGACGAAGGTCGGCCGGCGGACGCGGGACTCGGCGCCGGTCCACCAGATCGAGCCCCCCTCGGCAACGTAGACGAGCTCGGCGAGGGCGCGGCCCTCCTCGAGGAAGGCGGCGAGCGGAGCGATAGGAGCCCCGGTGCCCCGAAGCGACCCGCGGAAGAGGAAGTCGAGACGACCGTTGCGGAAGCCAAGATCCCAGAGCTCCGTCCTGGGAGCCTCGCCGAGGCGGAAGCGGGCGTCGGCGGCGTCGAGGTCCTCCTCCTCGAGGGCGAGGAAGAGAAGGACCGCCCTCGAGACCTCGGTCCCCTCGAACGTGATGAAGGTGGCCGTCGGCCCGGTCATCGCCCCCTCCACGGAGGACCCGCCCAGAACTCCCCGAGCCCGAGCCCTCGGGAGGCGAGGGAGAGAAGGGCGAAGCTCCTCGACCCGACCCCCTCCCCAACGAGGACCCGCTCGCCGGAGCAGAGGACGACGAGGACCTCCCAGACGTGCGGGACGGACGTCCGCTCCCGGCGGAGCTCGACGGCGCCTCCGAGCCGGACCGTCGAGGCGAGCTCGGGCGGGAGGAGGGAGAGGAACGCCTCGGCGGCCTGGCTCGGGTTCGGCCCGGGAGCCTCGCCGCAGTAGAAACCGACCTCGGCCTCGACGACGCCGCGGACGGCCCGGCGGAGCTCGAGGTCGAAGGGAAGGAGAAGCCGGCCCCCTCCGGCGGTCGTCGCGTCCTCCCTCGCATCGACCCGGCGGTCCTCCTCGGCCACGACGGCGACCTCCCTCCCTCCTGTTACTGCCCGGTCGGTCCGGCCCAAGGCGGACGTCCGACCCGAGCCCGCGGGAGCCGGACTCCGCCCGTCGGGGCCCTCGAGGTGGACCCCCAAACGCCCCCGCCCCTCCCGTCCCCAAACGCCCCTTCCGACGGAGCCCAAAACGCAAAGGTCCCGCCGTTGACCCCTCCCCGAGCCGGACGTCCGACGCGGGAGCTCCTCCCCCGACCCCGGGAGGAACCTCGCCCTCCGCCCCTCCCCGAGACGACCCGCCGAAGGCGCCTCGGCCCTGCCGCCCCGCGCGCCCCGGCCCTCGCCAAACCCCCTCGAGGACTCCCAGCGCGGAGCTCCTCAACCTTGCCGGGCCGGACGTCCGACTCGGCGCGGGCCCCTGCGACAACCTGGACCTCGAGGCGACGCGGGAGGACCCCCTTCCCCGGTGTCGCCCCGCGGCGCGGGAGGACCCCCCACAAGCCCCCGGGAGGTGTCGCCCCGCGAAGGCGCGAGTTGCAGACCGATGGAGGGGGAGGCGGGCCCGGCCCGGGCGCCCCGGCGCCCGGAGCGGCGGCCCCCGGGGGGCCAGCGGCGGCGGCGACCCCGGGCCCCGGAGCGGGCGCCCGGCTCGGGTCGGCCCCTCGCCGAGGGCGGCAACGAGAGCCTCGAGGCCCTCGAGGGCGCGGGCGGGGAGCTCCTCGAGGACGTCGACGGGGAGCTCCTCGAGGTCGCCCTCGGCGGCGCCGGTGAACGCCCCCGGCGTAACGACCCGTCCGTCCCGTAACGCTTGCGGTGTCTCGGTCGGTGTCTCGCAACGTATCAGTGGAGCTTCGCGGGGTCGGCGGGGACCTCGACGAGGTCGACGGCGTCGGGGACGAGCCCCCGCTTCCGGGCGCGGGCGAGGGCCCTCGAGGCGAGCTCGATCGTCCGGGCGGCGTCCTCGAGCCCCATGTTCCGGACGTCGACGCCGACGATCTCGGTCGGCTCGCCGAGGATGATCCGCTCCATCTCGAGGTTGATCTTCGCGGCCTCGGCGGCGTTCCGGGTGAGGTAGGCGAGGGTCGAGACGAACCGCGTGACCTGGGCGGGCTCGAGCTTCACCGCGCCGGTCCGGAGCTTCGTCTCGAGCTCGCGGGACTTCTCGATCCCGGCGGAGAGGAGCCTCGCGGTCGCGGACATCAGGGCGACGGTGTTCGCCCGGGAGAGCTTCACCATGGACGCCTCTGCCTCGCGGGCGGCGACGGCGTCGTCCTTCGCCAACATCCGGGCGGCCTCGACCCCGGTCGTCCGGAGCCCGGCGAGCGGCGGCCCGGCGAGGTCCTCGCCGGCGTCCGCGCCTCCGGAGTCGGACGTCCCCGGCGGGAGCCCGGCCTCGGCCGAGCCGGCGAGGTAGACGGCGGCCTGGCGACGGGAGCGGGCGAGGAGACGCTCCTCGTCGAGAACGTCCCTGATTGCGGGCAGTTGGCGGGACGGCCAGCCCTCGTGCCAGGCCCGGCGGGCGGTCCCGCGCGCCACCCCGGCGGCGCGCCCAGCACGGCTCACATTGCCTGGATGTTCGCGGAACTGCGCGAGGAGGGCTTCGTAAGTGCTCCGTCCGACGAGCGAATCGGACCCCTTGCCGTTGCGGTACTTTCCCATGGTGACCTCTTCGGCGAAGTGTAGCGTTATCGGACAGGCTAACGCAAGCCCGGCTCCGGCATCCGTGGGTCATCCTGGGGCGGGACCGGGCCTTCTAGGCGGCGGGCACGGTGGGCCCGGGGTTCCGGAGGGGGTTGGGCCTCCGGGCCTTAGAGGGCCCTTCTAGGGGCAGGGCGAGGGGGGTTGGTCTGGGAGAGGGTTGGGAGATAGGGGAGGAGCTTGGGGGAGAGGGAGGGGCGGGAGGGGCGGCGCGGCGGTGTTTTCTTCCCCCGGGAGGGACGGCGCGGCGCGGGCGGGTCATGGGCTGGGTTCGCCGGAGGGGGACGGTGGGAGAAGCCAGCGGGGAGGGGCGAGGGTCCATGGGGCGGGGAGCTCGGCGAGGGGGAGGCGGAGGGTCGAGGCGAGGAGGAAGAGGCGGGGACGCTGGACGACTCGGCGGGTCTCGGCGTAGGCGAGGGGGAGGACGAGCTCGAGGAGGACGTCCGACTCGGCGGCGGCGAGGAAGGTCAAGGCGGAGCCCGGACCGTAGGTGAAGCGGTGGAGCTCGAGGGTCTCGGAGGTAGGCTGGAAGGAAGTCGGGCGGGCACGGAGGACGAGAACGAAACCGGCGAGCTCGCCCCCGAGACGGACGAGGGTCTCGAGGTCGGGAGGGAGGAGGGCGAGGAGACTGTCGGCGAGGATGTCCGGAGGCGAGTCGAGCTCGAAGGGGCGGCCGGCGGTCATCGCTTCCCCGGCGACGGAGGCGGCGGGAGTATCCAGAGGGGGCCAGCGGAGTAGACCTCGGCGGCGGGGAGGTCGAGAGCCAGGGCGAGGGCGACGGTCTCGGCGCGGGCGACGGCGTCGTCGACGGTGTCGAGGCGGCGGCGGCGGAGGACGGCGAGGACGTCCGCCCCGAGGAGCGGGACGTCTTCGTCCCCGGCGGCCGGAAGGGTAGGTCGGACGAGCTCGAGGGCGATGTCGGAGCCCCGGCGTGGGGACTCCCAGCGGGCGGGCGAGGTCCAGAGGACGAGGAAGAGGCAGTCGACTCCCCTTCCCCCGCCGAGACGGAGGCGGGCGGCGAGAGCCGCGTCTCGGCGGGCGACGACCTCGAGGAACCGGTCGAGAGGTGAGTCGCCGGCGGTCATCGCCTCCCCCGAGTCGCTCCGTCGGCGGGGTCGAGAAGCGGGAGGCGGAGGGCGAGAGCCGCTTCGGAGACGCTCGAGAGGGCGGCGACGCGGACGGCGAGGGCGAGGACGGCGTCCTTCGGCTCGAGGTGACTCAGGGCGGCCCCGAGTAGCCCGTCCGGGATGTAGCCGTCGACGTCGGCGGCGAGGACGGCGAGCTCGAGGACGTCTTCGACGAGGACGTCCGCCTCGAGGGAGCGGGGTCGCCTCGCCCCCTCGGGACCGAAGACGGGAGGGAAGCGGACGAGAGCGACGGTCGGCGTCCCCCTCGGCCGACGCTCGACTCGGAGGGCGAGACCGCTCCGACGGGCGCCCCCGAGACGGAGCTCGGCCTCGAGATCGGCCGGAAGGAGGGCGAGAAGCTCGTCGGCGGTCATCGCCTCCCCCGCGTCGGCGTCGCGACGCATCGGGCGTTAGGGTGCGAGGGAGGGAAGACGAGATCCCGCCTCGGCGCCCCGGGCGGGACGATCCAACCGGGCGCCTCGAGGGTCGCGTCGAAGTCGGGGAACTCGGCGAGCGGAAGGGCGAGCGCCTCCGCCAGACGGCGGAGGGGAGGGAGGGGGACGGTCCTCGACCTCCTCCGGCGGACCGGGACTTCGGCGATGACCTCGAGACCGCCCTCGAGGAGCTCGTCGAGCTGGGGCGGGGAGGCGCGAAGGCGAAGAACCTCGAGACGAGCGTCCGGCCCGTTGGTCCGGAGGACGAGCACGAGACCGCTCGCCTCGCCGGCGAGCCGAATCTCCGCCCGAACCTCGGGAGGGAGAAACGCGAGGAGCTCCTCCGAGGGGGTTCCCCGGGAGGGTTCCCATATGGAAAGCGCGCGAGGGTCTTCCTCGTCGGTCACGCCACCGTTACTGCTCGAGGAGGTCCTCGGCGGGGACTGAGTAGAAGGCGGCAAGCTCGAGGCGGACGGCGTCGTCCCGGAGGTCGGCCCCCTCGAGGACGGCGGACATCCTGGCGAGGAGAAGCCGGAGCCGCTCGTCCGGCCAGCGGGCGAGGATCTCGAGCCGCTTCGCCTCGAGCTCGGACGCGAGTCCATCGAGCTTGGCGACGAGGGCCTCGGCGCGGTCGTGCTTGTCCGGCGGGACGGAGCCTCGCCGAAGTGCAAGGCGAGCGGCCTCGACAAGGGCGGAGTGTCGTCGGCTCGGCATCGATCCTTCCCCTTTCTTCCCAGAGACGTCGGAGAGAGGTTCGATCGGACGCCTATCGACAGGGAAGGAGATCCCTCCCCGAGGGCGAACGTCCGGCGAAGGACCGCCGGTCAGCCCTTCCCGTTGTTAACGAGGGCGGTCACGACCTCGGCGAGCTCGTCAACGTCCCGGCGGAGGGCGACAACCTGGGGAGGGATCTCGTCCAGTCGCCCGAGGGAAGTCGCGACGGACATCACGGCTTCCCCCTGAGAGACGAGAAGCCGACGATGTTCCCGGAGCTCGGCGAGGATGTCTCCGAGAATGTCGAGCGTTGTCCGCGTCTTATCGTCTGGCATCCCGCCACGACCTCGCACCCCATCCGAAGTCTAGCAGACCTCTCCGACTTCCGTCTCCGGCGCAAAGCCAGAGCTCGAGCCGGCGGGAGGTTCATCGCCGGCTTCGCTCGCCAAAGGGATCCCGAACTTCGGCAACGACCTCGGCGACGACCTCCTCGGAGAGGGCGCGGTATCGCTCGGGGTCGGCGGCGAAGGCAGCGCGGACGAGCTCCTCGTCGCCCGGGAGCATCCGGCCGAGCTTCCCCCGCCGGCGGGCCCCGCGAACCTTCCCCCAGTCGATCTCGGTCATCCGGACCTCCGGTCGACCCAGTCCGGCGCCCTCGGCCATGGGCGAGCCTCGACATCCCAGCCCAGGACGCGGGCGGCGGCCTCGATCGTCCGGACGGTGAGCCCGTAGACGCACGTCCCGAGCGGGACGAAGCGGTCGCCGAAGGGCGGCGCCCAGAGCCGGACGGCGGTCTCGAAGGACTTCGAGGACGGCCAGCGGTCGAAGGCGAGCCGCCAGAAGCCCGGGAAGGCGCCGAGACGGGCGAGGGCCTCGACCTCGCCGGAGTCGGTGACCTCGGAGACGACGGCGAGGAGCTCCTCGGCGGCGGCGTCCGCCTCCCGGCCGGCGAAGCGGACGTCGAGCTTCAACATAGCGTCCGCACCCGTAGGAGCTCGGAGAGCCGGCGGCCGAGGCGGGCGTCGAGAACGGCGACGCGGTCGCCGAGCTTCCACGGCTCGGCGCCGGAGACGTCGACCGTCCGGGCCTCGAGGAGGAGCTTCGACGGCTCGCCATCGAGGTGCAGGGCGAGGCGGACGACCCGAGGACGGCGAGGGTTGAAGTCGGCCCGGAGCCGGAGCGGCGGGAGGTCGAGAAGCCGAAGGGCTCCCTCGTCCTCCGACGGGAGGAGGGAGAGGAGCCCGTCGACCGTCGGCGGGACCGTTGCGAGCGTCCGGGTCACCATGGTCCGATCCCGTGCGCGAAGGTCTGCCCCTCCTCGCGGGTTGTCGAAAGGAGCGGGAGCTCGAGGGCGTCGGAGGCGATCAAGGCGTCGTCCCCGGTCGCCCCCTCGATCCGGACGAGCTGGACGATCGCGGCGACGACGGCGTCCGGGATCTCGTTCGGCCGTTCGCCGAGGACGTCCTCGCGGAGCTCGGCGGGGAGCCGGACGACCTCGAGCCAGTGCGCGCCGGCGTCGCCCCTCTGGACCCGGAGGGCGAGCCCGTTCGCCCGGCCTCCGAGGCGGACCTCGGCCTCGAGCTCGGGCGGGAGAGCGAAGCGGGCGAGGATCTCCTCGACGACGTCGGTCATCGCGTCCCCCAGCCCGCGAGGGCGAGGTCCTCGGCGGTCGGCCTCCGCCACGCCTCGAAGGGCGGGACCTCTCCCTCGACACGGTCGAAGTCGAGGACCTCGAAGGGGTTGCTCGGGTCAACCCACCATTGCAGCCGGCGCCCCTCCTCGGAGTCGTCCGCCCATCGGTCCGGCGGCCCGACCTTGATCTCCGTCGCGCATGAGCTCCCAACGATGACGACCCCGACCCGACGAGCTCGCCCGGGCCAGCGACGCTCGAAGATCCGGAGCTTCGTCCCCCGCGGCGGGACGAAGAAGTCGCCGAGGCGGCGGGCGGCGGTCGCCTGGGCGGCGGTCTTCTCCTCGCGGGTCAAGACTTCCTCCGCCGGAGACGGGCGACGCGGAGGGCCCCCTCGGCAAGCCTCGGCCAGTTGTCGAAGGGAAGCGCCGAGGCGGGGACCTCGAGGACCTCGAGGTCGCCCGGCACGGCGACGAGTCGGACGGGAGGATGTTCGACCCCGACCTTCCGGGCGTTCGCGGAGAGGACGGCGCCGACCCCTTCCTCGAGGTCGAGCTCGACCTCGAGGCGGTCGCGGCCGAAGTCAACAACGACCCCGAGAACGAACTCGCCATCCGGACCCGTTGCAGCGATGAAGCGGACGCGCGTCCCCGGCGGAGGGAGGGCGGGGTCGCCGAGGCGGAGGGCGGCGTTGATCCGCCGGAGCTCGTCGGTCACCGGAGCCTCCGAGGGCGCCAGGACGGCGGGAGCGGCGGGTCCTGGGGAAGCCGGACCTCCGCCGGCCGGAGCTCCCAGAGCTTCGGGCGTTCCGAGCTGTCGCCCGGCGGGTCTTCGGTGAGCCATTGGGTCCGCGGCCGGAGTCCGACGGCTCGAAGGGCGTCGACGACGGCGCGGCGGAGCTCGAGGGCGTCGTTCCACTCATAGCCGAGGGCCTCGACCTTCTCGCCGGCGGGGACCTGGACGAGAGGGAAGGACCCGAGTCCGGGGAGCTTGATCCAGAGCCGGAGCTCGCAGCGGGCGCCCCCGCCCTCGAGGAGCCAGGTCGCGAAGACCTCCCCCTCCTCGACCCCGAGGCAGAGGACGGCGGCGACGTCCGGACGGAGGACCTCGAGGACGAGGTCGAGGATGTGGCGGTCGCCGGCGGTCGGCGGACGGGTCTCGATCATCCCCTCCGTTACTGCTCGCGGGAGTCGAGGATGTCCTCGAGGATCCGCTCGGGCGGGAGGACCTCCCGGACGATGTCGGCGACGGCGCGGGAGGCGGCCCGTCCGTCGTTCAGGATACGACAGCACGCCTCGATGGAGTAGGAAGCCCGACTCGTCGCCTCGAGGCGGTTCCCCACCTTCACCGCGCCGGCGAGGAGGATCGCCTGGGTCACCGCTTCCCGAAGTCGGGAGTGACGTCCGAGGACGCGGGCATCGGTCCGAAGGATCGGCTCGGCGGCGAGGATCGCCTCGCCGGTCTCGCCCTGGGCGAGGCGGTCGACGAACCGCTCGACGGTCGTGTAGGTTCCCGGCGGGAGGGCGAGGACCTCGAGGCAGCGACCGAGAACGGCGCCGACGGCCCGGAGGAGGGCGGTCTCCCGGCCGGCGGCGGAGGCGAGCTCGACGAGGAGGGCGGCATCGCCGGACTTCTCGAGGGATCGGCGGAGCCCCCCGGGCGACCGGAGGAGGACCCCTTCCTCGCCGGCGGCGGTGAGCTCGAGCCCGCGGAGACGGACGAGGGTCTTCAAGGCGACGAGGTTCTCGAGCTCGAGGGTCATCGGCGCCTCCGTCGGCCCCGGTAGGAGGGCGTCCGTCGAAGCGGCCGGAGCTCGAAGGGCCCCGAGGGAGGCGAGTCCGGAAGCTCGCCCCTCGCCGGCGAAGGGGGACGGAGGAAGCGAGGCTCGCGGCGAATGCGCCAGCCGAGGGACTCGGCGGCGTCGGCAAGGAGCGGCGTCCGGTCCCGGGAGACTCGCCCAAGGAGGAGCTTCCCGAGCCCGGCCCGAACCTCGACGAGGACCCCAGGCGCCCCGTAAGACCCCGACTCGAGCTCCCCGAGGACGAGCTCGAGCTCGCCCCCGAGGCGGGCGGCGGCCTCGGCCGATTCGGGAAGGAGCTCGAGGAGCCAGTCGGCAACGTCGGCGACCGCTTCCTCGGCGCGGGCGACTCGGTCACCGTGGACGACGGCGGTCCGGCGGGCGGCGGTGTCGACGGCGACGTCGAGGTCGATCATATGATCCCCTCGTCGCCCAGCCCATCGAGCCGGCGGGTCGATCGGTGTTCCCGTTTCCAGCCCCGGACCTTCGCGAACTCGAAGAGCTCCCTCGGGATCTTCCCCCGCTTCCATACCCCGACCCGGCGCCATTCCGCGGAGGCGCCCTCGACGAGAACCCAGATCTCGAGAGCGTTCGGACGGGAGGCGAAGATCCGGACGACCATCCGGATCGACGCCCCGGCCCCGAGGCGGAGGGCGGCGGCCTCGGAGGGCGGGAGGGAGGCGAGGACGCGGTCGAGCGGCGGGACCTTGCTCGGGGTCGGGAGCTTCCCGACCCCGCGGCGTCGAGGGCCTCCCGGCGTTCGCCAGTAGGTCACGACTCGGCCCTCCGCGGAGGGAAGACGACCCGCCCCTCCGGGAGGCTCGAGCTCGTCGCGGGGTTGTTCCATTGGGCGAGGGCGACGGCGGTGTCGAGGTGTAGCCCGACGACGGCGAGATCGTAGACCTTCCACCCGAGGGCCTCGCCACCGTCGACGAAGGGTCCGAGGTCGTAGGCGTCCGCCTTCACGATCCCGACGTCGTAACGGTCGAGCTCGCCGGCGACCTTCGCCTTGACGATCCGGTAGACCCCGGAGCCAAGGAGGACGACCTCGAGGGAGCCCCCGAGGCGGGCGACGGCGTCGAGGCGAGGCGGGAGCCGACGGAGGACCTCGTGAACGTCCGGCCGCATGAGGGCGCCCCGGTGCGCCCCCTCATGCCCGACGAGGAGGAGACACGGCTCGCCCTTCCCGGCGAGCTC